TTAGAATGGGGAAGAAGAGGGCTCAAACAGAACAGTATACCCATAATCAAACGGTCTCTTTGCTAAGACTCCGTCAAACATATAGCCAAATATCTCATCTGCCAGTCCTATTTTAATTAGATTCCAAATTCTGAGAGCCTCTTCAGCTTTCATCTTTTCAAAATGATCTAGGCGCGGTATTATCATATCTCTAGCTATGTCCGCAATATAGTCACTCCATAGCTTCCCGTCGTCAGAAAAAGGCAAACAATAACGTTTGTATGTAAGCTGGTCATGAGCTTTGATATACGACAAGGACACACCAATTGAACCGACTCGGAAATAATCGAATTCAAGTTCAACATTCCGCTTTAAAAGCTTCTGGAGGAACGGGTCAATATCCTTGTTTACGAAAAGGATTTTATCTTTGTCAGTGAGACCGGCAATATGGCTTCCAAGCCACTTCTTTCTTTTATAGAACTTCATATCGACCGTCCTATTGGAACTCCGCCTCCCCAATATCCTGTTTCAAGATGCCTTCTAATAACATTAAAAGCTTCTTCTTGGTCAATGTGATACAAATTCCAAACGATAATAAGCTTTCTGCCATTTCTATGTTCGGCATTTAGATTATTTACATCAAGATAAACGCGAAGTCTTTCAACTTCTTCTTCTTCAAGCAATTCTCCGTTTTGGTCGAATGGAAGAATAACTCTTTCTCCATTAGAGGCAAGATGAGCGATATTTTTATCGGAATCAATTCCAGGTAGAATATCCCAATAAAATCCTGCCTTATATATATTTAGCAGTCTTTTTAAGAACGGATTAATGTTCTCTTTCTGTAAAAGGCGGATAGTATTATTATCAGCGCCTTTTCGTTTAAGCCTAGACATCTTTTTGAATATATCTGGTTTTGACATTACAGAACCTCATCATTAAGATTAAAGATGGACAGAGGATAGCTATTATTGGCGATGCTACAAAAGATGCAGTTCTTAGCTATCTTGCCCTGTAAGTTTTACTTACATTTCATTTCTTGTCCGCGCAACTTAGCACTTAGAGGAACTTTTGGAAGTGGATACCAGGCGACATCAAATCCTTCACAGAATCTATCTCTTCTTCCTACTCCAAATTTGCTAACAACCCAAACGATTTTATTCTTTGGCGGCGGAACCTCTTCGGCGTCATAACAATACACTTCAGGAGTAGTTAATACATCCATCTTCCTATTCCTTTCTATTAGCGGAATGTCATTCGGCTCAATTCACCGGTTTCGCGCGAGTAGATAATTACGTTTGCGCCGGCTTCAGACGTCCAACCATGAGAGCTGCTATATGCGTCATTGGCAATCAAAGTTTGATGTTGCTCAACAATAATGCCAAGGCTTTCAACTACACGACGATGATGTTTATCGCCCATGTGTGCATAACGGAATTTGGTCCGCCCCCAGATTTCAGGGAACAATGAAGGAACCACACCGGCCATCTTGGCGAATTGAACTTTATCACCATGATGATAAGCAAGCATAGTTTTACCAAATTCGATTGCGTAGAACGGATAGGCACTCTTAATCACTGCAATGTTTTGATCGTTCTCAAAATAGTATGAGAACAGCTCTTGCATCCACAATGAACCAATTGGGTCATGGTTACCTTGGGCAATCAGAAGCGTTACATTAGTTGCTTTAGTACGGGCGCGTTTTACAAAATAAGCAATGATTCGAACTGCAATAGAGATTAAATCAGAGTATCTTGTATCCTGGTCAAGAACATGACGTGATGCCGGTGTTACCGCTAATTGGGAGTCACTGTGCAAGAAGTCGCCAAGGATATTGATAACAGCATGCTCAGTATGGGGAGTCGCCTCAACCATAGAGTCGATTACACGATAAATCTTTTCTGTGGCAATCTTAGTTGACCACTCTTCGCCGGATTCACCTTGAGATGCGAACATGCCCAAGTGGTAGTCGGTAATCGTATATTGAGCCAATAAACCCTCACCGCTAATTGCGCGTGGAACCAAATTAAATGGTGCAGGTTCTACTACATCTTTGAAAGATTCCATTGCGCGGCGGATTGTTTCGGCAATCGCATTGCCTTTGCCGTCCCTTTTGACCCATTGTAATTTGACTTTACCTTCAGCGTCATACAGGGTCGAAGTTCCATCACAAGCAGATACGCGGGCCGGCTGTTCAACAGCACCAGATTGTTTATTTGATTCGGGGAGAGTAAGGACAGCAGGGGCATCTTCTTCATACGCAAATTTGGTCTGGTCGTCTGCGATGCCATCCTCTAATCGCTTACTCAAAACAGTTACGATATTCCCAATTGTACCAGTGGAAACACCAAGTTTCTTTGCTGCTTTGCGAACACTGCCGCATTCAATCACAGCTTTAAGTTTTTCGCGCTGCCCACCTGTTGTAGCAGCAGCTAGCAATTTCTCAAAATCATATTTAGAAGACATTTGTTGCTCTTATTGTTATTATTGCAAAAATAAAAAAGAACCGACACATGAGAAACATATGTCGGATTTAAGGATGAATTTAAAATTAAAATTTAAAATACGATCATTAAGACCGCAATTATTTTGTTTTAAACTTCTACACCACGCAAGCGTAGTTCCTTTTCAGCCTTAACGCGGCGCTTAGGGCTTAAATTCGGCAGCATGTCTTTCAAGGCCTTGATTGATAGACTCTTTACAGATACCGGTTTTTCTTTGCGTTTTGAAATCAGACTTTTCATTTTGCTTCCTTTCGAATCGAAAATAAGGACAGAAGTCTTGTAATGACCTTTGGTTTATGACCATCGTACTCTGGCGCATTCGGCAATTCTTCTACATCGAATTCGTCCCAATGCTTAGAGTTGTAATGATAAGTATATTGACCTTCAGGCGTATTTATTCCAACAATAAAAGAATTGTCAAACATTGCCCCATCGCTGTGCCTCCATGATTTCCAGGATAGCATCCGGTTGCTATGGCATATAACAGAGAATAATATCCTCCTATGTTCATAAAGCTCTTTAAATGTATGATAGCCATCAGATATCTCTTTAGTAGAAATGCCTTTTGGATCAGCAAACTCTCTTATGTCCATATTAAACCGCCATTTTAGCTTTTAACGGACCATGAGATTCATAGCCATCAATACGGATATCATCCATTGTGTAGTTGAAAATATCTTTATCTGGATTTAGCCACAGTTTGGGAAGCGGCAACGGTTCACGTTCAATCTGAATCTTCAGATTCTCAACGGCGTTCTCATAAATATGAACATCACCAAGAGAACCAATCAGCTCGCCAACCTCAAGGCCGGCTTCTTTTGCCAACATGTGAGTTAGGATGGCATAGGACAAGATGTTAAATGGCAAACCTAAGAACAAGTCAACACTTGCTTGAACCCACATACAATTCAGCTTGCCATTTTGGACTTGGAATTGCACTTGAGTGTGGCAAGCGGTCAATGCAGCGTCTTTAATCTGGGCCGGATTGTAAGATAACATAATCAACTTGCGGCTATTTGGATTTGCTTTTAATTCCTTAATTAGCCAATCCAACTGGTCGAATGTGTCAAGCTCTCCACAATCTGATATTTCGAAATCCCGCCATTGTGTTCCGTATATACAACCAAGGACTCCATAACGAACTTCACTAACCTCTCTGCCAGTCCAGGCTTCATAATTGTCAGACCAAATGGTGCGCTTATCTTTCAATTCTTCACGAGGTTTGTTATATTGAATCTCAGCCAAACGACGTTCGTCAGGACTACCCTCAATAAACCACAACAATTCGGCGATACAGGCCCTTACAGCCATTTTCTTGGTAGTCAGAATAGGTAGGCCTTCTGAAAGATTAAATCTAATCTGGCGGCCGAATACCGTATATGGCGTAGGGATTTCTGTTCGGTTTGGTTTAGGTGTTCCATTTTCAAAAACATCCTTAACCAAATCTAAGTATTGCTTCATTTATCCGTTCCTTTTATGGATTTCATTCAGGAAGTCTGCATGTTGTTTAGCATCTTCCATATCGGTATGTACTAAACGGGAATTCAATAATTGGCGATCTTTATTAGAATCGATCCAAGTTTTATATTGCGCGTAGAAGCCATAATCACTAATTTCAATATACCAATACCTGTCATTTAATTTTAACGAGCTGATTTCTGGACATGGAAACTCATAATTGCCGACTTTGATTCCTTTCGGCTTGCGACGGAATGTGTCACTTTTAGCCCATGATGGATGAGCTAAGCACTGCTTCCATTTACCTTCACAACGATATTGCCAAAGTAACCAAGGTTCGTCTGTTTCCATAGCGTCTTCTGCATACTGCATCATTAGTTCAGCATGTGGGTGTTTTGTCATAAACAAACTCCATAATTAAGAAAACAACCGCCCCGTTTCATACAGGGCGGCTTTATATTTGTCAGTCAACTTGTTTCATCAATGTAATTGGCGCATTGCCATAGAGAGGTGTTTTGCCATCCCACTTTTCGATAAATTGCTGTTGAAGAAGTTTTTCTGTGATGCCTTCAGACTTCAGTTTGTTTGTTTCGGCTTCCAGTCGTGCCAATTCCAAGCGTTTCTTTTGCTCTTCAATCTGCTGATCAATAACCGCAATGTTTTGATTTACCTCATTGCGTTTATCAATCCGCTCTGTTACGGATTTAGAGAAAGTCAATTGGGAGCTGAATGTCATCAACTCAAGGCCACGCTTTTTGAATTCCTCACGAACGATTTCTTGAACCTTTTGTTCAAATGCCAGAGAGCCACCTTTTGCCATCAACTCTTCGGTTGTATAGCGTCGGCTTTCCTCTTTCATCAGGTCAAGGATTTTGGGCTCAAGAATATTATCTTGTAAGGATTGAATGAATTCAGAGCCATAGCCAAGTTGCTTGTTGTCGAATACGACATCAACCGCGCGGTCTTTTACAACACGGAAGGTATATACCGGCGTTGCAGAGAAGTCCGTATTGTCAGAGGCTTTCAGGGTTACGGTTTCTTCAAACTTGCCGCGCTGTTCCCATAAAGGGACCTGGTACAGCTCAGTACCCGGCATAACAGTCCAGACCAAACCAGACACAACAGTAAAGTCCGTTTTACCATTGCGACCATAGTTTTCCATCAAAACGCCAGCCTGGTTAGGCTCAACACGAGAACATGCGGCGACAGACATCAGAACAGTCAGGGCCAATAAAATCTTTTTAAACATAGTCTTACTCCAAGCTTTTAAAAAATTTTCGAATCAGGAATGCAGGATAAACAACGGCAATGATGATACCCAGCAGTGGAATTGTGGAATGATTGAAGACATAGATGCCCAATGCAAACAGGGCTACGCTAATCAAAACTGAAAGGATTGCCTTATCTGTGCTCATTCAAATCTTCCCTTTTTAAAGAAGCCCATGATAAACGCTCCAATTACACCAAGGATAAACATCGGTAATGTAACTGGCCAAAACAAACACGCCAGCGGGATAAAGACCAGAAACCATACGCATTCCATAAAGTCCCATTCTTCAACCCAGCTTGAAGCAAAGAAGCGCAGAGCTGCACATACCACTAAGAACAACAAAAGTGCAACAGAGAAAAAGATGATGCTATCCATATTTAAATTCCTTTGCAATATTTGGGAACAGCTTATTGTAGATATCAAGCATTCTTCGTAAGAACAGTTGATCGTTCGAATATCTGTAATCACGATCACTGCAATATTTTACGATATCACCAGTATGTTCTTTCATACCAATGTCTATTTCTTTGATATTCAAAAATTCGGGCGTATCTATTTTAAGAACCTGCCCATCAATCATACAATGAAAACCTTTGTACTGCTGGAACTCTTTGCCAACAGCATCATGTAAAGAATCAATAATCAGAATCTTAGGATTTCCATCAATAGGGTAAACGAACAAAAGGATATGGGCATTCTCGCCCGGGTCGCCCCAACTAAAGCCGGGAGAATAGAAGATATCCCTCTCATTGATGCCCATCCAACCTTTAGGAACTTCTACAACAGAATCAATAATCTTAGACTTTTTATCCTCTTCAACAATATGTTGAATCCTTTTAAACGTACCTTCTTTTGTGTAGTAGTCTTTATACATGCCAAAGAAGTTTCCATTTTCTTCGGCACCAACAAGCATTATTTCGGGTATAACCATTTTATTAGAAACCTCTTCAGTCGCCTTTTCTATCAAGCTCTCAAAATGATGATTCAAATATCCAATCGGTAAAAACTTACCATAAGAGAATTCATAGCAATCCTCATTTCTCTTTAAAGCGCTTTTAATCATATCAAATGAGTGCTCTGCAGAATGCTTCCAGTATATGGAGTCAAATTCCTTAGGGACTGATAGCTTCACATCTTTGCCATGCCTTGTATAAACGCCCTCTTTCACACCGGGAAATGATTCTATAAATAGCAAGGCCGTAATTTTTCTATCTCTAATCTTTATTATATGAAGCAAATCCTTGCATTCTGACCTTTTAGTATAACCGACTAAAAGAAGGTCGAAAGGAAGGGCAAACCACTCAAAATCAAGTTCAATATTTTTATCAAAGGCCTCGTCAAAAGTTCTTCCTGTTTCGGAGTTAAATGAGGTGTGAAAAATCTCGTTTGCTTTTACAAATGAGTGATAGCACCTATTCCAATCCGTACTCATATCAACAAGAAGGAATTTTTGCTCTCTAAGGTTAAACATAGGCTACCCCATCGCGGCATTGAATATGCTTTTAGCGCAATCCATAATTACAGAACTTTGACCGCCTGAAGAGAGAATCTTGTAGCGTCCTTGATCAATTTCCTCGGCGGGACGAATTGAAATATTCGGTTTAGCGAAGAGCGTATCGCCATCTTCCATTTTGCGCATTGCGGAATATTTACAAAGATAGAACCCTTCTTCCTTGTAGATATCAGGCAAATTAATTCCAGAAAGGACTAGAATCTTTTTATTTTCCTTATCAACCAGGAATACGATACTCTTATGGTACTTATGGCCAGTGGAATAGATAACGGAATCCTCATCAAAGAATCCCCAATCTATTTCAAACTCAACACTCTTTGTTTCAACGCTGCCTTTAGACCGCAAGAATGAGATGAAAAGTATGATAGCGATCACCGACATGATGATTAGAGGAATTACAGACTGAACAGTTAATGTCACCAATGCTGTTAGTACGGTTAGCCCAACAATAAAAATGAGATAGGAATAATCTCTGTCTTCTTTGATTTTAAGCCACTCATTGGCGTTTTGTCTTCTGCCTTTGTAATAGCAGACTAAATTTCTTTTGCTTCCGTCAATAAGTAGGCTATACATAATTATTCCTTATCAAATCGTTCATACATCAACTTTGGTAATCGGATAGATTTGCCTGTACTACTTGGCTGTAGTCCTCTGACCGTCCATATTGAGCCGATCAAATCTTTTCTTCCACTTTCAAAGTCTTTGGTAAGTTGGATTCGCTTTTCATCGTCCCAGCTTTTACCTAAGTCTGCCCAAAATGTTACTTCTGGATTGTCAACCGATCGGCAATAAAAAGAACCTAATTGTCCGGCACGTTTGCCATTGCCATATTTAACCTCTTCAATTTTTACATCTTCAAGATGCTCACGAACACGCTTCAATTGGAAGTTAGCTCTCTTGCCCATACGATACGGCGCGGCCGGGTCTTTTAATACAATCCCTTCACTTCCAATCTTAATCTCATATTCAAAAATGCCTTCAAGTCGTTCTTCAAAATCTTTTTCAAGCTTCTCAGAAAACGCATTGTAAACACCAGGATATAGAGATACGCCATCAAGAGCAAGTTTATACCGCTCCTCATACGGCTTAGCGTCTTCGTCATTATTCAGTTTAATCGCATCATGGATACCGAAATTAAACTTGATTTTCAGCTCTTCTTCTGACCAAGGCTCTTTTCTATTTGGGCTGACTAAACCAGATAGTTGTTCAAGTGAAATATTGAATGCACACAATTCAAACAGAAGGAAGTCAACCTTATTTGGATCATATGCAGTAGCAAGAACAGCTAAGTTATTTTCTAACTCTGAATCTTTAGGGACATACAAAGGGCGTTGAGTACGGCTATACAATACGCCGTCTTTAATGTTCAATGCGGCAAATACACCGTCTAGTTTTCTTTGTACAATCCAGCCAGAATAATCTTTGCCTTCTTTGTACTTCCCTAACTTCATAAAATCCATTTTAACAAACCTCTGTCATTTTAGACAAAATCTTTTTGCCAGCGCGATATTCTGATGCCGGACTCATATTATGAAACAGCAAAGTGCCACTTTCTTCAACAATCGACCTAATCCGTTCGCCATTAACGATATTAAATGGACTTTCCTCTTTTATGGCTGAACCCTTGGCAACGAAAGAACGGTTAGGATTTTTCTTGGCTGCCTTAAATGGGGCATACTTTCCAGTGATACTGAGTCCAGGGAAATCGCCATCATCAAAAATCAGCCCAAACCCACCGTTCCACTGGATATAATAAACGTCCATATTGCTATAAAGATTACTTATCTTGCAGGAACCACAGTATTTCAAAATACAACAATTGTGACTCTCCAGCACCTCTTTTGTAGGATTGCCTCTAGCTCTTTTATCTTCAAATCCAACAACGTTAACGCCGGAGAAGAAAGTCAGAAGCATCACTCCTAAAAAATATATAGCTGTAAATAAGTCCATTACAGAATTGCCAGCTTTCCCTAAAAAGGGAAGAGATATAATCCCAAGTAGGCCAACACAAAGGCATGTTAAAATGAATTTATACTTCCTAGAAGAAGAGGCAACATCTGCACGATATATGCCCATATCTCGATAATGGTGAACCTTATTTTTTGTATCTTGATACAAGAAAATACTGGGCATATTGCCTCTCCTTTTATTTATTGTCTAAAACGATCGTATGGCTTATTCGAATTTCCGCCGCCGGAAATTGCTGCAGCAAAGATAGCTACAAACGCCAACAGAATAATAAGGCCAATCGGGGCCAAGGCGAGAAGAATCAGAATCGCCCAAGACGTTTGCAAATAGCCGAACAGCTTAGCCGCAATAGCAATCAGAATTGCCAAGTAGTAGAATGTAGAAAGATTCATTTCTTTTCCTTGAAAATAATAGCCCTAGATTATATCTAGGGCTTCTTTGTTATTCAGGTTTTGCTTCCAGAGATTTCAGGTAATCACTGAAACCTTCTTGAGAGAAGCTTTCTTCACGGCGGGACAGGATTCGAGAAGCTTCAGCTTGGCCTTTGACATTGACAGAAATTTCACGAATAAATTCGTTAGAGTCAATATCAATATTGAAGTTCTTGCCAAGATTGGCATTCAGAGAAACTTCGGTCTTCTTCAGTTCCAGGCGTTCGCGTTGGGCTGTCAAATCGAAGCAAAGTGTTTCGTATTCTTCCACACGGGCTTTCTGTTCGGCAAGAATTTTTTGACGTTCTGCCAACAAGCCTTTGCGCATGAAGATACGGCGAGCTTCAGATTTGTTCAATTCTTCACCTTGGACCACAGAAGCTTTCAGAGCTGATTCGTCTTTTTCGATGGCTTTGGTTTCTTTTTCAATCAGAGCCTGCATGTCCTGAACGCCGGCAGATACGGATGTTTTTTCAACAACGATTTCACGCAAAGAGCGTTCCACTTCTTTAATACGCTGTTCAATGTACTCTTTGGCGGCATCGGCATTGTTAAAAATTGCATCCTTTGTTTTCTTTTTAAAGAATGCGGCAATAATAGCTTTCAGTTTGTTCAACATAGCATTTCCTTACTTACGGATTAACTCAAAAATGGCGAGGTTGTAATCATCTGTGAATACATTTCTGAATTTCCTTTTTTCAAATTCATCAAAAGGATAATCAAAGAACGTATCATATTCGTATTCTTTGTTTTTGAATTCGATTTCGGAAAGATAGACTTTATCTACCAGTCCTTTGGATAGAAAGTATTTATACACTTCCGCGCCGCCAATCAAAAACAAAGGAATCGTTGTCGTTTCGTTATTGAACGCATTTGCAAACCCAATTTCGGATTCAAGTTCTTCAATAGTCATAGAGGTATGTCTACCATCTCGACTAATAGGAGATACGACACGCCCTTTCAGAGGCGGTAAATCTTTTGCTGTTTTACACCCAACAATACAGAGAGCGCCCATTGTTTGTTCTTTAAAAAATTTCAAATCTTCCGGGCAATGCCAAGGCAATTTGTTTTGATGCCCAATACCACGAGTCTTTTTATCAACCGCAATAATCATATTTAAAGGTAAACCTGCAAACATTTAAATTACCTCTTCTTTGAAACGAAGTTCAATACTTCTTTTAATACGAGCCGCGGCAACACGTTTAGTTTTCTCAGTCGGCTTATTGTAACTCACACCAAGATTCTTAGCTTCTTTACTCAGAATCCAATCCTTAATCCACTTTTTAGACATGCAACACACTCCATAAAAACGAAAACCCCATAGGTAGAAAACAATCTACTCTATGGGGCAATCTTAAAATAGGGAAGGCAACCAGTGGGCGCGATAATGTGTTATTCCCTCACAATGTTAATTGTTAAAAGAGAAAGAAACCACTGGCCACCTAATTGGAGGAGAAAGAGAGATTCGAACTCTCGGAACGTTTCCGTTCGGCTGATTTCAAGTCAGCTGCAATAGACCACTCTGCCACTTCTCCATTTTATTGGCCACGATGATAAATTCTGCTCATACATCGTGAACCTAAAAGTCTGCTTTCAGTATAGCCCATTCTTTCTAGGCTACGTTTATAAACTTTGTACCGCCTTGTGTCTAGACCCTGGACAGATAGAATAATGCTATCAGAATCCGTTTCTTTAAAGACATCGTCAATAAAGAAGTTAAAACTTTCTTTGGCTAACAGTAATCCTGATACGCCAATAGTGCCAGTTACAGCGCGGGCATAGAAGTCGATATCTTCACGTTTGCGCTTCCTAAAAATAGACAAGCACACAGAATAAACCGGCCGACCGCTGTATTGTTTAACAGGACCAAACTGAACAGAAACAGTGTTGCCATTATGTTTAATTCGATAACAGAAAGTAGGAAGAGAATCACCTTCTGCAATAAAAGATTGATACTCCCAATTTGACATTCCTGTTATCCTTTAAATAATTAGAGAGGTCGGATGCGTGGAGGCTGTATGGACACGGAGCCTGATATGACTTCCCTCAAGCTTGCAAACACCTGTCTTAAATTGTTGGAGCGGGTAGCAAGATTTGAACTTGTCTTCATCGGTGTGGAAAACCGAGGCACAACCCTTATACCATACCCGCTAACAGCCTTATCAGGCTAATCTTCGTCAGACAGTTTATCAATTATATTCCTAACTGCCTCACCTAATTCTTTCGATGTTGAATCTAGCTCATTTAAGAGCTTTTCTGTCCTCATTTTTAAAAAGTCGGAAATTGAGGCATAACCTTTGGCCTCTACAATGGATTGTATCGTTACAATTTCTTTCATAGCTCAATACCCATTGGCACGTGCACCTGGAATCGAACCAGGATCAGTCTGCTCTCGCCGCCGCTCTACTAATAAGCTAATGGACGTCAATCATTTTATGGTCGCCCATTCTGGAATTGCACCAGATTCTCTCGACTTGCAGAAGTTTTACCATTAAACTATACACGCATATATTTTGGATTACAGCCAGCAGGATTCGAACCTGCACGCCCATCTCAGGCTTCGGCACATTAAGTACCGATATGTCTACCTTATTCCATCATGACTGTAATATTCCCATCAGCTTTGACTACTAGCTGGAACCAGTAGTCAAAATGTTACTAACCTGTACTGTGGAAATATAAAGGGTTAGAAATTGAAATACATGGGAAATGGGAAATTAGTGGACAGAATTGGACTCGAACCAATGACGTTGAAGGTATTAGATCCCCCATGGTTTTTCCTGTTAAACTATCTGCCCAAATTTTAAATCTGATGGGGAAGGTAAGATTCGAACCTACTAGCCTTTCGGAACGGATTTACAGTCCGCCGCAACCCTCCAACTTTGCCGCTTCCCCATTAATATGGTACGAGAGGAGAGACTCGAACTCTCACGTCTAAGACATTTGGACCTAAACCAAACGTGTCTGCCCATTCCACCACTCTCGCATTGGTAATCCTTTTTGGACATCACCCCTAGAAGGACCAACTCCAGCCTTATATTAACGCTTAAGGTTCGGTGCATTTTAATCAAGGCTTAATCTGCACAAAACGCCGAACAGTTTTAAGGACCAACTGATAAACCAGCATTATTCTCGCAATGCCAGACATCCAATTTCCGCTTATTGGAAAGGTAGCCATTAACCGAAGACTCGCGGGATTTTAAAATATACATAGCAATACAGAATCTTTACAAAAGAATCTACATTGCTCTGCACACTTTGCAGATTGGTGCATTTCAGGATTGCACTACCCTTGAGATATTGCAGACATCTCAATCGTCTGTCTAGCTTCACGCACCAGCTACGCTATGATTTTCGATACCACAGAATCGGCGTTTCACCCTCGGAATTGCAAAGGAGTTAGATCTTTACTGTTCAAATATCTAAGAAAGTCACCAGTGGATATCCTCACTTGGTAAGGGTTCTTGCCTTCATCTAAGGTTTGAACAAATCGGAATCGAACCGACGATACGCGAGCACCCTCGCTGCCCTGCCAGCATAGGCTATTGTTCTCTTAGAAGAAGGGCTTAAGTATGCCTACTCGTTTTTGATGGTGGGGCTCGAACCCCACGACTTCGGCGTTATCGGCCTTGCTCTAACCAACTAAACTACACCAAAAAGAATAAGGCTTTAATTGTGCCTACCAGATTGTTTTACGGGGAAGTCCATTATAATGCGGGTCCGCGTAAAAGCAAAAAGATTAATTGACTATAAATGAAGAAATCCGGCAGGGCTTAAATGTTTTCGCATATCCATTGGGATTTGAACCCAAGTCTTCTTCTCGTCAGAAAACGTCTTAACCAACTAAACGATGGATACACTTCGATAGCCCCTACCCTTATTATTCCTAACACTTGGATAGGTAAAGATAGGGGAGTTGTTAACTTTAGTCTTCGTAACAGCCGAGAATAGTTACATCGGTAATTCTTGCGAAATCACCATCGCCCCAATGTCTTTCAGCGATCTCTTGTTTGATTTTATTTCGAATAGAATTTGGATTATAGCTATTCATAGTGCTTTCCGGAATTTGGATGAACATAGAGTGTTTCTCACCCGCGCCTTCGTATTTAACAAAGCAATTGAAGTGTTTCATATTTAAACTCCGGAAATAAATTTGGCACGCCCACCAGGACTCGAACCCGGATCATGCCCTTCGACGGGAAGCAGGGTAGAAACCTGCGGCTTTCTCCAATTAAGCTATGGGCGCATTAAAAGGTGGGAGGGTTTATATACCTCCCTGTATAGACTCAGGGACGCGCGTATTCTTGAAACGGTAGTTTGAAGTCTATATCTTAAAGATTTTACCAATAAAAGAGCGGAAGAAGCTGTAAGGCTTAGTTGCATTTATCTTGCACACAATTTCACCATCATATTGGCCATTTTCTTTCAAGGCCCAGAACTTTCTCTTGGCTTCTTCTTCGCTGTCTGCATAAATACTGACAGACCAAGTTCTATCGTCAAATCTGTATGAGAATGTATATTCTTTCATGTTAATCTCGTTTTGCAAAATTGAGTATATGGTCGGATGCCTTTCCCTCAACAGCGTCAAGGATTAAATATCCGTCACAATACTTTTCAAGAAGCTCAAAGATTTCTTTTGCAAACTCATCCGACTCTTCTTCCGTTTGATTTCTACCATTTTCAACATACGGTTTGGTTCGGTTTAAGAAGATGTTGATATTTTCGAACTTGTTTGTTTCTTCCAATACGAGGTCTCGAAATCTTTTGCTTCCACTTCCATACTTTTGATTATAAAAGATTGACAAAATTAACGGCCGATCAGTAATAATATATCTTACCTTACCATTAAGCCTAAACATTCTGTGCTGCTGTTTGGCAAACAGATATAATTCATTTTTAAAAGTTTCGTCTCTTTGTTCCCAAACCAATTCTTTGGCATATTCAGAAACAAGCTCAACATCATATCCTAGCCATTTCATTTTTGCAAACAATTCTGCTGCAATTGTACTTTTACCAGTGCCAGGTGCACCTATAAGATTAATCGCTATTGTTTGCATATTTAGGTCCTTGGATATCTGTCAATTTAAAGGGGAGGGCCGTGCAGGAGTTGAACCTGCAAAATAGGAGGTTAGTTTCCAATTAACAAATGTAGACCTTCAAGCATTCCCAAAGGGACAAGGATTAGAAAGGTCAAGAGACTCCTTGCGTCTACCAATTCCGCCAACGGCCCATTAAATTTTTGAGAAGGGGCTGGGACTCGAACCCAGAACACTCTAATACCAGTAGAAATGTAAACCTCGCTGCATTCCCTCACGGGACAAATATTGCAAAGTTACGTAGCATTTTACCAATTAAACTACCCCTTCATTGGTCTAAGTGGCAGGATTCGAACCTGCGATCTCCTGCTCCCAAAGCAGGCGCGATACCGAGCTACGCCACACTTAGACTTTTAAACATACACAGCAATAGACACAAGACCTGATTAGAGATGTCTTATGCCTATCACTCTGCATATTTTATGCAGATAAGCGCTCTAAGGCGAATATTGCTGCTATCATTAGCTGCACATTAACTTGTTTTATGAATCTAAATATTAGAGCTGGATACTCTTAATTTGGTTTACCCAGAAATCTGGATTACCTTTAGACTCAAAGAACATTGCCATAACTTGGAATACTGAATCAGTGAATCCTCCGATATTCAATACGTCAGGACCAGACACGGTTTGAGCACTTGCATGAGGTGCAATGTCCAAATTCACCATACGGGCGTTTGGATTATTTTTCTTGATTTCCAAGAAGTGTGCATATGTTCCCGTGTGGCCTGGTCTATTTTTCGCATCAGCCCAAGATTCGTTATCGGAAATCATAATGATATTATCCGGCAATCTGTCGCGCGTATAGTTGTTACGGACATATCCCATAGCAGAAGAACAATCCGTTCCGCCATATGACATTGAGGCCAGTTCCATCGTTATATCAAGAATTCGGTTATAACGAGGAATATATCGGCGGGCGCTCGTATTGAACAAAATGATATCAACATCCTTGTTTTTAGACATCAATGCAGAAGCAAACAGGCCGGCGATATCCATACAGGTAACATTGCTCTTCATGTTTACACGTTGAGTCATAGAACCTGAAATATCAATAGCGATAACCGTTTTGCCTTTAATCTCTGGAACATTATCCAAAGACATTTCAGACGCAGTGTTCAAAGAATGTTTAATCAATTCAGAACCATTCGCAGCTTTATAAGCTGAGAAAATGGAATACGGCATTGCTTTGCTGCCCAAAATATCACGATGAGACTTCAACTTCTCTGCGATTTGAGATTCCATTTCGCGGTCTGAAAGAACACCATGACGCTCAAACGTGGCAAGATTCATTCTGGCTTGGTTCCAAGTCGCGTTCTTGGCGATATGTTTCCACCCTTCTGTGGTCAAACCCATAGAAGTGTACATTTGGAATGGCACATCCGGCAATTTTTCTGCGGCTTCCGGGTTACGCTTCAGCTTCAGATACAGTTGCAGCTGTTCAGGAAGCTTGTCTTCTTGGCAGTCCATGTCGCATACCCAGCGGTATAACTGGTTGCGTTTTTCATCCGGAGCCTTTGGGTGTACCATCAGGATGATATCCTTCAAAGAAGGGGACTTGCCAATAGAAGCATTAATGACTGTTTTGTCGGATGCAGAATTCAACCATTGTTGGATTTTACGTTTTGCCAAAGAACCAAAGCTGCGGAAACCAAGGCGACCGGAACGTACAACATTTACGAAAGTACGAAGCATTCGGCCATTGGTAATTACACGATCAAATGTCGGCTCAAAGAAAGATTTGTCACGCTTAAGCAAGATAGCCAACAACAGCGCCGGCATGTCTTTCATCAAGCCTTTTTCATGGGCATAAATAGCGAGTTTAGCAATATACTCACTGCTGCAGTTTTGTGAAATTTGCAATACGCGTTCAAATTGAACCTCTGCACTTTGTAGAACGAGAGAGTCCAGCATACCGGTTACGGCGTATTGCGCCAAGGCATGTTCATGGGTCATGGCATAAGCAACGCCACCGGAATCATTTGTCGTATTGACTTTAAAAGACGGAGTAGATACAGATGCTCCAGTAGGAACATTAATATGTGAAGTTTTGAACAATGGTGATGCCATTTCGTTTCCTTAGACAAAAATTCTAAAACAAGGCTTATTGCGGTATAGCCTTAATACAAACAGTATCCACATGGCCAGCAGGACTAGGGCATCTTTTGGCTAGACCCTCTTTGCACAATTTGCGCATAATTGTCCTAGCTTTATCATGTGAATCTTTATATTTGTGGCAAAAGAAATATCCTCTTCTTTCAAGAACTTCTTTGATCTCTTGCCTTGTTACTTTCCAGATCTTCATGGAGCAGGTTTAAACTTTTCTTCAAATTCAGAAACCGGACAAACGCAATATTCATGCGTTTGACAATTCAAATACACAGCCACTTCAGACGAATCGGAGTCCATCTTGGCTATACAGAGTAAATCATAATAGCCGCCTTTGTCGTCCATATAGTCAGTATCAGTTAACATGTTTTCTCCAATGGCTCAGCTTCGGGCAAATATTGCCAATATCGGATATATTCATTTGGTCTTAGGAACATTAAATCTTCGTAAGAACCTGAATAAATTGAATAAAACTTTTTGTACCTTCTTGACTGAGGAACTGGATTTATTCCAAGGGTTATACGGTCCCAAAGGGAATCTCTATGCACAATTAGAGAACCAACTTTGACTTCGCCCCTTACATCCAAAAGAAGGACGCCGCCACTGATGTCTTTCTCGATCTTTTCTTCGGGAAGCCGCCAAGCTTTGCTGTCAACAGCATCTTCTATGTTCATCCAATATTCAATATCTTCTGTATTGTATCTCTTTGTGATGACCATATCTTCAATTATTTCAACAGGAATTCCTGTGAAAAACTGTTCTGCCTTTTCCAGGAACTCTTCTCTCGGAAGGTCTTCATTCCCAAGTTCTTTAGGGAGTCGTCTTTCATAAAAGGCAAAGCCGACTTTTCCATCTTTCGTCTTTACCAAAATATTCTTTCTGCTTCTATCCGGTTTTCTCTCTTTGAGTGGAATCCATTTATTATTGTTCATATTTGTTCCTAATGTAGATGAAGATAGCGGAATCGAATAACTCGAAACCGCTATCAGTGCACGATTAAAGGAAATGCGTTCATGGCTAAAGACGCTTGATTATGCACACCTTATTGTTTTAAGCTCTAAGATGCTTTAGCTTCATCGCGCCCGTGGCAAGCCAATTTATCTGCACGCTCATTTTCAATATGACCATTATGACCTAACACCCATATGAAACGAACATCATGCAGATTACGGACTTCGTCCAATTCTTTCCACAGGTCAACATTCTTGACCGGCTTATTGGTAGAGGTTTTCCAATCATTCTTCTTCCAATTGCCAATCCATTCTGTAATACCATTACGGACATATTTGGAATCAGTACAAAGAACAACTTCTCGCAAACCATTTTTAGCAGGTTTAATAGCTTTCAGGCCTTGGATAGCCGCCATCAATTCCATACGATTATTGGTTGTTTCTTTTTCACTGCCGTAAAGTTCTTTTTCTGCGTTCTCGTGTTTTAACAATACGCCCCAGCCGCCCGGGCCGGGATTACCGCTACAGGCACCATCAGTATAAACATATACAGCACTAGCCATGATCCATTTCCTTTCTATTGAATTAAGATGAGATTAGCTCTTTTTGCTTTTTCTCTGTTTCTTTTGAAACGAGAGATTCAGCAGTGAGCTTAACCCACGCTTCGTCTGGGTCGTCAAACTTCTCTAAGACATATTCATCAAAAAGTTCATACAGACGAGCAGTCGCTTTTGCAAAGCCTTTATGCTCTTCAGACTTTAAAAGCTCGCCAATCTTTTCTTCGTATTCTTCACGATTCATAATCCACCATTATTCAGCTTTAAGTTCAGATTTACTTCAAACAAGGCCCGCTCACGAATCAATTCGATATTCGCGTAGCCGTAAACGCCTTCTTCAAAGACCGTTGTTAAACGGCTTTTTGGATAATTCTTAATGCTTTCAGAATCAAGACAATCAACACAGATATCGCCAATTACCGCTACACGGCCACGATGTGATTTCTTGCCGCTGTCGGTTTTGGGATCCTTTTGCAGCATATACTCAACGCCGTCTTGGACCATTGAAGTTGCTTTAATTGCAAAGCCAAGTGAGTCGCGTGTGTTCCCTTGATAAGAATAAGAGCCAATACCAAATACGACATTCGAAGATGCAAAGCCTTTAGCAGCCAAACCGGCAAGAATTTGCTCTGCGCGTTCAAGGGTGATAGAATCGCCATAGATTGCACCGATATGAGGATCAAGGACTTTGTATCCTTTCTCGTTGATGGTGCCTCCAAACGTCTCCCAGAGGCACTGAATGAGGCCTTTTTCTTCGGGCAGTTCGCCTTCTGATTCCGGAATGCCGCAAAGCACTTCAACAGGATTGCCTGAGTCGGGGCGTACCACAAACTTGCCATCACGAGCCATGATTTCGTCTTTTAAAGACGGAATTACAACTGATACGTTATGCCAGAAATCATAGGTGTCTGAAACAACAGAAACGAGGCCACTTGGATAGATTTCTGTAAGCAGCTTACGATAGGTTTCCGTTTCGTCACGACCGCCGCCAGCGGCTTCTTGTTTTGCAATCTGGGCACACATCACAGAGTGTTCAGTCGCCGGTATGGATCCAGGTCGGAACAATTCGTGTTCTTTGCTGCCGTAGTTGTAGTATTCATCAACGTATGTGATTGCCGGAATGGTGTCTGTGCCGTTGAAATAAATCAAATGACCTAAACCGGAAACTTGTGCTGATTCAGGACTACTCATGCCGCGCATTGAAAAATCGTGAAACTGAAATTGCAAATGGTCGTTGTTATCGCAAGTCATATCTGCATAAGCCAGACCAATTTGGTAATATTTACGGGCAATAGAGGCGGACGTCATTGGCTGCCACAAGCAGCAGGAAATCAGGGTTTCCATGTAGTTGGTAAGCCATGCAAAACGTTTATCTGTGTTTTCTACGGTTAAAACCGGAACACCAATAGGGACGCTTTCACCTTCTGTGATTGCTTTAATTCGCAATGGAAGATGTCCGAGCTCATGCAGTTCGCGGATATGTAAACCGTCATCATCAGCACCGAGTGTACGTTTAATGAATTGGCTGTATTCTGATACAACCTCATCTACCGGCCGCGCGAAGAATGCCTGATTGAAGAAATCAACCAGATATTTACGAACAAATCCAGTCACGCCGGAAGATACAACACGGTCAACTTTTGGAAGATATTTATTATTACGAGGAACCATGGTCGAATAGATGAATTCAGTTCCGGCAGGATATTGCAGACGGTGCGAAGTTTTGTAGAAGTCACATACCAGAGATGGAATCATTGCATACATGTTTTATCCTTTTTAGAATTTGGTTAATACGATACGGCCCGCTTTTGAATGCGATGCATCTTTCAGTGCATTCAATTGCTTAACCATTGCCGGCATACTATTTGTACAATAGACCTTGCCATTAAAAGAGCTATCCTCGTCGAGGAGCTTACCCTCAAAGATGGCTGCTTCACAATGGGCAACAACCAAATTAATGGTATAGTCTTGGTGGCCGATATTCCCTGCAATCAATTGAGACGCCAATAAGAACGTGCCACCCTTAGAGCAGATGTCGTCAACGATAACAACATTCTTTACATTCCAGAAGAATTCATCAGAAGTGTTACCGTTTTTGACCAATGTTGAAGAAATAATATTCCCGGTCCGGAAGTCGCGCTCTTTGTTTATTGATACACTTTGATATTCCGGAAAAAGCCTTTTATATCGCTTAACAGCAGTTGCATCTGGGAATACCAGCAATGTATCTACATGGCTAAAATTATTTTTAACCATGTCAATTTGTGGCACACAGTTTGTTACTGGAGCATCGAATACAGCCAATGCGACATCAGAATGGGCATCAAGGCATTTAATATGCTGAGGCTTAATAACAACGTTTATAAAATTGGCGAAAGACTTCAGAGAGAAAGAATCCGTTTCGGATTCAACGCGGTCCATACGAGAATATGGGATATATGGCAAGTCCAATGTTAACGAAACATAAGGATTATTACGACGAATGGTATCAAATGTGCAAAGCAAATCAAATAATTCAGAATCGTCTTCATACATTAGCTGCACTTCCGTAATTCCTGTTCTAGGGATTTCTGGGAATACATATCTTTTTTCTCCATTTGGAAATTTACTAACCAATGGATAAAATGTAGAACCGCCAATTCTATCATTAAATTTAATGGAAATCATTTTTTTAATCTTTCTAAAAGACTACTTTTATTCAAACAAAGCCTGGACAATCTTCTTATCAAGACGTTTGGCTAGATGCTCATAGGTATTGATGATATGGCCGTCTTTAAAATCCATTTCCTGTAGGCCGATATTTTTGGTTTCGTCTATATTCAGGAATTCCATATATGACTTATGCAGATTTGGCAGGATTGGACTTAGTGCCTGCATTAAGCCTCTGAACAATACAAGAACTTCTGAACATTGGTAATGAATATTCTTGCGGCGCTCTTCTGTGCAGCTTGGACATTTGACCTCCCATGGTTTAAATTGCTCAACATACTCATTAAGCATGTCCGCCACCTTCATTGCCCTAATAACCGCCTTATTGTAATAACCCATACGAATGTGCCAATAAATATCAGCTATTACTGCATCTGTTATTCCTGCACGGCTATATGCATCAGAAGTATCGATTCCGGAGTTTAAGACTTCGCTCTCAAAGTATTTGTTCAGAATACGGCCAACACGAGAGGGTATATTTACCAATTTGCCGATAATATCTGAATTTACCTTTTCAACAAAGTCGTCGATATCAAAGTCTATATCCGTTTCAGAAGCTCCAGCCAATTTGGAAGCAAAGTAATATCTAAGGAACTCTGGGCTAATTCCAGAGTCAAGGAATTTGCGGGCCGTTACATATGTGCCGCGGGACTTAGACATCTTTTCGCCATTGACAGTTACAAAGCCATGAGTTCTGATTTTATTTGGCAACACCATATCACAGGACTCCAATACAACCGGCCAGAAGATCGCATGGAAACGCAAAATATCTTTACCTATGAAATGAATCATTTCAAAGTCTTTTTCAGATTTATGAAATCCAAAATCTTTAGCTTTGCCCATGTTGCATAGGTTTCGATACGAAGCGAAGTAGCCAAACGGGGCATCCATCCAGACGTAGAAATATTTATCTTTTTCGCCTGGGATGTTAAACCCAAAGTATGGCGCGTCCCTAGATATGCACCAGTCTTCAAGATTGTTTTGGTCTTTACCAATCCAGTCCAGGATTCGTTTACCAGGACCACGTGAGACCGGGCCAGTCGTCATGCTTCTGTAATAGCTATCCTTTAAGAAATTCCATTTGCTTCGAACCTTAAGAAACAGATGCTCAGTTTCTTTTAAAACTGGCGTCGCCTCGGATGCCGTTGACTTTGGATTAATTAACTCATAGGCTTCATAGGTCGTGCCGCAGACTTCGCAGTTGTCGCCGTATTGGTCTTGGGCGTGGCATTTGGGGCATTCGCCTTTGACGAAGCGGTCGGGCAGGAACATTTGTTTTTCGGGGTCGAAAAGCTGTTGAATTTTTCGGCTTTTGCCTTAATAGGATTCAAGCGCCGAATTACAGCACTTAACACTTTTGGTGTTTCTTTTCTCCGCTTAGATGCCTTGAGAATCAGGTCAGTAATATACATAACTACTGTCGCCAAAATTACAGCGGCAATCACAATAAGTGACATAAACGAAAAGTACGCCAAGAACCAACTAGCCCCGGCGAGATCTTTCAGGGGGATGTCATACAGACCCAACAAAATTGAGGCAGTGAATCCAACAGTGTCAAGTAGGAAGATAAAGCAAACAATAAATAGCGGAATCAGCTGACGTGTGAATCCACAAATGTCTTCCGCAGGGTCGCAATAGAGATTCATCAATTTGTACAGCCAGCTTTTACGACTTAATTGCATTTTAATCGCCTTTCAGCTTAAGAGATTTGACAGTAATAATGTCTTCTTTATGAAATCCATCACGCCTAGCGGCTTTTTTGGATTTGTAAATCCAATAAGTCTCGCCAATATAATGAAACTCAATATCAAACTTTGCGGCAGTAATACTTCGCAAAATTTTAGTACTTTTCAATCTGACAGGCATTTCGACGTTTGGCAATTTGAGTTTATCAACCTGGTTAACAACATACTCATTGCCATATTTGTCGACAACCTTCATACCGACTTTGATGTCCTTTAATTTCATTTTTTACTGCCTTTCTAAATTATTTTTCAAGCCCAAAATAATCAATAAGCCCATCCATCTTAGAAATGATATTTCTCGCGCCTATTGGATTTTGGCTATGAACGGTGTACTTAAACCCTTTCGGAAACTTCAAACCATTATCAATCAGCTCATTCTCAAGATGATTTATGAAATTAATTACAGTATCTTGTCCTCCTAAATCATGGTCGAATGCAATTTCCTGGGGCATTCCATATAACTCTAACGCTTTTATTGCTTGAAAGCTATTTCGAGCTACAAACCAATCGGGAGTTACTGGGAAACGCTCATCATCAATAAAGAGGCGGTAAGTCATATTGCTTCCTTTTAATCATTATCTGCAAAAATATCAGGAGTCAGACATCTAAAATATGTTTCAATTTTATTCTGAACCTTGACAATCTTTTCTGCAATTTCGTCATAGCCTTGGCCAGTGTAAATCTTAAAGAAATTAGACTGGTCAAGATGACCTTCATTGCGATTGATTGATGTTTTGTCAGCCCTTAAGACAATTGCTTGACCAGGTGCGTCCATATCTTTAGGAATTGAACCATGGATACGATATACAAATCCGTCTTTAACTGTAAAGACATCATAGTAATAGAACTCTTCCAATGCGTAAGACGGAAGCATTTTTAGTTCGACATCTAATCGTCCGGAGCCGACCTTGGGAAATCCAGAAGTTTTAATCTTAAAGAACTTTGTACTAAATCTCGAGTGTTCTTCTCGATCAATCTTGCCGGCAAGCGACATATACAGATGAGATATCAAATAATGTAAAAGCTCCACCGGTTTATTTAAATTAAATACGAATCCTTTGAACTTATGGAAGATTTCATAATCAACCAGTTCATCCATTGCAACTTCAATCGCGCCTTCTATTGTTTTAGGATTTTTACGCAGTATATCGGAATCCCAAATCCCAATCATATCTGGGAGATAAAAATTTAAATGGCTCTCGTTGACATCCTTGCCCCAAACGGCTTGAGCAATTTTATTTAAATCGGATTTAAACGTAAGTTCGCCTTTGTATTTCAGTTTATCTAGGCCGGCCTTTATGCGTCTGAAGATTTCAGCCCGCGGGTCTCTTGCTTTGGACAATTCATGTCTAGACTTAAGAGTTTCAAGATACATTGCTTTAAAATATTCTGGATTCGTTCCAATCTTTTTAAGAAAGTCGAGATATCCGTCCATAGTTTTGAATTTAATTTTTAGCTCTGGACCTTCATAAGTCTCAAGCTCCAATATGTTTGATTTGAAATTTTCAAATGGAGAATTCTCAATTAGTCTCATATACGCTTTCCTTATCAAAATTGCATCTTAACTCATTAGGACCTACAACAACACAAGTACCGGCGCGGTATTGATTGTCCATTGCGATGTAAGTTCTCGGTATTCACATTTTGTGCTTGTTGACCGCCATGAGGATATATGATCCGGTAAACATTCCACAAATCCATACAGATATTGCAATCAGAAATGGATGTGGCCCGTCTAATTTATTCATCTAATACCTTTCAAAAGTAATCTTTCAACATTATGTTTATTAATCTAATCAGCATAACTAATATCAAAAGCCTTTGACCTTCAGAAACCTTTGATATTAATGAGCTGCAAAAACAAAAGCCCCAGCGTCGAGCTGGGGCCTTCACTTTTATTATTGACGCACTTTAACTTGTGCAGGAACCGGTGCTACTTCACGCACGATTACCTTTTCAACAACTTCGGTTTTGTGGATTACAACAGGAGCAGGAGCCACTACAGGAACACCTCCCCATACATAGCTCAAACCAACAGCTGCGCCAACATTTTTACGGGTGTCAAAGTTAACACCCGCTTTGCTGACCCACTTGCCAGAGTTGGAGATGTGGGAAACACCCAAGGCCACTGCGCCTTCATGTTTGAAGTAGCCAGCACCAACACCTACAGCAGTTTGACCGGCAGCATGAGGTTGCGGAATTGCAGCAATTGCGCTTGCACCGGCAATACCGGCACGAGATTCACGGCGCAGGTCGTGCATTTCTTTGCGCAAGATTGCTTCGTTAGTACCCATACCTTTAACCAAAGCGGTCAGGTTATCCAGACGTTCAGTGTTAGTGTCAACATTGCCACGCAGCTCATTGATTTGGCCATCTTGAGCTTCATTCCAGGCGTTTTGCTGTTGAACAGTGTGGTTCAGAGTGGTGATTTGCTGAGTATTGGCTTCGATATTACCGGCATTGATAGCCACAATATCGCCCAATTCGGCAATTGCTTTCTTGTTGGCTTCTACACCTTTTGCATTTTCGCCTACTTTATTGGCAACGGCAAAGAGCTGGCTACCATTAACGGCATCGGTAGAGGTTTTGGCAATACGGCCGGCGGCAACGTTTGTCACATTGCGTTCCCAGCCTTCGCTACCCATACTTGTTTCACCTACAGGACGATGGCCGGCAAAAGTACCATACTTAACGCCATTTACTTCTGCAGTGGCAGTACCAACAGCACCAGTTGTTTTGGAGCCGAAACCCAAAGCGACATCGTGTTGATTGGTAGCGACGGCATTGCCACCGACGGCAGTAGAGAAGCGTTCCAAGGCTTGTGCACCTGAGCCAATAGCGGTTGATTTCTCACCCATAGATTGGCTGCTTTGACCCAGGGCAGTTGATTGAACGCCACCGGCGTAGGCATGCAAACCGCCTGCAAAAGATGAAGAACCCATAGATGTAGCATGTGGACCAACAGCAGTTCCGGCTTTTGCATCTACGCCAGTTGTAGCACCTTTGCCAATAGCAACGGAAGATTCGCCCAGGCCTTTAGAGTCGGAACCAACAGCAGTTACCATGCTATTGTAAGCTTCGGCGCGTTGGCCAATTGCTACGGACATATTGCCCTTGACGGCGGCATTGTGACCAGATACAACGTTGATTTTGCCGTCTACGGTATTGTGAATACCAGATACAGCATTAGATTCGCCTGCTACAACGATATCGGTACCAGAAACGGTATTACCATGACCGGCAACAGTGAGCTTTTCACCAGTTACGGTATTGTAGTTGCCTTTAACATCATTTTCGGTACCGGACACCAAGTTTGCGGCGAAAGCAGGAGAAGTCATCAGAGCGATTGCAATTGCGATATGCTTTTTCATAGGGAGGATTCCTTTTTGGTTAATTGGCGATTATGCCAGTTTAAGTAAAACGTTGATTAAGCTATCTTAGAACAGCAAGTTTTTATTGCATTCTTCGATAACTTTGTACTCGCACACGCGAGCTTTTGAACTATCGTAATCAATAGGTACTGATACGAAGTTCTTTGGATTGATTCGGAGTTTAACCAAGCGCCATTTACCCCCCAGGACTTGGCCATAACCGCTCTCGCGAAGGTAGCGCAAGGATGCGGCGTGAAGACCTTTAGAACAGGTTCGGCTATTGTTGTCGTCAATCTGATTGCGCGGCATCTTAATAACAGAGCCAACAGAATTATCGATCTTGCCGGTATAGACATCTTTCCAATCGTCACGAATAACTTTGTAACAGATTACATAGCCTTCCTTGTCGATTTCGATATCGTTATGACCGATAAACGAATAGAGGTCATTAATCGTCCGGCGCGATGGGTTTTCTTCCAGATGCTCAAGGAATTTCAAGAATGCTTCTGGAGCAATTTCATTATCGCCAACCTTACAGGCGCGATTTACAAAAGTAGCAATTTCTTTCTGCAACAATTCTGGAAGTTCAGAGTCAACAAGTTCAGATTCCCAAAGGTCAACCTTATACTTGCCGATTGTAGCATAACGAACATTGGAAACTTCCAGGAACGTTTTTCGAGCGTCCTTACGCTTGTACCACGCATCCAGGATTGTATCAAAATCGGTTTTAACAACCGGCGAGTTGAAGAGTTTGGCCGTTAAAATATTGCCATTGTCTTCAACTTTGGTCACCACGATAAATTTATCAGGATTGACCGTTACGTTGTAATTCATTGTCTAACCTTTCTATGTATTGACAAAAGACTGCGTTTATATCATCCCACATAGGATACCGCTCATCCAAAACTTTTCTTATTTGCTGCTTAATTAAGATAATACCAACAACATTAAGTGGGTGCAAAACTTTCTTAGTGGTGATAGCATCTCCGCTATTCAGGATTTCTAGTCCAATTTCTTTTGCCCTGTTTTTAAGCAACTCGGATCTGGAGTACACAAACTCTGAAAACGAGATTGAGTCTCCACCAAATTCGCAACTTGCACGAACAGTATGGCTATCTAATCTAGCTCTTAGAAAACCCTTGCCATATTTCACAGCTTCCTCTTTTACTTCGTCAGACATGAACTCCATCAATTTATAGATATGGAGCTGACTGACATCACCGGCAGTGAAAGTTAAGACGTTTGGCAGTCCACAAACTCTTGCCGCTTCGAATCCCTTTGGTGTTCCTCGACCAACATAGATATCTTTTCCAGGGAACAGCTTCTCGAGGGCGCTTATTGCATTCGAATAATGCACTTGGCTAGTGCTTGGAGAGCCGACCACAAATAGCTCGTCCGGATTAATTTTATCTACATCATAGACAAGTTCTTCCGAGCCATTTGAGGCAAAGAATATTGCATCTGAAAAGCGAATCGGCTCACCTTCGCCTACACTGAACTGCCCCTTATTGTTTCGACTTAAATATTTTCGAATCTTAGGACTGTCCATGTTGATAATATTGCATTCTTTGCCAAGAGAAGCCGCAAATGCTTTAAGTTCGTCTTCGGGCTTATCGATAAAAAAGGTTAAGCCCTTAGGCATACATGACGGAGGAACAATCGTTTCAGAGTCCTTCACCATAGATGTAGGCGCGAAGTTAAGGCAATCTTCCTTCATAATCAATCTAATCATGCCCATAACATAGCCTTTGAGCTCTTTCTTTTGAACATCTGGTTCTAAAGACCTTGTTGCCTTAGAGCAGTATTTGCCTATTCCTGGCTTATTCCAGAAGCCCCACTTTAGGCCGTCAAGAGCATCAAATCCGAGCTTATCAAATATCTCATCCAGAATTGGCCTTGTTTCAGGAAACAATACAACCTGGAATACCCAAGGGTTATCTAGAAGCTCTTCTTTGCTCATAGCCTTGATCTTATCAAAAACCTTAGTCATCTTTTCTCTATGGATTTTTAATGACAGACTTCTTATATCGTCATCATAGGTAATGCTCTCTCTAGAAAGAGATACTTTTACTTCACCAATAGGGACATCGAGGATGGTTTGACAGTCAAAATAGGTTGAAACATTTCTCATGGAATACACCGGGCCGCCAACAGATATCATCAACGTTGAACGATAATGTCCAGGAATACTCGTAACTCTAAGTCCATCTGTCACTTCGAAAACATTGAACTTAAACTCTTTGCCGTCCAACTTTATCAATTTAGGCAATGGCCAGAATCCAATGAGTTGATTTTGGTAAGCTTCTTCAAGCTTGTCAATATCTTCCTGTTTAATCGGAATACGAACAGTGGTTCCGTTTGGTTCGTTGGTATCAGCATCTTTAAGCATGACCTGATAGCTTGGCATGTCATTATTCTTGGAGGTTATAATGACGTTTTTCTTGCCATCTTTTACAGACGTAGAAATAAAATAGTCTGCATAGGCTAATGGGCTTTTAGAGCCAATACCAAAGCCGCCGATATCTTCGTTGTTGTCGTCCTTGGTAGACTTGAAGAATGTAGTATAGACATTAACCATGTCTTCATAGTTCATGCCGATACCGTTGTCTTTGATTTGAATGTAGTGTTCTGCTCCATCTTTATGAGCGGAGACTTCTACTGGGCCTGTATAACCGGCACGGCGGTTTGCATCATGGGCATTCGCTACGATTTCACGAATCATAGATTCAAACGGCTTAGAATACAGATCACCAAATAAACTTCGGAATGTTTTAGCTGCTACTTCGATATTATATTTATTCTCGGCCGTAGTTTCGGTCTTACTTGCGTTTTCAATAATCATATTTTTTACTCCAGGTTGAAAATAAATATAGAATCAAAATAAGTTTAGGCGGACAGGATTTCTCCCGCCCGCCGCTTATTACTTAGAGGAAGTCGATATCAACTTCATCTTCTTCTCCATTGTTTTCCAAATCAGTTTCAGTTTCCTCAATAGCGAGTTCACCAATACACTGATTGTAAATATCAAAAGCAGGTTTAATCATGCTACCTACAAATGTATGTTTCACAATCAGGTTAAACCATTTGGAAATTTCTGGGTCTTTCAAATCAATAGCAACGCCGCTATTGTCTACTGTTTGACCTTTATTATGCATACGGAGAAAATCACCAGTAAGCTTAATCAGGTTATGCTGTTCTGCCCAAATAGCGATATTAATAATCGTCATAGCTGTTTCACGGCTATAACTCATTTCAGAAGTAATAGCTTCTACCACTTCTTTATGGACTTTTTGGTCAGCGCCTACAGTAGCCAACATGAACTTTTGATGTTGCGTCGCGCCGCCCTTAATATGTTTGATCGCATTGATTACATACCGCTCATTGGTCTCGGTATATACATGGTCACATTCCTGTGCCAATTTTTCATTCAAAGCAATCTTCACATATTCTTTTCCAGACTTACCAGAGATGGCACGGTTAGCAAGCTCTGAGCCTTCGTTCAGCAAAGCAAGGTAAAGCTCGATAAGCATACCGAACTGCCAGCTGTTGTTGGTCCCTGGACCCACAGCCTTCTTCGCGTTGGCTGAATTTGTAATCAAGTCAATGTAGCTTTCATCACCAGGACGTTTGCAATAGGTAGGAGTGTAATTCAGCTTATAAGGCTTCTTCCAATCTAACTTCTTAATGCTGTCATATTCTGACTGCAGGAAATCTTCATCCCATTGCTCCATCTTTTCAGTGATGTTGCTCAGTTTAAACTCAGCCATCATTTGCTGCGCCTCTTCCGGCAATACTGTAATTTGCAGCAAGTCACCATCAATATCCGAGTGGCTGCCTTTGATTACGTCTTTGCCGATTAACGCACAATGCAGATTGGATTTGATATCAAGATAATCCTCCAGTGCAAATCCATAGGTTTGCTTCAGGTATGCGTCAAATTTGTTTGCATCCCATAGCTCTTTGATTAGAAGCTGACTTTTCCACAAGAACGGAGAACGAAGCGTAAACGCATTCAGTTTCTTAAATGCCTGAATGATGCCTTGTTCAACCGGCAGATTCTTGGTTGGATAGACATATTCGTGCAAGTCGGTATAAATACGGTTATTCAATACAACGACAACACCGTCTGGGACATAGATGTCGTGCATCTGTTTCATATTTACGCCGCGCAGTCGTGGAGTAATCATGGTTTGAATCAACGTTTGGCCGCTAATTTCTGAAGAGTACAACATAGACTTCAGCGCCGCCATATAATTACCATATGCACTTACACGTTCCTGATTGCGCTCATTACGGCTTGGAATGATACGGTAATAGTAAGACTTACCTAATAGTGCATTTTGGATGATTTTACAAACCTCGATTAAAATGCCGGGATAAACATATTCGCCATTGGTTTGTTTGCTACAGAATAAACCCAAAGTCTTAGCATCTGGAATACGAATCAGAATGTTTTGACGTTGTTCACTCAAATTGATATAGAAGCCTCGGTTAAAGTCTTCGTCCAACAATTTGGAATACAATGGAAAGATGGAACTGTGTTCCAGAATCAGATCGTTTTCAGTGAAATAATTCTTTAAACTTCCTAATGTATAAACAGGTTTATTTTCCGCTGCCACAAATCGGCGCGTTTTGTCATTCAAGCATTTCATCAGCTCAACCACAGCAGACTTCTCATCTGCATCGATACAATTGTCCAAGATGTATTTGGCCAACCCAGATTCTTTAGTCTGAGAAATGTATCGCAGAGCGTTAAAGCTCATCTTCTGGTTGCGAACAACGGTAAAATGACTACCAATTTCAGTATAGTTGATTTGAACAACACCGTATAAACGGGTTTTGAATTCAACCAACCTGCCTTCACGCATCATTGTAAACGTTGCTTCTGGGATCGAATTAGCCGCGGCGTTAATTTCTTCTTCGTCCATAGAACAAAGAAGTTTATCGCCAGATGTAGGCTTGTAATAACCATACTTCAATGCGAATGCAGCCTGCATTAAACGTACAGTATTTTCCTTGGCCTTGATACTATTGACACCAGTAATGATATCAACCTCAAGATCGAAGTCTTCGTTTACGATACGACCACAAGTCATCATGGTCTTGGTTACGCCTTTTAAGCCGGTATGAGAAGTGATTCGAGAATTCCCTACTTTGTAGTAAGCAGCGAAATCAATACGGGCTGAGTTGTTGTATCCATTTTGGGACACTTTGGTTACTTCAATTTTGACCACATTGTCAACAAAGATTGGGCGGCGATCAAAAGAACCTAAAGCCACGGAGCCGTTTTTCGATTCATATGTCTTGCCTTCTTCAACAAAGATTTCATCAAACTCTGTTTCTTTATGGCGATTCATATAAACGATTTGGTTACCAATTCGACGGTTAACTTCTAAATCGCCGCCGACTTGGTGATAGCTTTCCAAATCGATATCACGATAAACAACAATCGCATCCAATCCTCCATTGTCCAGTGCAACATGGTCACCATTATTATCAAAGACGAATTCGTCATTCTCATTCACAGCTGCGTCTTCAATAAATAACGGTTTAGCTGGCTCCAAAACAACAAAGTAATTACCATTAACGTGAGTTTTCAGACGCGCAGGCAATGCAGATGCACGAGGGAAGATAGACAAGAAGCCGTTAATACGGTCATCCTCATCATATTCGAAACCAAAGCCTGCACAAGAGATTTCTGCAGTGCCATCAGTAACAACAATCTTGTTGCTTTCTGAAAGCATAGTTTCTGAACCCGGCATCAGATTGAAGCAATTTGCCATAGCTGTAATAGCTTCTTTGTCTGGACTGGTAATAACACGACGATGAACCAAATCGCCAATAGGCTCATTCTGATTGACATAAACCAAAGATGTGCCATTGCGAGTGCTATATGGTGCCCACAATACCAAGAGGTTCTTGGATTTCAGATTTGCATTGAACGCGTTTGGGCTAACGTATTCAACAAAGTTTGTGACCAGCTTAATATCACGGCGGATATAAGTGGTAAAGATTTCATTGTTCTTCAGTGCGTGTTCAAAACGTTCCGCCAAGAAGAAGTATAACATTTCAAAATGGTTTATAACTTCAATCGGTGCCCGTTTATTAATATGGCGAGAACAGAAGGCAAAGTGGGGCCAATGATTCTTAGGATTGAAGAACGATTCAGGAATGATAAATTCGGTTTCAACAGCCTTATCGTTGATTACATTGATAATCTTAAAACCAAAAGTATCAGGCTTCAATTCAAATTCAATGCGTCCCTCAACAGTTAATCGCTCACGAAAAATAGCAAACACCTCAGCTGGTGTAGAGTCTTTAGCGATTACTGGAATGTGTCCTTGGGAAATTCTTAAGTGCATTTTATATACCTTTCTAGGGTTATTTATACATCCATGAAAGGACCGACACTTTTCCAAGTGTCGGTCCTAGTTATTTTGCCTTTAATTTTTCTGCACGCTTCTTAATAGCTTCCATCACCCACTTTAAACGGCCTGTAAGAAACTTTATTCTTGCGTAACTGTAATGCATTCTTCCTCTGTTTGAGCGCATTTTACTTCCCTTCCTTCTTTGATTCTTGCCCTTTTGAAATTAATGAGCAGACCATTTCATGACAGCAGCCACAACAAGTGGTTGCGCCGGTCTCTTTTTGTATTATTTCAAGACCTGCACCATTACTAACCATACTAGCAATAGTCTTATCATTAATATTCTTGCATATACAGATAACCATATATCAAACCTTTCTTAAAAACAAATAACATACGAATTGGCCCCAGTACCTTTCGATACCGGGGCCTCTTTCGCGTAGGGAGATGTTAAAGGAGCCGTCTTTCCGTCGTCCTTCGGCGATTGCTTATCTAGGAAAACATGAAAACCCATAAGCAAGCTGTCAAGAAAGGTATATGGTCAGGATTTTGCGGAGTCATGGATAATCCTGAAACCATGTGCACTATCGTTTGTGGTGGTGCGTAAAAATGGGGCCGAGTAAGCATCAAGTCAACTGCAATAGGATAGGCTGTGAGACTATTTGTGCCCTCGGCGAGTTTGGTTATTGGCTGGCACCTTGATATATCCGACTGTATACAAAGAAAGTCTGAATGGTGCACTTATGCGGTTTATCGTGTAGTCAATACGAACAGTACCACTGTTATTTAAAGACTATCATGTGCAGGCGCCGCCCATATAGAACACGCCTACCACACTAACTTGTTTTATTATTCAAAGGCCGGTTCGCCTTCCAAGAAGATACCCGTAATACGAAATTCGCGTTTACCGAAATCTTCGTCATCAAGCTCAATTGTGCCAACGTCGTAAACCACATCTGCTTCTACCAAACGACGGATATGTGATGGCAATTCGGCAATACGTTTACCTTCTTTGGTCAACAAAATGGTGCAGCCCAAGTCTTGGATATCTTCATCGGACATACTGGCGATTGCGTCAATGTCTTCACGGCTCAATGTCATAGAGTCAACTTCACGCAATTCGCGTTCAGCAAATTCTTTGAATTCTTTGTCATTGATGCCACTGAAAATCAACTCTTGAGCAATGGACAAACCCAGCTTTGCATAGGCTTTGTAGAGTTTGTTAGGAGATTTCATGATTTAAATCCTTTTTATAAAATGTCGTATTTAATTTTGTAGGTGTACTTAATTCCGTCCAATTCCAATTCATATTGAATTGCCGGAAACTTGTAATAGGTTTGCCTGATTTCTGAATAGATGAAGCTGGTGTCGTGCATCTTTAAAGCCGCGCGATGTTTTACTAGCCTATTGAACAGGCTTTCAGCTTCAGCATGAAAAGGGTCACGAGTTACAGACAAAGTCTTTTCAATTGACTCATCCTTTACCACTTCAATGTTTACAGAGCAAGAATACAAAGTCATTGCTCTTTCAAAGAAATAGTTTAAAGTACGAAGCATATCCTTTTTTACAAGGATTAATTGTTTTTCATTTACCTGCATTTTGTGCCCCTTTTTATTTTTCAAGCGTTTAGGATAGGCATGGTATTATGAGATACTGGGTCTATCCAATTCTTTTTGTATGCCTGCCAATTGAAATGAACTTCAAAGCCTTTGTTGTGAACAATACCAACGCCTTCTAAAAGTTCATTGGGAGCCATCATTCCACTACGAAGGTCTTCGATATATTGAGCAGTATCAATATCTCGGAGCCATTTTCCAAGTGCAAATCCATTTCTTTGGCGCATAATTTCAAAAGCAGACTTGCCGCCCTGACCGGTGCTTTCATAGCGATACAGCTCTAAAAGGTCTTCATGGGAGAATTCAAAGTTTCCTCCCATATTTCTGGCTAGGCGGCGATACATAGCTGCTTTAGCTGCAAACTTTTTGCTGCAGCCAACTTTTCGTTTGTTAAAAACTTTCATCGTTTAGCCTTTAACTTGTAGAATACATGATGACCAATACGGCGTGGCTTTACTGCACGAGGCGCCGGCCGTCTTCCATTGGAGGAAAAGAAAATAGCTCCCCCTGTATTATCAGCATGCTTTTTCGCCTTATGTGCCGAATATACAGACTGGGCAATCTTTTCTGTTTCCTTATCATAGCCAGTTTTAGCCCGCAACCTTTTGTTACGATACCATTGAAACTGACCACGTTGTGCAATAATACCATTTACCGTATTCGGAAACTCTTTATGCTTTACACGATTCATGATTACATTGGCAACTGCTTTCTTGCCGGCTACGGATTCACCGCGGGCCTCATTGTGAATAGCAGTAGCTAATGCTTTTATTTCTGCTGACGTTGAATTCTTACGTTTACCTGCTTCAACGTTTAAACTTGCAACCAATAGAAGGGCTGCAATAAGGATGCGTTTATTCATCTCGAGGTTCTCCATAAACTACTATGTAGCTCCCACCGGAATGGGGCTCAAGAGCTACAGTAACGTTGTTAAATTCCTTCTTAAGACCCTGGATAATTGTTATAACTTCATCGGCGCTATAATACACACCTTCTGATAGAAACTGTTCAAACAATCCAAGCTCTTTTAGCTTATTAGGCATAATAAACTTTCCTTGCCTTGAAGCTGGTGTATGATTTCAGCCAGCTTATTTTTACTTCTCTGTTTAACGGAAGACACAAATGCTGCTAATTTGCGTATTCCAATTGCAATTAAGATTAGCATAAGTGCCTCCGTTTTGCTATGCTTCTGCTTTCGCAATGATCTTTTCGATTTTGCGCAGAAGACCAATGTAGTAGTTTACACGACCAAGAAACCGTTTAGTCCGCTTACAGTCCTGATAGCATTTCAAGATAATACTATCATTGTCGCCGTAATAGCGGAGATGATGTTCATGAGCTTCAAATTGATAGTCTGCCAGAATACGCAGATTATTTTCTTTGACCTCTTCCAATTCACGATTATGGGCATAAATCATTGCCGGAGAAATCAGTTCTTTGACTGAGATTTCTTCTTCAATGCCGGCCGCGCGTCGGTTATTGAGTCGAATCTGATTGAATTTCAAAGTCCGAAGCAAATCCTCGAAACGATGCACATTCTTCAGAAACTTCTCATTGAAATGTTGGACTTCGGTGTTCATTCTGAAGCCTTTTTGTCCGGTAATTGCTCAAGGGCCGTAACAGCGCGCGCAGGCTTAGCTTCTTTCAATTTCGAAGCTTCGATCGCCTTATTCATATGCTGAAACTGCATATCTTCAAATGCAGCCTTCGTGATTGTGCGGCATAGAACTTTAGGCTCTTTGCCGGGAACGAGGTCGTTTACACACTCTTCATAGAAAGTGCCATTTCGATTTGTTCCCATCTGAACCCAATGGTCGGCGTTCAGATAAATACGAGACGATTCGTCTACCTTACTGCACGCTGTTAATGCAGCACATAAAGATGCTGCTACCAGAAAAACAATTCTTGCTTTCTTCATGTTAATTGCTCCATTTAGTGATACACAGACCGGTTACTTCATCAGGATTCACAAAGCCAATCTTGCCATCGTCACTGTAAATATACTCACGATTTGGACTTACACCAACGATTCTGTAAGATTTGTTAGTTCCGCTCCATGTGATGAAAGATTGAGATTCATAAGCCATTCTTATGGCAAAATCTGATATCGCTTTGACTACTTCATCCATTTCTTCTGAAGTTGCATATCCGGATATTTTACTTTCCTCAAAGCCCCTTAGCTCTTTTTGTCCATTTGGTAGATATAATTCAACACAGACGGATCCATTTACATTAAACGAAGCTCCAATTATCGACTTTGGAAAACCTGAAAGCAAATCAAAATTAGACAAATCGCATGCAACCATACAAACCCTTTTGCTTCCGTCTTTTAGGAATTTGCCGGACAATGCGTTTTTAATTACGGGCGAATTTGTAAAACCTCGTCCCCAAAGGAACTTCAGGTTTTTAATTTCTTCTGGTTCTATTTTGCCAATTCCTTCTTCGCTTTCGAAGATATAAGACCCGTCATCTCCCTTCAGAATTATTTTTTGGCTCTCATACTCTGCATTATCCCAGGTAACAGGAACCCCGAAATTTCGTGCAAACGACAAAGAGTAATTCAAAAGGTCTTTTTTGAAAGATTCAACTTCCTGATCGTTTGCATAGCGAACGATATCGCAGCCTCTGTATGAATCATTTCGATTTCTGCCGTCGAGCCGCCATCTCCATCCTACAATATGACCCTCATCAAAAAGGAACCCAATTAACGGATGAGTAATGCCTTTTAATTTTTCATTTTTAGACAAATCGGCTGCAACAAACGCAACAGTATCGCATAGCTTTACCAACTTGCCGGCCGCTTCTGACCAATCTTTTGCTTCCATGTTTTACTCCATAAGTTATTGATTACGATAGTGTTCACGGACAGCCATCAAGGCGCGTCCTAACAGATTCTTGCCGCGCCAATTGTTTCGGTTACGGATTTCATCGCTCTTCCAATCCAATTTAACTCCCCAGATTCCATCATAGGGAGAACCTTCAACCAGTTCACGATTGCCGGTGCTCATCAAGAATGCTCGAAGATGAGCAGGAGCAAACTTCGCTTTAAGGATTTCAACCATTATTCCGTAACGGTTCTCATCCCATTTTACAGAGTCAAAATTCTGAATGGCACGACCAATTCGCTTAACTTCTTGCGGCGTCCTGGCATTGACCACTGCCCGAGCTTTAGACGGCTCAAACATCAAGGCTTTCTCAAGCATAAAAGCATGTTCAGAGGTCTTAACAACATAGCCCTTCCATCTAAACGGCGCCGGATGAAAATTGCTAAATGGTGATTGTGAACCAAAGAAAGTCACCATATCGTCAAGAAACCGAGAACCCATTACAATCTTTTCCATTTTTATACCTTTCTTTGATTATCTCACCATACAACCGACACTTGCTCTTTGGATCTAATCCTTTTCTTTGCCTTTGTAGCTATACACAGTTTTTGCTGAAACCTTTTTGATTACATATTTAAGGCCCAGCTCTAATAAAACGAGAGGCACACCAATAGGCCAAACCAATGCAATCATTGCGGCAATATGTGTGTGGAAATCGACTTCATATTTGGCCACAGAGTTGTAAGGATTGTTTTTATTCTTCTTGTATATAGATACGAATATCGCCATATATAAGAAGAACACCAATACAGCGGTGGCTATATAAGCCGAAATGTAGATTATTCCCATGTTTAAGCCTTTGATTAAAAATAATAAATGCCTGCGTTTATACTCCGCAGGCAAGAGTAGAACAACACGCACGGTTGGGTTGTCATCCCGAGTTAGAAGTAGCATTTCAGCTACCAGCCTTTGTGACTAAATCATCGGCTCCATTCAGAATCTAGTTCTGAATCATATTAGGATAAGGAACATTTGAATTGTCCCAAAAGAAAACCGACACCTTATCGAAGGTGCCGGTATGCCTGCTCTAAGATAGCTTATTTTTGATTGTAATGAGCCCCAATTGTATCAAATTAAACACAAACAGAGGGAGAGAAACAACAAATACCAATAGAACGTAGAAAATGAAACAGATGGCGCTTATTAACAATACAGGAATGATGCATATCAGTTGTAGAAAACCTACCAGGAAATCAAACATTTAGCCTTCCTCTTTGAGAATTAGGCCGGCGCGGGAGATGTTTAATTCAACACCCTCAACCAATTCAGGAGTGTAAACTTGAACATACAACCTACCGTGGAAGTTACGAATCCAAGATACGATATAAGTAGTCTTAGGAGACATAAACGTATATCGAAGATAAGGATCACCCATACTATCTACAGCCTTATCCATATGCAAGGGCACACCAAAGTTGTGCTCTAGATCAGATAAGAACCAGTTCAGATTACCGTAATATGTCTTAGCATCATAATGCTTATTGGCATATTCCAGAATCGCATCAAAGATAGGATTGCCGGCGAGCTGAGTCAATCGGTCAGCGTTAACCAATTCGTCAACAAAGGATTCAATGTCGGCGATATACTCTTTACCGACGTTAGAAGACCAATCAAAAGGCTCCGCGGCGGGGTCAAACAGAACAGTAAACAAATTCAAAGGAATCATAATAAAGCCTTTCTAGGGCCTTATACAGACCCTATTAAAAATCGTACATGTACTGCAATACAAACGAGTAACCATACTCAATTTGCCAAACGACATCAGTTGCTATCAGAAGAATAGGCGTCGTCAAGGATATGAGACTCAACTTCTTCATCATTGTTCCCTCCAAAACCGGAGAATAAAGATGTAACAACAGGTGTAAGAACCCATACACATCCAAACAATACAATACAGCCAGTAACCAAAGAGGCAAAGGTACTATTGTACATAAAACAGATAGCAGAGATACCTAATACAGTACAAAGCTTAGTAATTGAAAGACGCCCCTGTTTATTATAGAACAGTCGCGCCGCTATTAGATTAAAGCGAGAACGGATAAAACCCATAATGAACTCCATTTATAATACAAGCAATCAGTTTTAGCTATCCAAATATAGCTTACGATAGCCAATATAACATAAGTAATAATGCCCGCGTAATAAGCCAGTTGAAATCAACCAGCTATAAAACGCAAACTTACCTAGTGTCAGATATACTCATACTTCTTATAAAGACCCTTGAAGAAATCACCAATAGGCCATTTAGCAGGATAGTAAACCCACTTCTTATTTTCATACTTTTTGTAGCCAATCAGTTTCTTCAGAATGAACAGAGACGCGCCGAAGATAAGACCGGTCGCCGCGCCGATTACAAAGCCAGACATAGTACCACTAATACCACAAGCAAAACCAATTAACAAAGAAAAACAAAGGTCTACATAAGCCTCATAGCCCAATATTTTATACAAAAGGTCAACATTACTTTTAGCCAATATAGACAATATAGCCAAAGAAGTAATAGCAGAACCAAACAATATCATAGAAATCATGATACACTCCAATATAATTTTTACCATAAAATAACCGACACTAAATCTAAGAACAATACAGAATCAAGGATAAGGATGCACTTCCAAGCGCAACAAAACGGCCCGCGCGGGAAGAATAAAATACACCCATAATAACAAACAAAAACCAAATCCTCTATTGTTCCATAAAACAAAACAAAAATCAAAAATCCCAAAAACAAAACAAAACTAATACAAACAACAAAAACAAAACAATAAACATATCAAAAATACCCCAATAACAAAAAAGAACAAAATACAAAAACAATCCCTATAAACTCACACTTCCAATAAACTTACCATATAAACAATATACACTTATATACTATAGAACATATAAACTAAATCCAGAACCGGTTCTGAATATTGCACTTCTGCACTTCTAGACCGGACTTCCTAATCTAGGGCGTTTATACGTTAATTGCGCCTGGTCTAGAGCCGCGCCAGAATATGTCCAGATTCTGCATCTAGGTTTGATAGTTACTATGCAAGTATCTCAGTCTAGATATCGCCATATACTGTATATCTGCTTATATGGTATATATTGCTTATATTATAAGGGTTTTGGGTTGTATTAGTATTTGTATTATATGTGTTTATATAGCTATTATTGTAGCTAGTATATGTGCTTTTATTCTTGGTAATCAATACAAGAGCGGCCCGCCCGTCTATGCAGTCCTTTTATATGCGTATATAGGGCTTATTGATATCTTCCGTATATACGTTTATCTGTATATAGGAGAAAACGATACTTTGCGAATTTTTCTCATTTAGACCGTTTTTAGGGCTATTTTTACTGCTCTATATTATTTTTATGCCTCGTCTGCTTATTTTTTAAGCAAATTTAGCCCTGTTTTTGCCGATTGTTTCAAAATCAGCGTTTTTTAGAATCGTATACAAATCAAAGAGTTAGTATACTTTCTCCCTATAGCGGATACACCATGTATCAGCCGTTTGTTAGCATCTAAAATACCTGTCAATTTGCTTATTTTTTAAGCAAAATGACCTGTTTTCTATGCCTATACTATGCTAATATACAACTTATGCTACGATTCTTGTTATTCTTGCAATCTTATGCTAATTTTTGCTACATACCAATTGCAGATTTTAAGCAATCAGAGCTATATTTTTGCACTTTTTGAGGATTTTCTCATTTTTTGTGAATCGTTATTTATCAACAACTTACGATTTTGGGGATAAACTTTGCTCCCTATCCGGATAAACGAGATTGTCAACAATCCTAAGCTTACCCTGCTTCAATTTGCGCAAACCTCTATTTTGCCAATTTTAGCATTTTATTGCTTTGGCTTCTATAGGATTTAGCTCATTTATACGTTTATTGGGCTATCTTCCCATAGTATAACCGACACTTGTTCTATTATACTTGCTGGTATATACAACTACGGCCGGCCCGTTTATTCGTATAACCGGTATTAGGATATGTATAACCTTAGATATAATCTCTTATTCTTGTATTGGTATCTTATCTTTTATTTCTATTCTTGCTTCTATAGGTGGTCTTTTAAATACAATAGGGACTATAGCTAATATACTATCCCGCCGCGCCATTTCATTCAAAGCCTCAAACAACATCTCAACAAATCACAAAAACAAAAAATAACAAACCAACATTTCAACCAGCCTCAAATTTAAAATAAAAAAGATGCCAGTATGCACTTCCATGCACACCAGCATCTTACACTCTTCTTGCTGCAATAGGGGCTCGCTTACGCTCGCCCATTACTTCTGCTATTGATTAGAACGGAGCATCCTCGTCATTGTCTTGAGCTTGTACTACCGGAGCAGCTTGACCACGACGACGACCTTTGGCTTTAGGTGCCTCTTCAGCTACCGGAGTTTCGGTTTTAGCAGTATCGGCAAAGATATCCACTTCACCTAAGTCCAGTTCGCCAGGTTCCAGTTCATCAACATTGATTTCGGCTACAGCTGCAGCTACAGGATTGTCGCCATTGGATACGCGATAACCGTCCATAGTTACACGAGCAGTTACGACCCATGGTTGACCTTGCTCTTCATCTTCACGAGGAGTGCGGCTTTCGAAACCGAGCACATTACCCTCAGTGAAGAAGATATCGCTTGCATTGCTGCTTACGTTATCAAATGCTTCGGCGCGGGTTTGTCCACGACCATTGTTGCCGTTGCTGTACATTACTGCACGAACAGTAACTGCATTACCGCGGCCGTCTGTGAAGTTCACAAACTTACGGCAATATTGGGTCGGGTTAGTACCCTCGGTCATTTGTACACCAGCCAGATAGCCTTCATGCAATTCGTCTTGTTCCAGGCTAGTGATTTCTGCTTCACCAGTAATGGTCAGATGATAGTTGGGAGCCATACGGCCATATGCACGAGGAGTTGCACGGACGTCTGTGTTCTTGCCGGAAGCTTTGTAGCTTGCTGCAGCAATCGGTACAATGCAAGGGCTCAAGCCATTTGCACCGACATAGATTGCAGTAGAAGTAGCCAACGTACCAGCTTCGATCAGGGCTTTGATTTCAGCTTGATAACCGGCAACGATTTTCTTCATGATTTCGCGCAGTTGTTCTTCACGAACAGCTACACGTTCACCATCTTCTTCTTTGGCGGTTACGATATTTTTGTCGTGGCTGATGAATGCAGCACCGGAAACCAGAGCATCGAAACCTTTGTGCAGGCTCAAGGCTTTTAAGGCGAGACCGTTTGCCTTGGCGTACCATTCTTGACCGAATTTAGGGCCAACAGGAACGGGGAAGCTTGCCAGTTTGCCATTGCTGATAGACAAACCATTGAAGCCGGCGTCCAGGAATTCCATTGCATTGGCATTGGCATTGCGAACGGCATTAACGATTTGGTTAGTCGTCATACCTTCTGCATAGTCAACACCATCATCGGCATTGGTTGCAATCCAACAAGCACGTCCGTTGCCGCGAGACATCGGAATATTAGCTACCATGTGGACCAGTTTATATACTGCCACTTTGTAGCCCAGCGCTTGGCTTTCGTCTGGACGTGCATCCAGAACGTAGAAGGTGCGGCGAGCTGCTGCTGTTGGTGCTACCACTTGGCCATTGATGCTGTGGAATTTGTTGCGGCCGGTATTCAGGTTGCCAGTTTCGATTTGATTCATGATGATTTTCCTTTCGGTAGATTGATTAAAAAGATTTCTTTCGGTCAGATTTGGACCATAGAGCTGTTTTGTTTTGAGGTCAGCTCTGTTCCCTCATAAAAATACCGACACAACCACTAGGGCCGCGCCGGTACTCTTTATTTCACCTTGACATTTCGAAGATACGAATCTGCAAAGTTTAGGTCACGTTCTACAAACACCACTTCTGGATCATTAAGAGCAGTGACATTATTCAGGCTATCAGACAATACAATAGAGCCACGATTACAAGATTTAGCAAAACGAATAGCTTCTAGTTCTGCTACATTGTTATCAGCGGCCCGTATAATCTTAAAGCCATTAATCTGCATATTACTAGAGCAGTAACCAATAGCCCACTTGGTATTGGTCACCTTTCTAGCGTCGCAGTATATTTTAGGCTGCACTTGAAGCTTCTTTCATAGCTTTAACAAGCACACCGGTTTCGCCTTTACGACCAAAATCTTTGGTAGTAGCAGCGTCAAGAATACCTACCAGCTTACCAATAGTATAGCCAGCGATATCACGAACCGCGCCGAGGACTTTGCACACACCGCCATATACATACATGACGATACCTTTGGCCAAGTCAATCACAAACGAGCCGCCGCGTTTGCAGCCAACCCAAATCTTGTGAGTCCAGCCCTCTTTATCCTCGTCATCAGTTGCATCAACCAATGCAGACAGGAAGGTTCCGAATTCACCAGACACTTCTTCGTCAGCTTCTTTCAAAGCTTCGTAGAACATGTTAGTGGCTTCGTTGACCACATCGTTTTCAGCAGTCAAAGTAGAAGCACCAGTAGCGTCGGACTTACGCTTATAGTGAGCCAACGCAGTGATATAGGTAACAACTGCTTCATACAGTTCAGGTGTTACTTTATCGCCTTCAAGGTTCAAGATGTCGGTTTTAACATCTTCAACGGCTTCAGCGAACTTCTTACCTTCGAAAGAGGCCTTTGCAGCCTCGATGGTGGCAGGAGTGGATTTGATTGCAGATTTCAAAGTTTTCATGGTATTTCCTTTAGCTAAAGTTTCAGATTTGATTTCGGTTCTGGACATTTCCTCTGCCCGTTTGAATACAGACAAAGTAACAGGTCCAATTCTCTCCGGATTTTTGAGCTCAGTTCCAGAGATGGTGACCGTAACACCATTATTCTCTACGAAGCCTTTTTGTGTGGCTTCACCCAATACAGAAAGCCATAATACGGCTGTCTGTGTAATCTTTGCTTCTAACGGGCCTTTGTTAAAACCGTTAGCTTTTTGATATTGAAGCTCCAGTTTGTGAAGCTCACCCTGTAATTGAAGCAGAACCCTCTTTGCCTGCTTTTGGTTTTTGATTTCCATAATGGACTCCAACAAGGCAACGTGCCTTTCCATAAAAATACCGACACCAAATCAAATCGGCGCCGGTACTCTTTAATTAAATAACTTCAAAATAAGGGTCAAAGATAGTACCCTTATGGACGTATTTACCATCTTCTAATTCGTAAACCGTAACGTTTTGACCGAATGGCAAACTGGTATCACAGATATAAATCTTAGTGAAGCCCAATAGACGGAGGCTTTCATCTGCATTTTTATCAGACGAATGTTCGTACATGTCAATCCACTCGGCTTCCAATTTGCCGATATTGGATTTTAATACAACAGTCTTGCCATATGCCCAGTGGCGGATTTGTTTCAGAAAACGGTTAATAGAAGGATTCTTTTTAGCCATGATTATCTCCATAAAAGGCTGTTAAAATTATTTACCACAAAATAACCGACACCTTTTTACGGGCGCCGGCTCTTAGTATTAGTTAACAGTAGTAGAATCACCTTGTTCAGAAGTCATAGATTCGCCGCTATTGATTTCAGTCGGTACCTGAACTAGTTCTTCCAAAACTTCATCATATTCCGCATTAACTTGTTTCATACGGAACATAAACAAAGCAACAGTAGGAGCTACAGCAGCAACCAAGCTAATGGTCGATTCGAAACCTTTAGCCCATACGTTAGCAACTTTACAAACAAAGCCGCTATTCATGGTAATTTCAACAGACTTACCAAAATCCTCATCTTTAGCATTCCAGCTAATAGTATTCGGATTAATTCTTACATGGTGACCAGACTCACGTTTACCAAAGATACTGGCAACGGAGTTCGAATACGCCTTAACATTCGAAGCGATAACGGCCAAAGTAGAAACTTCAGACTTGGACAGTTCGATACGGATTTTCATGTTTATATACCTTTCAGTGTAAGTAAGTTTTGGGCTTATGTGCCCCTCATAAAACAACCGACACAAAACCGTTGACCTTATGTAACCTATATTCAATACGGAGTTTGCGATAGTCTTAGCGGATTTATATGCGTGGATATACAACTTTGAGCTTAGGTTATTTGTCCAGCGGGCGGAAAAAGAATGGCCGCCGTTCTACTATCAAAAGGTAGTATACTTGGCGGCCTAAATTTTATGGAGGTAAATGAAACTTTCAAATGGGAGTCCTTACTTCCCAAAAAGGGACCGACATCAAGAGCAACAAAGCTCAAGATGCCGGCAAACTCACTTACTAAGGGGAAAATATGTCATAAAAGAACCGACACAAAATGCGCGGCCCTTTCGTATTGTTCCTATTTATAAGCCTCAGCATCACCAGTAGGAAGCTCATTTACAGACAGCTCTTTATAAGGATTAGGTTCTTCCTTAGTAATGACCGGACTGCACACATCTGGCTTAGTCATAGCCTTGCCAGCCATAACAATATTAAAACCAAGAAGAATAAACCAAGACCCAACCAAAATAATAGCCAAAGCAACAATGATTGAATCTGGGATACGTTTAAACATAGCAACCTCCAAAAATAAAAAATAAAAAATAAAAATTATCATAAAATAACCGACATCCTTTTACAGATGCCGGCTATTTGATTATTGCATTGATTCGATAACATCATTGTGGATATCGATATCAATGATATGCTCCCAACAGGCCACGAGTCTGCGGAAACTTTGCTCAGGCGAGATGTCTGGGTGATTAGCCCAGTCATCCTCTTGGTCTCTTTCTTCGCGGAGTCCCACTACATCATGAAGCAGGTCTCCGTCGCTAAAACTGCGGAGGTAATCTTTGTAGTCCTCGACAGTCTTATAACCTTCATCTTTAAGGCCTTTGAGGAAAGATTCTTTAGCTTCATCATGAGCTGCATCTTCAAATGCTTTAAGCTCATCAGGACGATGACGCAATTCAAACATATTTTTAGTTGGTGTAAACATTTTTAGCCTCCAATAGCTATGGTTATTAAAATAATAATTGAGAGAACAGTTCTTCTCTCCCATAAAAAGACCGACACCAATAATCTGGGCCGGCCCTTGTATTGTTAAATAGGACTGAATTCTTCAATACGATTAAACGCCAAAGAACCATCATCATACATATCAAAGATAACCAACTCATCCTCTTCAATATGATTAGCAATAACCTCTCCACGGTTCTCCCATACGGAGACACCGCCAACTTTATTCATAGCGGCCTTCAGTTCACCAATAGAGCCGTAGTATTTGTCAAAAGCAAAAGAAACCATTTTAAACCTCCAATCCTTTAACCTTGATGTCAACGACTTCCATATCCTTAAGACATGCCGCGGCATATGCTTGATCATAAGCTTCATCAAAATCAACGGGAACGGTGTAACATACCAAGTGATCCTCGGAACTACCATCATCAAAGGTATACTGAACCAGAAAGTCTGTGTACTTCATTTAAAGCCTCCATTGAAAAATTATTATCAGAGAAAAGCCGACACTAGGCCGGCCGGACTTAGAAATATTCAATAGCAGTATGGCTATTGTAAACCAAGGAACCATCCTCTTGGATATCCCAAGAAATACGGACATCATAAGCAAAGTCGTCAACGTAAGCTTTAGAGCCCTGGATTTCAATGAACGCGTCATCTCGACCGCAAAAGAATGCACGGAGTGCGTCAACAGAAGCAAAATTCTCTTTAAAGTTAAACATGGGAACCTCCAGTATAAATTATTAAAATTAATCAAGAAAAGACCGACACATTTCTGCATCGGTCTGAAATCTTATATCAGAACGGGTGATCATCACTCGCTCTAGCTCTATGGAATAGATCAGCATACTGACCAACCCATTTATTAGGATTCATACAACCCTTACTAGGGGTTGCAAACTCATGAACAGCAGAACAGTAAACTGCCTTGCCATCTTGAGTAGGAATCCTGTGAAACCAATCGGGAATGTCATCTTCAGACATCTCGCAGCCGATTGGCATAACAAAGGAAACGCCGCGATACGCAGCGCCGTGGATCTCGCTCGCGCAGAGTTCTGCAAACGGCGAGTCTGGGGCAATAACGAATTCTCGCATACCCGGGCCTCCGAAAAGAAAAAGAAAAATAAAATGGAGAGGAAATCTCTCCAACCACGAAACAACCGACACCAAAACCTCTACACGTGGACGCAGCCCCATATCTCTACGGAGCCGTATCCAGCGAGCAGTAATCTTTGGTGTTTTTGGTTTGTACGGAGTTACAGCATATCGATTGCCTCGTCCATATCAACTTCGTGGTAAGTTTCAGTCTCAACCACCTCTCCGTTAGCCAAAGCTTCAGCCTCAGCAGTTTTAACCTCGGCCACAACTTGGATTTGGTTGATAACTTCACGGCTAAGCGCTTTTAAAATAAAGCTAAAAGGAGACTTACCGTCGAAGTCCAGCAGATTATTAACCGCTTTAGCGTCGTCCAGACCAAAGAAGAATGATGTGTTGTAAATTGCGCAAACATCTTTGGTGTACACATCAAAGTGTACGTTCTTCCAGGTAGCGGTGTGGGCAATTCTAACAGCATTGGTTTTATTCCAGCTGTAACCTTCAGCAGAGCGGCTACGTTTATCCGCTTCAAACAGCTCCACAAACATCTTGGCGACTTCGTAAGCCTTAGCATCGTCTTTGATAGACATCAGCTCGAAAGCCTTCTCAAAGGCTTCAGCCATTTCTTCCAAGCCGGTCTCTTTGTTGCGCAAGTTGAGATACTCACAGAAACGGACACGACCGTTGCTATGTTTCATGTTCTCAACCACTTCTTTTTGCAGCAAGATACCCATAGCATCAATAGCCAGGTTGGCCAACTCACTATAACCAGACTTATTGCGGATCAAATGTGTCAGAGTAATCAGATTATTAGTCTCGCTACCAACACCAGTTTTTGCGGCGACAATTTCCTCCACCGCCGGTTGTACGTCCTCTTTGCCCCATACTTGAACAGAACGCTCATTGATCTCCTTGGTATTCAGAGACCCCAATTCATCCTCAACATAGGACAGCTGTTGCTTAGCAGAGTTGCATGCCAACAGTTTAGACTCGCTCCATTGCTCTTGGCCTTGGTAACCCTTAGCCCAGAACAAAGTCAAACGGTCGCCATCCGCGTCATCACGGTTGGCCATATGGGAAAGGGCATCAACAAATACCACTGACTCACAAATGAAGCGGTTCAATTCCAGCTCCGCCTCTGAGTCAAAGGACATCAGAGTTTTGACTTTAGTTTCGTACAGCCTGAAGTTATTTTCCATTAGAATAGGAAACTTGATGGCACCGATCTCGCCGCGTTTTGCAGCTTCTTTGTATTGGCGGTCTGCGGTAATGATCTTAAAGCCAGACTCAAAGTGGTAAGATACAGGCAAGCTACGACCTTTAGGCAAAGAGAATTTCAAACCTTTGTAAGCACCGAAAGTTTCCTCAATAGCAAGAATATGCTTAGCATGGGTTTTAACCAATCCTACAGCTTCCCAAGTTTTAGTACCTCTGGTTTTAGCCATGAGTACAATAGAGGCGAGAGACTTGAAGAAGTCGCCACCAGTGTATTGTAGCCCGGATACATGGTCACCAGTGATTGTCTCTGGTTTATCCCAGAAGTTAGAGCCAGGGAATACAAAGCTGTGGTCTCCAGCTACAACTTCAAAGCCGCGAGGCATATTTAACAGGCCGGGGAATTTACCTTTGCCATTAAACAGGTTAGTAAGGAATGTCTTCATAACTGACTCAGCGGTCTCCTCACCAACAAGAGCAACGCGTTTAACTTGCTCTACTGACAGAGATCCATTTCCAGCAAACATAACGGCGAACTTATCCGCCCACCAGGTACGAGTCATGGCCAAGAATTCATTTGCAGTAACAGTCCAATCTACAGATTTGGCAGCGGCAACCGCTTTGGCAGTGCGTTTACCAGTACGACCTGCAATAAAGCCCTTGAATAAAGTTTCACCATATTGACGGATCATTTGGTCCGCCAAAAGAACACCACCTTCTGCAGAGTGAGACACTGCTTCAACAGTGCCAGCACGTTTCATCTCTAAAAGACGAACTACAGGCGAATAACTCGTATTGCCTGCCTTCAATTCAGAAAGCAATTCATTCATGAGCGTCATCTCGGGCGCTTCAACTTCTACACCCTGGATTTTGTCATTTACTGAAACTTCTGCGCCAACGCGTTTATGACCTTGCAGGCTGTAGAAATCAGAGACGTAAATCTCTTCATCAATCAGCGCAAAAGTGTAAATCAGACCATCAACATTTACCGATTTACTATTTAATGCTATGGCCGTATTTGCAGTAGCGCGGAAACCCTCGTCTTCCATCAGGCGTAACATAAAGTCGGACAGGTCACCACCCATGATGGCGTGTGCTACGCCGACCATTTTGCTTTTCAGCATCGGGGATATAACATCTACACCCAAGTAGTCAACCAAAGCATCGATCTCTGCCACGTTTGTTACAACGCCCTTGGCATGATGAAACGACACAATGCGCATAGTGCCATACTGTTGGATTAACCCTTTGCGACCATAACAAGCACCGCCGCCAAGGTTCATTGCCAATGGATGACCTTTGGTTTGTTCCAGGGTGTTAACTTTATTACCCTCTTCGTCAGTTACAGACAGCAGAACGGCAATCTTGCGGACACCGATACTAACCTTAGTGTCCAGGTCAGGATTCAAGATGCCACGCGCAATGCTTTTCTTAACGTCGTAGACGCTGATAAATTTGCCAGCTTCTTCAGGATGGCTAACTGCCACCATAGTATCGGCAGCTTTACGGCTGATGAATTGAGCCTCTCCAACAGGCATACCTAATTTCCAGCTGGTATCTGGGCTAATGTTATTCAGGTCGCCGTGCTGAACTTTAACGCCTTTGGGAGCGTGTTTATCTGCCTTAACTACGACAACACCGCCTGGTTTTCTTTTCAGAGCATCGACCAATTTGACGCCCTCGGTATTAATACCTGCCATCCAGTCAATCAGAACTTCGATAGACTCTGTAACAGAACAAATGCCATCCTCGTATGCCACGAATGCGTGACGTACCACAGTTTCTCTGCCCAATGGAGAATTGATCAAAGATGTAGCAATAGTTCCTTTCTGCGCAACTACGCGAACAGAACCCTTGTTAACACGGCGGATGTTAATATCCACTTTACCTACAACAGGCAGGAATTCGCCAGCTTTCACTTGGCAGATTTGACGAGCCCAAGATTTGAGCTTATCAAGTTCGGCTGCAAACTCTTCATCAGAAGAGTCCACATTGGCAAACTTGCCGGCGCGAACTGTTTCGACACGTTGTACCATAGTAGGTACTTGCTCTACATAAAAACTATAGCTCATTTCATTCTCCTTGGTTTCATTCAAAATCAGAGCCTCGATTTCTGCATTGGCCCAAGACAGGGCCTCAGAACGAGAACCCACCTCTTTGATAGCAACGGAAGCCCCGTCTTTAACGATAGCCACAATTTCAGGCTTCATAGCAGCTGCACGACTACCTGAGAACGCCACAACCTCAACGCCAGTCATAGAACGAACACCAGCACGAATATGTGCAGAGTAAGCATATTGTTCTACAGCAGCTTCGTAAGCTTTAGAAGCAGCAGCATTAACAGTTGCAGAGAAAGTTTTGAAAGTTACGTTTGACATAATAATTTCCTTTTTGTAAGTAAAATAAAAAATAAAAGATAAACTGTTTCGGATGTTTTCATCCATCATCAGCAGAGACACACATCTCTGGACAGTAAGCAGTTTATAGTCATGCTTAGGACTGTAGATTATTTATCTACTGTATAACCAGTAACGCTCTCACACTCTTGTACTGTCATGTGTGAAGTTACACGACAATGTTGGAAGTCGCTTCGACGCATTGCATTACCAGCAGCGTTGAACAATACAACAGTAACGATAGCAATCAGGATGTAACGGATTTTCATGATAATACCTTTCTTAGGCTAGGTTAAATAAAATAATGAGACAGGATTATCTCATTTATAATAACACTCTGTATTGAATGCCATTATAGATAAGATAAAAAGAGGATGTGTAAGACTGGAGTTTCCTACACATCCTAAAATTATTCACAACAATAAAGAGATTACAGGTCTTTGCAGAGCTCTTTAGATTGTTTGCATGCTTTGTCAACAGAAGTGATATTCACTTGGTCTTTTACACCTTCTGCTGCTTTCTTAGCACCAGAGAAAGCGAAAGAATAAAAGCTAAAAGCGAAGAATGCTACAACAAGAGCGATGATGAAGTTTTTCATAATTAAGGTCCTTTCCGTAAGGGTTGATAAAATAAAAGTTTATAAATGAAAGCTATCCAGTTTACCCAGGGGGCAAATTCCGGACATACCCCCTATGTCAGGGATATCATTAATAGACACCAGGCGTTCGCACTCGTTATACCCTATTTTTATCAGTCTTATTCCGATTTTTACTTCGCATCCATTTTACCCTCAAATTACAAATCAAATAGCCCATTTCGTATCAACCTGCGTTCGCACTCATTATCACTTTCTACTCTTCCCTCAATTTGCCCATTCTTCTCTCTACTCCTCTCTCAACGCTTCTCTCATTTCAAGTTTCACACCCCTTCTCTCGTCTCATTCTCTCCATCCTTTCAACCAACCCCCAATCTGTTTGCCTTACGGCAACCAATTTGCCCGCCGCGCCGGTCAATCTGTTGATGATGCCAATCATCCCCCATGTCACCCCAGGGGGCTCAAATCAATGGGGTGTGGGTGTTTGCGTTTGGGCCAGCCGCCCGGTTTAAAATTTTTCTGCCTTTTGTCATTTTCAAAGTCCAGTCAGTTGACTTTTCCTATTGTTTCTGTTCTAATTGTTTCTATGGGGAGGGTCGCTCCCTCCCTGTTTTGTATTGATTCAGATTTTTAAAAAGCTTTTTAGAAAGTGATTTGATTTTATGGCAAACTTGCGACAATCAATCTATGGGGGCATGTCAGAATTCCTCATGCGCTCTGAGAAGCAAGCCCAGTTCACCGCTGCTGCTGCGGTCGGTGCAACTGCCTTTGGTGCCTATGGCGTTGCTAAAGGTGCCGTGTCGGATAACACCACGATGTTTGGCGGCGGTGTCGGCGGTGCAACCTTTGGTGCTGCAGTTGGTGCCGGATTGGCTTACGCTGCTTCAGGTGCTCATGGCAAAGGGATGCGCAATGTCCTCCGTAATTTGAACAACAAATTCTCAGGTGCCGATCTTGCTGCGGAAGACATGTCACGTCGGACCCGTGAAATCGGGATGAGTCCGAAAGACTGGGAATCGGCAATGCGCTCACAAAAGACCTATCAGTTCGGGGATATGAACTATAACACCGAAGACCTTCTTCATTCTGTTAAGAAGAATCGTGGATTCCAGAACGTCTCTATGACCGGCAAGAAAGAATGGGAAGCTTGGTTTGATGGAGGTGCTAAATAATGGGATTGTTTAACACATTCAAGCGTGAGATGGCTGCTAATCGTATGGCCACCCGCGCAGCAGAGAATTCTCTTCGTAGCAAACGTGCTATGGAGAATGCAGGGTTCACTCTTGCTAGAGATGTCAGAGGGAAGGTTGCTACAAATGCTTTGGCAACCGGTGCTATGTTTGGTGCTGTTGGTTATGCCTACAATACAGCGACTGGTGGTGATGCTTTTGGTGGTGCTACTAATGGCATGATGGCTGGTGCTTTGGTCGGCGGGGCGCGTTCCGCGTCTAAGTTGATTCGTGCAGGACGTGACGGTCGTATTGTTAAGTCTATGAGCCAATTTAACAACCGTGCTAAGAATGCCGGCGCCCAAATGGACACAACCTCCTTCTCTAACGCCTTCTTTGGCGGACTAGGTGGAGCCGTTGGCAAATTCAACAGTGCTAATCGTAGCCCTGTTAATAAGACTGCATCTGCAGCTAAGGCTGCAAGTGCATCCGGAACCGGTAGCAGTAACACATATGCCGGCTTCAATGCCAGATACTATGGTGAGCAATTTACCACAGCTGGCCAGAGTCCTAAAAATGGATTCTTTTAATTTCAACTAGGGGAAACACACATGTCTGAAAAAGACGAAAGTGCCGTCCTGGGTGTAAAGATTCCTAAAAGCTTTGGGATTGTAGGTGTCTTTAGTGCCCTATGTTCTATCGTTTATGGTTCATGGATCGGTGCAACCGCTATGGCCAGGATCGAGTCCCAGCAAACGTCAATCACTGCAACGCTTGAACAAATCAAATCCGATTTAGTGACCAAGAATGAATTGGAGTCACGCGTTCAGCTGTTGAACAGTGCTATTGACCGTAACAAAGAGGATATCCGTCGTCATGACGAGCGTATCTCTCACGTTGAGGACGTATACCGAAGAGGCAATTAAATAAAAGATAAGGAAGCAATATGGGAACCCTTAAAGGAAACCTGATTGCTTTTGTATCTAGAAAACTGTTCTTCTCACTGGTAATCTTTGGAGTCTGTGCCTGGCTTCTTACAATAGGGAAGCTGGAATCAGGCTCCTTTGAAACGATTACAATCTCTATCATTGCTGTGTATCTGACGTCGAATATTGCGACCAGATATACCGTATCCAAAGGCAAGCTGGTTGCTGAGGCAGGTCAGGGACAAATCCCTCAACCTCCGATGAGGCCAGAACCGGAAGATGACGGACCTATGGAATACGAAGAGTATGTAAAAGATATACCAGATGAGCCAAAAGGTTGATTTATAACGACTTTTCCGAAATGCAGGAGATTTTAGACAAATGCTGTTAGAAAGATTAAAACAAAATTCGGCGATTCGTAGGCAATTTGGCGTCCATGGTCGTATTAGACTGAAGTTTAAGGATGGCAAAGAAGCCTATATTTACACGCTGGAGTCCCCTTGGGACTATAATCCTGATGAACCTAACGGCATTGTTGGTCTTAGCTGCATTAAGGATGGGGTCTATCAAATTTCAATCGAAGAGTCTCCCGTTCATAAGATAAAGCTTCCTTTTCTCGTCAATCCTCAGAATGGGGTCCAATTGCGTCAAAAAAGTGCGGCGACGGACCGGTGTGGGCACGCTTTATGCCACATTGTCGACAGGGATATTTATAGTATTTACGGGAGATATATTCTCGTCGGGGCAGACACTAGATATAATAGCCAGGGATTCTATGAACCAATAGAGGGATATAAGGCATATACCCTATTGATGAAGTATTTGGAAGAATCCGGCGATAAGGAGGTAAAAATTACATGGGTCAATTAGTTAATGACTTCAGTCCTAACTGCGGCAAGCTGACTGAATATTTTGAAGGCGTTGTTTTGCATAAGTATGATGATGGTGTTGGTAAAATTACCATCGGCATTGGTCATGCCATTAAGCCTGGGGAAGTATTTCCTGAGAAAATTACTGCTGAATTTGCAAGAGAATTACTGAAGAAAGATTTGCAGTCTGCTAAGAATGCAATTTTGAAATATGTGAAAGTTCCTTTGAACCAGAATCAGTTTGATGCACTTGGTATCTTTATTTTTAATATCGGCGCCGGGGCCTTTGCATCTTCTACCTTGCTGAAGAAGCTTAATGAGAAAGACTACGAGGGTGCATCAAAGGAATTTGTTCGTTGGAACAAAGGTCGAGTCAAAGGAAATCTGGTAGAAATGCCAGGTCTGACACGTCGCCGGCTTGCAGAACAAAAACTGTTCAATACCGAACCGAGTGTTGCCGACCCTTTAAAATCCATTATCCAATAAAATAAGCTCCAGGGTTTTAGCCCCGGAGCTTTTCTTTTTAGTTGAAAGGATTTGAACGGAAAGATGTTGAGAAGGAGTCCATCACTTCTCTGTAAACCAGAGGAAGATTTTTAACCATTCTTGCATCGGTAGAATCATCAATCTCTTTGATTCGAAGATTCGATTTTGCAAATTTGTTTTCTAAGTCTCTGACTGAGTCTTCGCCGAATTCCAATGAGAGGAATTTCATCAGGCTGGTTGTATTGGCAAACGGGTTGTCTTCGCCATCTTTTAGAGAGTCTTCAATCTCTGCAATCAGAGATTTTGGCATACAGAGATTGATTTTAAGTTCTTTGTGTGGAACCCACTTGATCGCTCTATTGTAGTTGATTGCTGTGTTAATCAGCATTGCTACAAGCTCTTTAGGAGGAATAACATAACCGTCTAGACTTTGCTCTACAACTGCTGTGTAGTTGGTTCTGTATTCGCCTGTAGCCAATTTACGAAGCTCTGGAACACCTTTGCCGCGTAGTTCTTCGTATGACTGTTTGTAAGTGTAGCGGTAAGTTGGGTATTCAATAACCACAGCGCTCAGGAAGTATTTGTTTTCCAGTTCTTCAATGCCGCGCATTGAGGTACGTTCTTCGCGGTTTACCATATAGATCAATGGGAAAATGTTAACTTCATCACAGGCCACTTGGGGATTGCGCATTTTGCGCTCGTAGAAAATCTGACCAACTTCGTTGTTTACAGTCTCGTTAGAAGCCCATACATCACGAACGCCGGTCGTTTCGTTGTAGGCAACTCGTGGAGTAAGGCACATTGCACAGGTAGAACCCAGATTGTAGTAGGTGATACGCTCTGGTTGAGATTGGAAGAATTGGTCTTGCAGGAATTCGCTTTTGCTCATAGTAGTAGTTCTTTCATTTGTTGTTATTATTGTTAAGAGGATTGTTTCCGACATCCCTCACTACAGATATGTATTATACGGGAAACCGGATAAAAAGTCAAGTTTTTTATGAATTTTGTTTTCTTTAAAATCAATGGTTTACAAATTTACATTAAAATTGTTCTTGACTTTCTTTCCGATTGTGTGTATTATATGACACTTTGTGCACAAGAAATGTAAAGATTGCAAATAGCTCTTGACTTTTGTGCCGAAAATCCGTATAATAGCACTTATGATGTTGATGACGGAAGAGCACTGTGTCGGGATAATCTACGGCGTCCGGTCTTCAAGAGACATCGTCTTACTGTGAATTAGTCCTAGAGAAATCTAAATAACCTCGAGAGGCGGGGTCGGATGAGACAGTAATGAAACTCCTAGACGTGGGCGAGCCTAACCAAAGGAGTCAGTCGAAAACTCGTTGTTGAAGTAGCGTAAACTCCCTGATACAAACTCCCTGATCCAAAGTAATGTATCAAAGTAATACGAGAGGTGGCGAGTATAAATAAATTTCCTGTTATGCAGTGGATTGTAACCGAAATGATACGAGTAGGCCACATGGGAAGATGAAACATCTCTGGTCTTGTAGAGATAGCATATTGAGCTACAAGATGACACCGAAAGGTGTGACTATAAATGGAAGTATGAACGGTCCATGGATTGGGTTCCTTGGAGGGTCAAGATGGGTGAAGAAAAAGCCTAGGGCATAATTCTCTTACAATTAGGGTTATGTCAGTAAGACATCTACGTTGTACAACAAGGTTAGACTGGGTTTAGTTAGTTAATTCTAACTAGAAGACTGTATCAAATTTGTCTTCTAACCGTGCTATGGTTAGGCCTAACTGTATCTATAGAAAACGTATAAACTTTCATAGAAAACGTTTTCTAAAAGCAAGTATACGTTGATAAACTTGCTACTATAATCTACATGGCCGCCCCACGGCGGCCCAGAGTAAACGAAAATAAACGATCTAGTCTAGGTCATATAAACGATCAATACAGAAAAGAAGGTTTCTTCCTATTGATCTAGACTCTAGACAGGCTGCTACCGCAGCCCGGTTAAACAATAGAGAAAATAAACTATCCAGAACTGATAAATTAGCAGATTCTGATCTAGATCAGACCTAGATAATTACCTTGGAGGTAGCTTGATGCTACCTCCTATTTTATTTTGTAAACTAGCTAAGTAAGCTTACTTTGCTATATAAACTTGCTTATTTCCTTGTATTGGAAGTTTACTATGCAAACGTTTTAGAGAATTGTTGCTAAATCGTGGTTATAACCACAGATAGCTACTAGGTCATATATCCGATTATTGCCTATGACCATGATTTAGCCTATACTAAATTATTCGATAGTAAATTCTGATTTCAGATTCTACCCAGATTATACGAGTCTTTACCTGCATATATTCCCGTTTCTCTTGTTTTTTAGTATGTTGAGGTAAGAATAAGAATAACAATTTAACAATAGGATATTTAGTTCTATGGCTATTCCCAATAAAGAAATCCAAGAAATGTTCGACTTATCTGCAGGTATTATCTCTGCTCATGAAATGAGAGAGAAAGAGAAAAATAAGACCAAGACAGATGTAGAAAAAACAGTCTCCAAAATAAAAGAGACAGAATCTAAGTCTATTCCGATTCTGTTTTCAGCTAGAGGTATCAAAGTTGCAGATAACAGAATAACCAGAGCTAGATATCTGGATTCGTTATCTCTAGACGATAAGCTATACGAGAATATTGTACTGACAGAAGAAGAGGCATTGGCTTTCAGTACAAGCCTACGTCGTTCTACTGATGGCGGTATCACTACATATGCACCTATGGTTTGCAGAGGTGAGAACTGCAAGGTCAAAGAAACCTGCCTAACTGGAGACTCTATGGTTTCCATGTATGATGGTAAAAAGGTTAGACTTGACCGAATCAAGGAAGGCGATAAAATCATCTCATTCAATACGAAGACAAAACGAATTGAAGAAGATGTTGTTTATGCCACAGCATACGTCGGCGAAGAGTTGGTTTACGAAATTAGAACCATCGCCGGCCATTCAATTAAAGCAACCTCTAACCATCAATTCTTCGGCACAAAAGGTCGAGGTTCAAAATTCCGGTTTGTGTCTATTGATACAGGCCTAACAGTAGGCAGTAAACTTGCATACGAAGATTCATTTAGCGATGAAGACGATTCATATGGAGATTGCCTAATTACAAAAATCGAATCTATCGAGCCGGTAAGTAGACTTCCGGTATACGATATTCAGGTTTTCAACAATTCAAATTTCTTTGCAGAAGGGCTACTTGTCCATAACTGTCAGTTACATAAAATGGGCAAGGCCCCAGTGGGAGCTCCTTGTATTTATGAACAGGATTACTTGCGCAGTCAAACGGAGAGGTACTTCGAAGAGTTTAATGTCCAGCCAGACAGCCCGACGGAAATGCAGATGGTTGCAGAACTCGCAGAAATCGATCTCTACGAAAGAAGAGTTACCCAAATCCTCTCCCTTACCCATCAAGACTTCAGCCAAGAAGATATTATGGGGTTTGATGCCGGAGGTAATCTTATTGCCAGAGACGATATCTCTCGCTACCTAAATATCAAAGACAAATTGAAAACCAGACGAAATAAACTCCTTGAGTCCTTAATGGCAACAAGAAAAGAGCGAGCAAAGATTGCTGTTCAGGCTGCAGGTTCAAGCGCAGGAAGCGGAAGCCAATCGCTCAAGGATAAACTGGATATGCTTACCGCTGCAACAAGGGGCAAGTATGTTGACCCATCGGTAAAGAACAATGACACAATCAACGCAGGCAATTAAGCCGAAGAAAAAGCCAAAACAACGTCGCCGTCTGAAGCAGCATCAAACAAAAGAAGATCATATCAAGAATAATGGCGCCTACTTCAACAAAGGTAAAAAGTACCGGGCCGGAAAGTATTTCTCAACTAAAGCAGGCAGAACGGTTGAGTATCGCTCATTGTATGAGTATGCCTTCTACAAAGGCATGGACTCTGACCACGATGTAATTAAATATATCGTAGAGCCAATGAAGATTCCATACTCAGATAACTCTGGACTAAGGCGCAATTACATTCCCGATGTCCTGGTTCTTTATGCAGACGGAAGAATTGAGCTATGCGAAATCAAGCCTTCATCTGCAACAAAGGCTTTAAATGTTCAGCTAAAAGCAAGGGCCGCCGTTGCTTATTTAAAAGACAATAAGATAAACGCCAAATACCGGTTCATAACAGAAAAAGAAATCTTCGAAAAAGACGGAGATTATCGTAGACTGCTCAAGGAAGTAAAATGAAGCCATTTAGCAACGTCATATCTCTTGACTTTGAGACAACCTCAACAAACCCAGAGGAAAGAATTAAAGACGTCCGAGACGGCGTTGTTAAATCCAGACATAAGTCGCGCATTTGGTCTATTGGCCTCGCTACAAGACAAGGCGGCACAGAAGCAATATTTAAGCCTTCAAAAGAACAACTCGAATCAGAACGCATAGCTCTAAGCCGTAAAGACTTCTATGCCAGCAATATGGAATGGCAGTCATATATATCCGGACAAAAGAAACCAACGTCAGCAGAGCTTCTATTTGAGGCCACAGACCACGCGATCTTAAAGCATCTGGACAATAGTCTAACATACGGCAACTCTGGTATGATCCTTGTTCAGAACTTAGGATTTGAACGGGCGTTCTACGGAAGCCTTCAAGGTTCCTCAACATCAAGGTTGATGAACCAGATGTATGAGCGCTCTCCAGACGGCCAAACAAGGCTATATACGCCCTCCGAGGTCACAAAAGCAAGGGCCGCTGCTAATGACGCTAAAACGCTCTCAGATTTAGATAAGGCCATGGATAAGGTAATGGCAGCCTACCAAAAAGTAGACGCCTCTGTGATGAAATATGACGCAGAGAGAGCGGTTAAAGGCGGGCTACCCATGTTCTACGCTGCCGACCTTATGGACTTCACCAAAGCTACATTTGTAAAAGCAGCCGCTCAGGGTCATATCCCCGAAATCTATAAAGAGGCTGGTCATAACGTAGACTTCCTATCAAGGCTCTTTCTGGGCGAGCACGAGACACACGGCGCATTGTCTGATGCTAATCAGCAAATTCGACTATTCGATAAAATTAACAATCTAAGAGAAGAGCTAATCTCTGGAAATATCTCAGAGGAAAGTACGGGCATCTTCAATAAGATGAGAATGGCGTCTGGTACGGTTAGAGAAATGCAGGCTGCAAAGTCTATCATCTCAAATATTGAGAAATTCAAAGAGAATGGATCCTGGGATTCAAAGCAAAGAATCGACACGGCCACTATTCCGGTTATAAATTCTCTGACAGGTGAAACTAGCCATATCGAAGTACCAAGATTCAGTCGTAATGTCTCAAACGAAACAGGATTTGCAAACTTCCTAACAATGGTGGGGAAAAGATATAGCGGCACCCATGCTCACGAAGAGTTGCAAAGAATCATCAAAATGGCGGAAGGTAACATAGACGTTGCCCAAGACCTCTTGAGGAATCCTGATTCAACAGCAAGGATCGGCGTTGCAGAAATAAGCCGAGCAGATTTACTAGATAAGATTCTTAAGGGGGAACATCTGACCGGCGAAGAGCTTATAAGGATAAGGGATACAAACATTGCACAGGGAACGCAAAAATCCTTTTCCCAATACGCAGAAGAAGCTTATAATAAAGTTAGAAACAGCCATGAGGCGTTGCAATCTATCCTTCCTCAGAATCATAGGGTCGGCATCCCCGCCATTGGATTAGCAGCCGCGGGCGGACTTTTATACATGATGTCAGACTCTTTTGACGATGATATGAGGGTCAGAAAACTAAGAGATAGACAAGAAAGACTAGACTTTAAACAGTATAACGACCCAACATTCAACAGGTTTTCTGCATTGGATTATTCAAACGCAATTCCAGCAGGATATGTAGAAGCACAATACAGGGATTCAAGAAGAGCGTATGAGTATTGATAGAGCACAACTCTGGGATCAGATAAAGTTAGAATCTAATGATGGATTTTTCTCAACAGACAAGTCCAGAACAAAGAATGCAATAAATACATCCCACAGACTATTCGAAAATAGTCTGGCAAGAAAAGATCATCCTATTAAATGGTCTTCAAATATCTACCGGAAAAATGCAAACACCGATTATGCCGATGTTCGAAGAATGATGGATGCAGTCGACCCGCTTGAAAAAGGCTCAATCGGAACAGCATTAAAAGCAGAGGCAATTACAAACTCAAGGAATAGAACTGCAGCAGAAAGAATCTTTGGCGCAGCACCAGGTTCAAGCAAATTCAATTCAACGCAGCCTGTTCGAGGCGGCGGCATCAATAATATGTATGCCTTCAATAGTTTTGAATCTTTCGCAACTGCAGGTATGTCTGACCACTTAGGCAGGGCGAGTAAGTTTGCTATGGGTTATGGCCTTCGTGATGACCTTATGAACTCTGTCGGCTTGATGACCAAACATCAAAAGTCAATTATCTCATCAGCAGCTACAAAAACATCAGATAAGCTGTTTACTGGCATGGCTCCAATAATGGGAGGAGTGTTTGCATTAACTGAGGCGTCTGACTATATCTTTAGCAACAAAGAATCAACTATTACAGACAATGCAGCTACCTCTATTGCCGGAATGGCCTTAACTACTGCTGCCGGCACATACGGATTCCGTGTTGGTAAGGAATTAACTCATTCTGCGACATCCCTTCTAAAAGGTGTACCAATTATTGGAAAAATAGGCCGAGGAACAGTAGGAGAGGCCCTAGGATGGGCAGGTAGGGCCAGGGGTGTAGCCAAGCTTGCAACTGGCACTGTAGGCGGTCTTGTGGCCGGCGGCGGGCTAATGTGGGCAGCAGACACAGCAATAGGTCTAGCAAAAAGCCTCGCTGATAGAGATAACAGAATTCTACAGGTTAGGAATTCACTATTCACATCTAGCGCCGGAAATACCTCTGTAAACACACAACAACTTGCAACAAGCAGACAAAGGGCTTTTGCAAAATTATCTAAGTCCTCATTAAATGACAAAGGCTATATCCTTGGTAATGAGGCGGCTATACTGAAAGGCATATTCTAATGTCAGAAAAACTAGAGCAAAACACTGACCATATCCGAAAGGATATAGAAGAGGACGACAATCGGACACCGACGTCGTCTCTTATTCAGCTTTACGAAATGCCGTGGCGGGATTATCTAAAACACAAGAACTATGATACCGATATCGGCAATATGTGCAAAAACTGCCAAAAAGAGCAGATTCGCAAATACGGCGAAATAACAATCAAATGTTCAGGACCTAAAGATATTAGTATCCTGGATCAAAACATTGTAGCCGACTTAAACAAAGAAGAGCTTGACGAAATTAAGCAGGCTATGGACCCCGTATACTGGGCAGAGAAGAATATCGACGTAAACCAACCGGACCCGACGAAGCGTTTATATGTTAATAGATGGTACCAATCTATGCAAATTAAATGTCTTCACGGAGATTCAGAAATTTTAATGTCTGACGGATCCAAGAAGAAGATTAAGGACATCGATATTGGCGACATGGTTGTGTCTTATAATGAAACAAGAAGAAGCACTCCGATAAACAGAGTCCTTAACAAGTGGAACAATGGCAAAAAAGAAGTTTTCAGAATCACCCTTGAAAACGGCGACCATATAGACGCGACCGCAGACCACAAGATTCTTGGATGGATAAGAACCGGGCGCGAAAACCAAATGTTAAAATGCCCGTCATTCAGGACGGATTACGGATCAATCGCAAGTGGCGATATCAAGGTCGGAACCGATATCTATGTACTGAACAAATATAAAAAATTCGGAAATGTAGATGATGATAATCTGGCAAAAATACTCGGATATTTATGTACAGACGGATATCTCAAAATTAACAAAAGCTATAGTAGAGTAGAGTTTAGAAACATAAGAAAAGCATATGTTGACGAAATCTTTGATGCTATTGTAGATAGATTTGGTGATACACCTCTTTACAGAGAGTTTGAGGAAAGGGTTGATAAAAACGGGTCGGTTCATCAGAAGCATTATGGAATCTTTTTATACAAAAGAAACTCGAATATAACATCATTCCTTAAAGATATTGGCGCAGTAAACAAAGACACTAGAGAATTGAACATTCTGAGATGGGCATCCAAAAATCTTTCGGAGAAATCGTTTGGAGTGTTCTTAAATAGGGTTATTAGTGGCGATGGAAATGTATACCCAGTACCAAATACCAATACATCGAGAGTTTGTATAGCAGGCAAATACCATTCTGAATTTTTATACGAGCTAAAAGATATATTGAGATCTATAGGTGTGTATAGGGCAGCCATATACCATAGTGTAGATAAATACGGGAAGGGTTCAGTTTTACATATAGCCAATTCTCATTCTTTGAAAGCTCTATTGTCTTTTACCGGCGAAATATTCGGGAAAGAAGAAAATTCAAGAATTGTCTTGAGCAACATTTCTAATATCTCCAAGGATAGAAGAAATGGGAGACTTAAGCGCGGGGCATTCAATACCTCTACAAGGGTAAAAATAGTATCCATAGAGAGTATTGGCGTACATGATGTTTATGATATAGAGGTGGATAAAAGGCATAATTTTATTGCTAATAATGTCATAGTTCATAACTGTTCTGCGTCTAAAAAGGCTATCCGATGTGGACGTCGTTCAGGCAAATCTTACGGCCTTGGTATTGATATTTCCAATAGACTTGTTCAAAACAGTAACTATCAAATCCTTGTAGTAACACCATTCCTATCTCAAGCAAAAGAGCTTACAAATGTAGTTAAGAAGATTCTGCGCTCTCTTGGTGATACAATAGGAACATGGGACGAACTGGTTGAACGATCCGTTACATCTCCGTACCAAGAGATACAGATGAAGAACGGTTCAACATTCAAGGCATTTACCGCCGGTAATGATAACGCAAATGCTGTCCGTGGTCAGGGTGCACATCTTATCATTATTGACGAGGCAGACTTCTTAACGCAAGAAGCATTCGACTCTATTACCGCAATCTTGATGGATAAACCGAATACAGAGATTATCTGTACCTCAACTCCTATGGGTGAGGGTCTGCTTTATAAATTTGCAAACTCAAAAGACTATAAAGAGTTCCACTTTCCATCTTTCGTCATTCCACACTACAATGACGATATGGACAGAGAGTTTAGAAACTCCCTTTCCATGATGGCATATATTCAAGAGATTTGCCTAAGAGAAAATGAGGAAGTGCTAACTGAATACGGCAAAAAATACATACAAGACATTAAGGCTGGCGATGTAGTATTTGATAAAAATATGAACCCTGTTAAAGTATGGCAATCTGCCAGAAAAACGGGACATAAAGAAATACTTAAAACAACTGTAAATATCCCAGACACTATCCTACATACAACTCCTGACCATAAATTCCCGAATAGAGACAATGAGAAGACCTGTATTTCAGAATTATCCGAATTAGAAGTTTATAGGACTCCATACAAAAATAATTCAAAAGATGAAATCCTAGCCAGGCTAATAGGATATAATCTTGGCGATGGAACAATAACCTCTACAAGATACGACTCGTATTGGTATTCTTCAGAGAGAGAGGATATGCTTTTAGTCTCTGAGGATATACGTAGATTATGGCCAAATTCAAAAGCGAGCGTTTTGGAATATTTAGTCAGAAATAGCAACAAAGAGAATGCTCTCGTAAAAGTTGACGGAATGAGATATTCCGTATCTGTAAGTAATGAGGCCACCAGATATCTAATGGATTTAGGTATGGTCCGCGGCAAAAAGGTCGAACAGGAATTTAATGTTCCTGATTTCGTATTGGGCGGCAGTGAGTCGGTAAAAACTGAATTTATAGCTGCGCTATTCGGAGCGGAAGGCTCTACACCAAGAGTTGATAGAAACGGCAAGACTCCATGTACAGTTTCTCTATCTATGTCAAAAAGAATTGGTGTAAATGGATTGCCGTTTTTTAATAATTTAAAAGCGATTCTTTCCGACATAGGAGTCCAAAGCTCTGTGACATATCGCAATGTAGGAGTGAATACTGTCTATACGCTATATGTTCTAAGTTCTCCAGAAAATTTGCTAAGATTTCATAGCAAAGTTGGTTACAGATATTGCGTCAGAAAAGAGCTCGAGTCTCTGTACATGTCTGCATATATTTCATACAAAAACAAAAAATCTGAAGACAAGACCTTGTTTATAGAGAAATGTAGAAATATGAAGGCGTCTGGAATGACAATTGACGATATCTTCAATCATTTCAATAAAGAGTATTCTAAGAGCTATATAGGCAAGGCTATACACAGAGATAGGAAGAATCCAAGAACTGTAGATACGATGATATACAGTTCGTTTAAGGAAAGAAATGTAACTGATAGGGGCAGCATTTTTGTAGAGATATTGTCAAAAGAACTGGTTGACAGCGCTAATACGTACAACATTGGCGTATCCTCAGATGACACTTCTTATATACTTTACAATGGTGTAAGGACATTTAACTGCGCCGAATTCGGCTTGTCGGATAACTCCGTATTTGACACTGACCTTGTAAACAGAAGTACGCTTATTGATACCAATGCAGATGTCCACGACGTAATCCTAAATAGGGATAAGTATATCGTATCATTAGGCTGCGACTGGAACGCGGATAAGGTTGGTACACGAATCTGTATTATTGCGTTCAATAAGACGGACGGAAAAATCTTTATTGCTAACCTCTCCAATGTAAGAAGAGAAGGATGGACACAAGTTGCTGCAGTTGAGAAAATCGTAGAACTAAACAGACTTTACATTCCAGACTACATCTATGTCGACGAAGGTTTTGGTGAGGCAAACGTACAGCAGTTAAAACTAATTGCAGTAAACTCATTTGGTAAGCTGCCAATGGACCATCCCGACCTTAAGCTTAGAGACGTAGTTCCTGTAAACTTCTCTTCGACGCTAGAGCTTCGAGATGTAATGACCGGAGAAATCCGTAAAAAATACTTCAAGAACTTTATCGTAGAGACGACAAAACGGGCACTAGAAACCGGTATTCTTGCGTTTAAGAACCCAATCGCCGCGCCTATTGTTGAGCAGATGAAAAACTACATCGTTAAGTCTAGGTCTGCAAATGGACGCGAGATATACGAAGCTAAGAACCACGAAATTGGTGACCATGACCTTGATGCCTTTATGATTGCATTGGCTGGCCTTCAATTAAACGAAGATTCTATATTAGATACAAGACGCTACTCAAATGTTACAATTTTGCCACTTGAAAAACGTGGCACAGAGGCGTATAATGGCTTAAATCAAATAGAAAAACGCTCGTATTCAAGCGAGGACAAATACCATCGGACAGTTCGTGTCGCCCCTGGAATTAACAGGCGTTCATCAATAACTGGTGGGCCGATGGGCGGCAGAGGTTCTTTGTCTAGAGAGACAGCCTCTACTTTCATGAATAGGTATAGAACTACAATGAGGTCAAGACCTAGATAAGAGGAATCTTCGAACTATGGATTACAATCTAATCAGGATTACTGATAGCACCGTTTTGTCGGATGCCGGTATTTGCTACTATGACCCGATAGAAGAGGTTATCAAAGAAGTTGGTTCTGGATATATGATGGGGACAAACCCAACGTCCCCTGTAGTCCATAAGCTGATGTTGGTAATTAAAAACGGCTCCATTAAAAAGGTAAATATCAAAGTCGTTAAGAATAGCGAACTCGAATCCTTATTCGATATCAAAATTCTTCCTGGGGTTTCGGCCACAGGTCTTTCTTCCTTCGCAGAGGTAGACACATTTAACAGTCTTGAGATTACAGACGGCCTCCAGCCTTACTCACTTATTCCGTTCCATGTTTACATAAAGCCAAAGGGCCCAATAAACGCCCTGCTCAATGCTCCATTGGAGTTGACCTATGAGTTCTAGTTTTACTGTAAAAGAAATTAGCTCTATCCTTGAAGAGTTAACTGTAGCTAAATCAGAAATCCTCGGGAAGCTAAAGGACCTAAAGGTTACGGCAACGGATGAGCGAGACCCAGACGTAATGACAGCAGTAAGAAATCTCTACGGCGAAGAGGCGATAAAAGACGGCAAGACGTCTATTTCATTTGAGATGGTTGCACAATGTATCGACATCGTCCGTAGGGCTGGCAAAGCAAAAGCAGCGGAGCTAATTAAATGATTGAGCTATGGGGCTCACAGAGCCAAAATACAATTGTTGACCAACAAAGGGCGGAGTTGTATATGAGGCTTTTTCAGTATGCCTCATCAGACTTCGTTAATAATCAGGACATTAAGACATTTGCAGAAGATGTCTTGAACTGGGCCAAGTCTGTAGAAAATAGAATGAAGCAGTTTGAGAAAGACTTAAACCTTCATACTCACAAAATTCCTGCACACACTCATCAGGTTCCGCCGCATACTCATCTTATTATGCCTCATGTTCACCCAACGGCATGGGGTCCAAGCGGGCCAAATGTTCCTCAGCCAACAGACACCGGCACATTAACAATGACCGGCGTAAATCAGGAATTCGAATCCATTAAGCCAACAAAAGAGCTAAAATGGAGAGATGGACAAATCCCCAAGACGTATCAGAACACATCTGGCGTTACAACGAATCTAGACAATAAAGTCACAGCAGGTTCAGGAATCATTGGAGACTCAACCGTTCATCAAAGACGGTCAACGCCTTTGGCTAAGTCCATGACTCCTAATGTCCCGCCTTATTTGTTGCCAACGCCACTATAGGACAAAGATGGAATTAAGCAGAAAAGTAAATCCAACGGCTAATACATCATATGCTGTTGCTTATGCACAACTTATTGTTGACCATTTTTCAAGAGCCCTTCAGGAAAACGGCTGCTTAATTCAAGTTCCTGTAGGTCTTTACATTCAATTTGACGACCAATATAATAGATTAGTTGACTACATAGAGAGTGCACTGAATGCTGGCAACATTGACAATGATCGCACTGGCGATCAATTTGACAATATCGTTTCCCCTAGTGGGACTATTAGCCCTAGACACCTCGCCGCGATAAAGAGCGCAATTAAAAAGGCGAGTAATGATTGTTTTGCCTGCAATATCGAAAAGCCGAAATTTGACTTTTCCGGCATATTCGGTAATCTGCTAGGTGATATTACATCGTCTTTGGATCAATTTAGAAACATAGGTAAATACAATAAAGCATCTGTTTGTCAGTATGCGTTCTTTCTATCTTACCTTTGTTTACCAGACCTGCTAAAACTGATTGCACTTATCATTGCGGCAATCGTAAAGGTCACACAAAATATACAGCTTCCAAGATTGACGGTCGCAGTATTTATCAATGCAATCCTCGGCGCTATTATCGAGGCCCTTGTTAAGAACATTTCCGTATTGGCTAGATTCGCCCTTACACCAGTTCTATGTATACTAGACTCTATTGATTCTATCCTTGACCAATTGCCAACTCCGGAAAATATCCGTAGCACAAGTGCCAAGGACTTAGAAGAGCTAGGTGTAAATAAAAAATTCTTAGAAGGCCAATACGACACTAATCTCAAAAAGAAAACAAAAGAGATTAGAGAGCAGTATACATCCCGCGTAAATAAATACGCAGAATCAGCAGAGCTAAACACCCGTAAATATGTAGAAGAAATTATGGGGCCTCTGCAAGAAACAATCAATCGTAGCGTTGAATCGCTGAATAACTCAATTCAAGAGCTAACCGGCCTTTTAAATCACTTTAGTTGCGAACCTGCTCGCTCTGGTTTGAGTATTTCTCAATACCTAAGCAATCTTTCTGAACTTATGGCAATGGCAAATCTTCTAAGATACATTGTCAGGATGAAGGCAGGTAAGGCAGCAATCGAGAAAGTCTGTAATGCTCCTGCTGGACAGCAAAACTTCGGGCAGGATAACGATACGACGGCTATTGACGGAAACCTATCAATAGCTAATATCGGCGCTGTTATCGCTGATACAATTGGAACTGATATCGATCTCATCACAGATGAGAAAGGAAACGCCATTGCTGTTGCTATCAAAGATAACGACGAGGGTAACAAAGATAACCTTTCCTTCTATTCTTGTAATCTGGATGACTTTGCAAGATCTGTAACAGTTCCTGGCCTAATCGAGGAAATCGCCAAATATGACTTTCCGAACATAAAAATTGATGAGTGGAATCCTTCTCCATGGAAGGTTACAATAATTCCTGATTCTAAATACGACTACGGCCGGCCGAATACTTCTATTGCCCCACTTACAATAAATACTGACGATCCTAATTGGAGTATTCCAAAACACATTCAAAACGTCGTTGGTTTTATCGACAAATACAACGGTGCAACAGACCCAGCAAGAACATCAAACGAAATTACCTTCGTAGATGAAGACCTGAATCGAATTATTAAAGATAGATTCGTCAAAACCGAAGACGACAACATCGTAGACGGACTTACAGATTCTGCTGTTAAAATCGTCAATGAGGACGGCAGTGTGAAGATTATAGATTCCACTGGTCGAATCCAAACGAACAACGGTGCACCCACACCAACAGCAGTAGAGAGCGTGGAAAGATTGATTTCCAACTTCAGCAAAACAAGAGCCGGCGATTCACCACTTGGACAGCTAGACTGTATTACAGATATAGAAAACGTCCTTAATAAACTCGGAGATTAATAATGAAAAATGAGGATATGGGTATTCTTCTGAATACCAACTATTCTTCGAATCCAAAGGAAATTAAGGATGCTTTAAGCCGTAAAGCTCTAGGTATCAGAAGACAGTCCCTATCGAATCCGGGGCTGTCTTATTTTGGCAAAAGAACCGGCGGATTTAACGATGTAATCTATCATGGCTTCAAGAACCATGAATATGACCTATACGAATATGCTCGTATTATCGATACAGAGGCAATCGTTGCTAAGGCATTTGAACGTCAACGCGCCCTTATCTTTAAGAACGGTTATTTCTTTGAATCCAACGACCCTAAAAACGTTGAGTATATAAAATCCAGAATTCGGGAAATCGAATACGTTACAGGCACCACGTTCCGAAATTTTATCGAGGAAATGGCCTACAATCTGGTAATGTTCCATAATGCCTACATCCTTCTAATTCGTGATGAAGACAAATCTACTGGCGAATCTGTAAACGTTGGCAGCAAGAAACTGGAGCCAATCGCCGGATGGTTTAATTTGCCAACGGAAACTATCCAACGTAAAATCAAAGAAAACGGCGACGTTGAGATGTATAAACAATATCTTGACCCGGCTACATTCAGATTATTTTCCCCAGAGAAAGTAAGACATCTAAAATACAATGCCCGCTCTGGCTTTACTATGGGCACACCTCCCTTAGAAGCTGTTAAGGATGATATCCTGGCCCTTCGCCGTATTGAAGAATCTGTCGAGACATTAATCTATAAGGGTATTTTCCCTATGATTCATGTCAAAGTCGGCACAGAGGCAAACCCAGCAAGAGTCCTTGTTGATGGTACGGACGAAGTTGAAAAGATGGGTTATGTAATGCACGAGCTGGATGAATATGGCGGCATTACTACAAGCGAACGTGTCGAAGTAAAGGCAATTGGTTCAGAATCTTTAGCGCTTCGTGTTGAAAGCTATCTGGAATACTTCAAAGATAGAGTAATGCTTGGTCTTGGCGTATCAGATATCGACATGGGTATCGGCGATTCGTCAGGTAAAGCAACCGGCCAGATTATTTCTCAGACACTAAAAGAAGCAGTTATCAACAAACAGGATGCAATTGCAGAGTTTGTTACTAACTTCCTCTTGAAGCCACTTCTCGTCGAGTCCGGCAGATACGAAGCTGAATACGAAATTCCTGAAGAAGACCTGGTAAAATTCCGATTCAATCATGTTGACCAAGATGCCCGCATTAAAATTGAATCTCATATCTTAAATATGTTCAATAGCGGCTTGCTCTCTATTAACGAAGCAAGGGCGGAAATCGGGTACAAAGAAATCAGCGACAAAGAGATTTCTAGAATCGGCAAAGATAAAGAAATGATCTTGCCTACCTATCAGGTTGAAACCGCTAAGGTTGCAGCTACTGCCGCGGCCCAGGCTAAAAAAGAAAATAGCTCCGGCAATAAAACAAAAGCAGAAGGTGCACAAAAAGCATCTTCATCTAAGACTAACCCTAAGAATCAATTTAGCGATTCCTTAGATTCTAGCTTATTCCCTATTGAAAATATTAGAGCTGCATCTGTAAATAAAACGTTACTATCTGAATACATTGAGAATCATGTAAAATCAGTTATTGACATATCTGATACACAATCGGATAATAACGTAAAAGATATTGTTTCTGTCTTCTCTGACGCTCTCTTCATAGCAGCTCAGTCCGAAGATATCTCAGACTCAGATATCAAAGATACGCTTTTGGAAATTTACAAGTTAGTTGGAGAAGCATAGTGAGAGCGTTTAACGACCGCTTCGAGACAACTGCAAGAGTTAGTGTGGGAGAAGAGATTCAACAGCGAATCTCAGACTCCCTATCAAATGGATCAAAAGTAAAAAGCATCACAGTAAAGATGGAGGCTACCCACTCGGGTCGTCCAAATGGCAACAACTGGATTTACACTCCATCAGGAATGGCGGCGGGGCATAAGACATTCACCTCTCCGGTATTCAAACCTGTAACTGAAGAGCATCGACCCGACTCAAGAACGTTGGGTCGCGTCATTTCATCCAGATATGTGAAATACGAGAACTTCAGTGATTCATTTAATAATCTTTCTCCTGTAGAATATCTCAGTAAGGCAAAAGAGTCCGGCCTAGATAAACAATACAAGAGCCGCAACTATAAAGGCCTCGGCCACATCGAACTGGTAGCAAAAATCACAGACAAAGAGGCCATCGATAAAATCCTTGACGGCGAGTTTGGATTTGTATCAGTTGACGGCAGAGTACAAGACGCGTATTGTTCTATCTGCTCATCAAAAGTCAACTCTCCTAATCGCTGCGAACATAGACGCGGCGTAAAATACGGGGACGAAAAATGCTATTACGTCGGAGGCAAAATGCACTTCGACCACATATCATATGTTGCCACACCAGCAGACAGTAATGCTGTCGCAACATTAATTCGGGATAGTAAAAATAGTCGATCCCATCTACAGATATTAGATTTTGAAATAGAAGAAGGTAAACAGATGACAGTAAAAATCGAAGACATTAATAAGTCTAGCGAGCCACTTGTCGAATATGCCAAAACTCTGGGGATTAAAGACTATCAGCTTCCCTCTGAGGAAGGCCTAACTGTTCTGGATTATGTTTTTGGCGAACAAAAAACTTTCCCGATTGCCGACAAATTGTCAGCATCTCTGGCTAAGTCTTACTTCAGCACAAAAATCAGCGATTCGGCAGACAAAGAACCAATCCTTACACTGATTGAAGACAAACTTCAAGAGTTCGGTGTTGAAGATGCAGATGCAGTCATTGCAGATGCAGTTAAAGCCAGCGAAACTCCAGCAGAGCCAGAAGAAAAAGTTTCTGACAATGTTGAACCAGCTGCTACTGCCACGTTCGATGCCGATGCCGTTGCAGAAAAACTTGCAACTGCAATCGCCGATAAGCTCCAAGACATTATTGCCGGCAACGCAAATGGCTATCTAAGCTCACAAAACAAAGTTTTGCGCCAAGAGTTGGCTAACAAAACTATCGAACTTGTAAAAGTTCAAGACATGCTGAAAGAGTCTGTGGTTACCCAGATTTCAGCTATTGAAAAGATTTCAGACTCTGCTAAAATTGAAGAACTGAAATCACGAAGCCTTGATTCTCTTTCCGACAAGCTGAAAGACCTTCAGGCTGCAAACATCGCTCCGGAACCCGAAGAAAAGGTTTCTGACAGCGTAGAGGAAAAGAAAGAACATCTTGAGCCTTCTTCTGTTAAGATTGAAGACCATGTAGCTGAAACTGGTTCCGAAACTCCGAAAGAGGGCGAAGCAGAAATCGAAATCGAAGACGGTTTGGTATTCGCTTCCAAAAAAGAAGCTCAAAAAGCGTTTATGAAAGTTCTTTCTGAAAAAGGCACTGCGGCAGCTAAACTGTTTGCAGCAAAAGTAAAAATCAAAGGCGAAAGCTAAAATCTCCGGAGAATAATCCACAATGTTCCAATATCAAAACGTAGCTGCTAACGCTCCTAAAACCAAACACTACAGCCGTGAGAACTGGGCAACTCCTAACGTCATGTTCTCAGAAGGTATGCACCCAGCTGGTCAATTTATGCCAGCTCCTTACCTGCCGCTGATTCGTGTTCCTTCAAAAGATATTAAAACTCACGTCGTAATCTCCACTGGTAAAGTTGTTGCATTCGACAGCAACGGTTATCTGGTTCCTGCCGGTTTGGCTGAATCTGATGCAGTTTACACCGAACTGGACGTTCAAGAAGGCATTATCGGTCCTGATGGTCAACCTGTTACCGCCGGTCAGAAAGTTAAAGACAAACTGACTGCCGCTAACCTGACTGTTTCCGCCCCTGTTGGTGTTGCATTGTATGACTTCTGGCGTCATCCAGGTGGCGACGGTATCAACCCTGCTCACTTCAACTACCAAAACCTGAACTACCAACACCGCGTTCAATTCGTATGCGACTACATGGTTGAATTGCCATTGGTTGAATCCGACGCTGAGTATGAAAAAGCCCCTCTGAAAGGTATCTCTGCATTCATCGCTGCTAAAGGCGCAAATGCTGGCAACGGCACTCTGGCTGACTTCACTTCAGTTAAGCCTGGTGACTTCGTTACCTTCGACAAAAACTCCAACATGGTTGTTGCTCAAGCTACGACCGCCAAAGAAAAAATCCTTGGTCAAGTTCTGCAAGTTGTTAAACCTCAAGAAGACAGCCTGTTGAAACTGGTTCGCTCTAGCTCTGCTGGTGGCCATGACCTGGACAAAATGCCTGGTACTGCTACTAAAGGTGCAGAACATAAAGTTGCTTACTCTAACGGTTACGGCCTGGTTCGCGTTAACCTGATTAACCGCTAATCCAACAATCATAGGAATAAATAAATAATATGTCTAAAAAATTCGACAAAACTTACGCAGACGAAGCACAAAGCATTCAATTTATTCGTGGTCTGTTTGACAACGGCGGCAAAACTGTAGACGGTGAGCAAATCTCTATTAGCGATGCCATGACCGGCAATATCGAAAGCCTGAAAGTTTCAGACGCCTTTGCAACTCCTAACTTCCCAATCGCGTTCAAACGCGTGATCGAAGAGTTCGTAATCGACGCAATCGAGCCGAACCTGATTGGTCACAAACTGTTGCAAACCATCCATATTGACCCGAACATCACTCAGGTAAATATCAGCACTTACGGTGCTATCGAAGTTGGCGACAACTCTGTTGCTGAAGGCGGCGAATACCCAGAAGTTAGCACCACTAACGGTGGTGGCCAACTCTACGCTGGTGTTGGCAAATACGGTAACCGTATGCGTATCACTGAAGAAATGTTGCGTAACTCTCAATGGGACGTTATTGCATTCCACCTGACTCGCCTGGGTCGTGCAATGGCTCGTGCTAAAGAGCAAAACATCTTCCGTATGATCAACTCTGCCGGCGTTGTTGTATTCGACAATGACAATCCTACCCAATCTATCTTGGGTCGTACTACCGGTCGTGATATCTCTGGTGCTGGCAATGGTTCCTTCACTGCTGACGACATGTACGATATGTATGCAAACATGCTGGAACGTGGTTACAAACCTAACGTTATCCTGTGCCACCCATTGGCTTGGGCTACCTTCACTAAAGACCCAGTTCTGCGTGAATACGCTCTGAAAAACGGCTCTCTGGACAAATGGTTCACCAGCATGCCGAGCCAAAAAATCGGTGGTGATGTTCCTGAAGCTTACCGTCGTTTCAGCCGTATGTCTGGTCGTCCGGCTACCCCGCTGACTCCTGAAGAGCGCGTTGGTACTCAAGATACTCCGTTCGAGTTTCCTTCTTACTTCCCTGGTACTGCCGGTCTGACCATCATGACCTCTCACTATGTACCGTTCGATGCTGAGAAGAAAACCACTTCTATCATCATGTTGGACACCAACGAGTTGGGCGCAATCTTCGTTCAAGAAGAACCTACCGTTGACCAATGGGATGACCCAGCACGCGACATCCAAAATATCAAAATCCGCGAACGTTACGGTTTGGCTCTGTTCAACGACGGTCAAGCAGTTTCTATCGCTAAGAATGTTAGCATCGAACCTAACGAAGTTGTTCTGCCTCCTCAAGCAGTCGTTAGCGATTTGCCACGCATTCAACGCAAGTAATTTTTCAAAACTAGGTATATAATATACTCATAGTTGATTAAACAACATGGGGGTAGGGCTTAGAACTCCCTGCCCCCATTTTTTATTTGGTGAATAAATGAAAGCATTACAAGCAAAAGTAAAACTGTTGACGCAGATGTTCTTGTTTGGTGAAAAGATTCAAATGCGTCGTGGCCAAGAGGTCGTATATGACCTGTCCAAGCTAACCATCGGCGATTTGGAAATTCTTGCGCATCATATCCGCCGCGGCGAAGTGGAATCAAATATCCCTTCAGACAAATTCCATGAACGTGCACAAGCTCTCCGTAAGGAAGTTCAACAAGGCAAATACGAAAACGTTCTGAAGATCGAAGACGTCGAAGAGGTCCGCGTTCTGGATGCCGAGATTGAATTGGAGGATGGCACCAAAACTACTATTGCCGCATTGGAAGAAGCCAACAAAGAAGACCCACGAGTTAAGTTTGTTCAAGAAAAAATCCTTGACGCCTCAACTTCTCTGGCAATGGTTGCAGCTAAAAACATTCCTAACGTTGACCTCGAAATTCTTGAGTTTGCTAAAAACTCTGAAGTTAACGGCAAAAATCGTAAAGGTGTTCTCGCCTCTTTGGAAGCTGAAGTTCGTCGTCTTGGCGAATCTGCAGAATCTGAAGCTGAAGCTGAAGCAAAATCAGAATAATCAACTCCAAATTCGGATAGCACAGAATGTCAGAAAAACTAACAGTAGAAAAGGCTCTCAATACACAAGAGCAGCTTGATTTTATGCCTCTGAAGGGTTCTTTGAAACTTAAGTTGTCTGAGCCTGTAAGCGTAGAAGCTTTGAAACCTCATGTCGCTATCCTTAGAGTTGGTAAGACATCCGGGCTAAAGGAGCTGCGAAAGTCTTATAGTGATGCCTATAAGACTGACCGCGCGGCATATGTAGACCTCGATATTTCTGTCAATGAAACAGAGGTTACAATCACTCCAGTAAATCCATTTGAAGAACTTTCAGACTATGCTCTCTATATCACAAGAGACATTCGATCTGTATCAATGGAAATTCTCCTTGATGGAGAACCTGCTGGCGATAAAGTAACGGTAAGTCCTCCAGTTGAGCGAGTCGTAGAGATCGCCCCAGTCGGTAAGCCATTTACAAGAAGCGGCAAGAAATTTATCCTTGCTGATATCTATGTCGACGGCGCCAAGGTAAAAGAAAAAGGCATCTACGGTCTCGATGACGGCGTAGAAGTAGAAGACTCAGTTGTAACCTACAATGACCAATCCTCTATTGGTATTGTAAAAATAACACCAATAGTTAAATCTGAGTCTGAATTTGATTACGTCTTAAAATTCAAAACCGGTCAAAAGCACCCGATAGAAGATATAACTCCAGAAGGAACATCTTCTAGAATCACCGCCGATAAACTCTACGAGTTTTATCAGAATCCATACGATATGATTCTTCACACCAAGGGCGGTAAGACCGAGGTGGGCTCGTCAGGTTCTGCATCTATTGGCAAAGATGAAGAAGAGATTACACCAGAAGTCGAAATCAGACTTCCAAATAAAATCATCTTCAACTTTGACAAAGAGCTTGCTGAAACTCCAGTAGACCTTGCTTCATTCGAGTTTGATATTACTGAAGCTTTCGGCAATCAGCATCTTGGACCTATGGGTTTATTCAAAGAGGACGCATCATATATTTTAGAGTTCTCTACTATTCGTAGAAACAAATCGCTCCAAATTGAAGTTATCGAAAATGATGATGAAGAGCCACACGACCAGTATGAATTGAGGTGGAAGCATGAGCCTGATTCACAGTAATACACTTGCCGGCAAAAACTGGAAAGAGCCAGACCCTAATACAGGCATTCAGTCTACTAGGGTCTATAATACTATCGGGACATTTGCAATTCCTTCTGTTCATGCTTCATTCGATGGATTTGAAGGCCCTAAAAAGAATAAGGTCTTAGTCTACGACGACAAGCCGGGCCGCAAGAAAAGAGTAATAAAAACGGAATTAACTTTCCGTGAACCATTCCACTCTTTTAAATTTTTTGAAGCATTAGGCTCTACATACGGCATGCACGAAATTATTAATGAGCGGGAGACTATGGGAGAAGACCCATCCCCCATTATTGATAGATGGAAAGCCGAACCGGTGTATATTGAACGTTACTCATCCATGAGGCCAAACATCGCGCTTAATTATAATAACAGCGACGAAGGCCTTTGCGGCTTTATGGAGGAGCTTACAAAATCTGCAGTTCCGGAAGATAACGGATTCAAGGTTTCATTCGAGGATTTGGCAAAGACCATAGACGGAAGAAAATATCTTGAATTCCATGTTGGCGAATTTCATCTTCTGCCAAACACTCCGATTGCAATCCACCGCTGTAATCTGTCTGCAGATGTGCTAACCTTTAGAAAAGGCTTTAAAGCATTCAAGGATAGCGACTCCCTAAAATCAGAGGTTATTAAAATCCCGAGAATCACTCCAACGGCCAATCACTTCTTAGAATTCTATGTCGGCGTAGTCAGGATGAAAGACTCATCTACACGCCCTCAAGAGTTCAATAAGAAAGATATCGATATTCGTCACCCAAACAATATCGAGGCTGGTGCTCAGATTAGATGGAAATCTCTGGCTGACTCATGTATGGAGTGGGTAAAGGTCTATGACGGAACGGACTTGAAGAGGCTTCTAAGCCGGGACATCTATACCGCGGGCCATTATGTTTTAAACACTAGATGCCGCATTGATTTGGAAAAGCTAAAAACATATCTAGCAACACTAAATCTTGCAGATGATTCACAGCTGATTATTCATCCTCCATCATTTAACGTACTCGGATTTGATACTTTAAATCTTTTATCAGAACCAAGGCACGCTAGACTGATATCAAGACTAGATCGTGTAGAGTTCGACGTTCAACGCAACTACAAGAGTAACGGTGGCTTTCATTACCAAATCAAAGTATATAACGAAGACAACACCACGCTATTGTTCTCCGAATCTACAGACTCTTCTGTTGCTCCATATGTACCAGACAATCTTGGTGTAGCTGCCAACAAGGGTACATGGAGATGGTCAAAACTTACTGGTAAAGATATAGGTGGATTTCAAATCCCATTCAGCAACTCCTATATCAACAACGCTGGTATCAATACTGAATTGTACGGTAAAATAACATACACATTTAACGAATCGGTCTCGGAGTGGTTAAGCCGTTACCGTAAGATACACATAACACTAGAAACAAACGACGGGACTGCATTAAATGGCTAATATCGAAGTTAGACTATCAACCGGCAGCACTACATCTACCAACCTGTCCGAGGTTAATAAATCTCTTGGTGGCAAGATGGCCCAGAGTGCAAACGAGGGCGTGTCATTCATCCTTGGTCAAAACAGCATGGTTGTAAACAACCTCTGGGACGACATCAGTCAGATGGATAGCGAAAACAGAACATCTGATTATCGATGTATCTACATTTACAACAACCCTACTGGCTCTCGCAAGGGTCCGAGTATGAATCTGAAGTTGACGCTGACTTCAAACTCATATGCAAAATTCCAGGCGGGTAAAACTCCTCTGCCGAATACGGACGCCAATATCATTACCGATGAGAATCAAGCGCCGGTAGGTATTCAATTTGAAGACCACACAAAAGAAAGCCCGCTGCTTCTTGGTCAGTTACAACCAGGCGAGTATCAAGCAGTATGGTTTAAACGCACACCAACAAACGTATCAGGAGCTGGTGAAGTTCGAGAATTTATGGACTTCCTGTTAACCGGTTCAACCTAATATAAGAAAGGTCGGCAATGGCACAAAACTTAGAATATGCACCAGATGACGTAAGTATCAACGGTATAATTCAACGGTATTTTGATATCTACTTGCCGGCCAATCTTGACGACCAAATGGAAGAGAAGGGGGATAACCCCTTCTTGCCTATTAATGGACAGATGGATATCGTAAGTCAAAACGATATCAGTAATGCTCGAGAAGTTGTCAGTATGATGGAAGGTTATTTCAAGGATATCCTGAATCCAAAATACTACGAATATTTCATCGCAGATGGAACCGGGACTAAGAAATACATCTTCCAGAAAAACGGCTCAATTGTTGGAACAAAAGTTATTGCAGGTTCGGCAAACAACTCAAATGTTGAGCAAAAATATTCCTTCGAATCTGACAATCAGATTATGTCTTTTGCAGATGTTGTAAGTGAAAGCGGCCCAACGTATGCACAGGCCCAGTCTATCGAATATGACAGACAGGCAAGTTACTATCCTCGTATGATTACGCAAAGGACACTAAATTCTGAAGGTCAGAAAGTCGGTGATACTTCTAGCTTTATGAGATTGAGCGGGGATGAGGTAAGCAAGTATTATATGGAAATACCGCTCCTTATAATGCGCAACTCAGTTCCGATGGCATCAGCCGATCTTGAGCGCCTTAAGCAATACAGCCAAAGGGCGGCCGGTGGTAAATTAGAATTAGAGATCTCAGTAAGTCCATACACCGTATTGTACATTGATGAAGTCCCAGGTTCTGAACAATCAATCAGACAACCAAGGGATAACCAAGACTACGAAACAATGGCAGCGTCTCAGTTTGGTAGATATCAAACAAGAAAAGACTTCTCTATTCGTGCCGCAGATGGACTTGTTTCCGATATCCTGTCCACAAAGCGAGACAGCGATATTTCTACTCAAGACCTATTAGAAGCAGTTAAAGATATCTTCTCTGAAGGTGAAGATGTAAGATTGTTCGGCTCAAGTAACTCCTACGAAGTTCCTGCCGTTATTGAAAAAATCTTCATCGAGGCCGGAGAGGTTAGAGTCAGGGTAAAGTCAAAACACAGCACGAATGCCTTTAGGATAGAGGCAATTTCCGGCGTATCTTCAAAGATTCTTGCAATGGCTTCTTCTAGCACACGGGTCGGCATTACTCCTCCGGGAAAGGCAGGTAAGAGCGGTAGGGTTGCTGATGATAAGGCATCAAGAAATTCAAAAGGCTCTGCAATTAAAACTATCAATATTTATGCAGCAACTGAAAATCGTTCAGATGCTATGAATCCTTTTGATAGACAATTTCTCGGTCCGAAACTTGATGATGTTGCAAAACTGGTGAATGCAGAAAAAGCCAAGAAAGAGGCAGAGCGCAAGGCCGCGGCAGAAAGGAATAGGAAGGCTTACAAATATAAAGATAGCCAATACTATGCTCCTCCTATTGATTACCAAGACATTCTGATTGAGGGGTTTAATAGTTTAGCAAATGCCTTTACCGGGGAAGAAAATGCAGCCATCAATAGAACGTTTAACAATTTGGTTGCACCTCAGTTAAAATCAGACCGGGATAGACTCTTCGAATTTACCTCATCGGCAATTGCTCCAAAGGAAAGTCTAAAAGCGTCTCTGGAAGACCTATATACATTTGACGCCACTACAATAAGATTCTTCAAGGCTCTGGATATGGCTGTTATAAAAGTCAATATCCTATATAATCCGTTCAGCTCATCAATTCTGAATGAACGGGCCGCTTTTAAAACTAGCAATAGTTCCCTAAACGTATTCGACCTAGCCGGCGTTAAGATTGGTTTAAAAATAGCTAAGTAAGGCTGTACTATGATAACTCTATTCAACGGAAGTTTAGATTCCGAGCATACAGCCCTAGCAAGGCATCAAAATGACGCCATTCGGATCCCGCTAACAATCTACTACACCGGAACCGAAGAATCCAGATATTCAACTGGGTTTACGATCGACACTGGTGAGAACTTTAGTTACAGATACAGGGATTACTTCTGGATTAATAAACCAGAGCCGCCGATGCAATATTTCTGCGGATTTAGAGCAGGTATACGGCCGATCCCTATTGAACAAAGATACTCGGCGTCCTTCAAAATCAAGTTCTCCGAAAAGTTCGAACAAAGATATCGCGCTGGATTTAAACGATTCTTCCTATACGGAGAAAGAATCAAATACAACTACAAGGCCGGATTCAAAGTTAAGCTAGGAGCAGAGAACTTCAAACTGCATTACAAAGCTGGTTTTAAAGTGCAGAACAGAAAAGATGACCCATTTATAATGAGGTTTACTTGTCCGTATCTGTACAGTAGAAAAGACGAGTTTGAGTATCGCTACACAGATGCCTTTAATGTTAAGCTTGTGAACAGATTTGAGTTTAGCTATAAGGCCGGATATAGGCATAGCGTATCCAAGTTTGTATTCCCGCGCAAATACAATACCAACGCCGCGGGTGTTAATACTACTGTTGCAGAGCTAATTAAACCGTGGAAAGTTATCAAACAGAAAGACGGCTCAAGCGGTATTAGAATTGCCCTTGATAAGTCAAAACTAGACCTAGGTTCAGACGGCCTTCGTATCTTCCTGAATATGCCTCCGAAGTATATCAACTATTGTGTGGTTATGAGGGATAAGTTTGATAAACTTCCAGACGCTCCAGCGGCACCAAAACCTGTAGCACCTCCTCCGAAGATAGAAGAGAAATGCTATAGGGTCAACCACGGCATAAGATTTGAACCTGTTAATATAGATAGGGTAGAAACATGATATTTACAAGGACATCCGAGCTAAGTTCTATGTTTAAGCTTGGCGAATCGTTCCAGCCCAATATGGTTCAATCCATATCAGGACAAGAGTCGGATGCTGGTCTTGTAGACTATACGATGTTTGAGCCAGATGACAATGAATACATCAATTATGCTGGTCGACAGGCCGGATGGGAAAAGGATTCTGTATATCATCCTATAAAGAAAACATGGGTCAAGGTAGGATCATTTAAACAGCCATCAAAAGAATACATCCTAAAAGCTTACAATGACCCAGAAGATCTTTTATGCTGGGATTCCACATATGGCTGTTTTATCGTAAACCTAACGAAAGACTATCGGGATAGTCATAACCCCTATCATAGATCGTTACAGCCAAACTGGACTAGGGTTAACACGGCGTATAGCACCGAAACCAATAGTATTCCTATCTACGAAGAATTTGAGGAAACTCTCTGTACATACAAATATCCTAGATTCGTCGGGTATTTTACAGACGAACAGGACTCAATTGAGGGTTGGACTTCCGGATTTTTCTTTCTTCCTGATACTAAGACGCATAGAACTCCGGTTGTATCTGGAGCCCCGAAAGGGGAGAAGCCGTCTCCGGATGCAGTGTATGACTGGTGGGAAAATAAGTGGGGCATTCCGGGAGAGTATCCTCTTCCAGGAGAGCTGCATCAAAGCGATTCCGGCATTTATGGATGGAAAGTTTGGGACACTGCCCTTGGCATTTACAGAGCGCCAAGAGACTGGACAAATAAAAATTGGCTAGACGATTATTCTTCCTTGATTACTGACGGTAATGTGTCTTATGGCGGTCATATGGCGCCAGGATATGAGAGTTATGAATATAGGTTGGGCATGCAGGGTGACAAGTATCTTGGCACTAGGGCAGACGGCGAATATGCGGCCCACGCAGACGCAGAGCGAGCTAAGCTTATTAAATATATGAAAGGCGAACCATGACCGACGCTACAACCGTAACTGGCGAGTCTGGCGATACTCGGAGACAAGGTTCGGCAGCGACAGTAGAAAATAAGAAGGCGATTTCTGAATATGCGGGGTACGGTGAAGTTCCTTTTATAGCAGAAGATAACGACGGATTATTCTTATATATCCCGTCTGTTATTCCAGCAGAAGAGGTTACGGAAGAACAGGTCGCAGCTTACCTTAAGACGCTTGCCCCAATCTCCATTTCGATTTATCGTTATAATAGCAATCCGGTTGATACTACCCAGATTATCAGAGGCGAGAAATGGGTTGATTCAAAAGTCTACGACCCTGGTGTATTGTATAATCTTGAAGCCAAGAAAATCGACATCAAAGAAGAAAGCATCGTTCTCGGCACCAAAACTCCGCGCGGACTTGAGTCTGATATTTTCGAGGTTAAATTCTCAGAACCTAACAACTGTTGTCTTGATAAATCAGTCCTCAATAAGGACTCTTCTAACGGATGTACGATTATCAAGGGCGATATCGAATACAAGCTCACGGGTGGCAATTTTGATCCTGCTGTTGTATGTTCAAGGATCGAGGCAGAAGACCTCATCGACAGCCTGAACTCTATAGGTGCAATCATAGGTATTCAAGACGGCTTTAACGCCGGCGGTATTGAATGGTGGCTAATTGACGCAGGTAAGGTTACAGACAACGAAGGTAATGTTATTCGTTATCCTGACCAGTTTGCAAGAACAGAGTCTTACAACTTTGACCCAGGCGATTCGTTCAAGAAAGACGACCGTAAATCCGAAGTTAAGGTTGAGGTTTCTCCTCCGACGGTTAGCCATGAATTTAACCCGACCGTTCCTTCTAAGCCAACTCCGGTTAAACCGACTCCGCTATCAACGGACTCTAATGATGCTAGACGATTCACAAATCTGGACTTCGTAAGAGACCCATACTTACCAGGATTTAGACAATGAGTAGAGAACTAGAACTTAAGCCGTGGCTTTTGAGAAGCGGTAAAATTTCAAATACTGACGGATGGGTTCTAGAGGCCTTTGCTGCTGTAAATCCAAGACTCGAAAAAGAGCTCAAGGATAATAACGTGGATATCAAAGATGTTTGCGCAGTGACAAAGGTCTACACAAACCCTTCTCAAACAAACTCCTTTAAGTACAATACGATTGCGGAAATTGAAGCTGACGGCTGTCATATCGTAAACAAGGACGGCGGACCGCTTTCTATTTTATTCTCATACGGAAGAGTAGACCTTGCCCTATTGGAATTCTCTCAAACAGAAACAGTGGGCGTACCAGACGTACCGTTCATTGTAAGAGAGAACACAGAGGCCGGCATTAAAGCAGCCTACTACAATCTAGTTGACTCAGTAGAATTCCTAGAGGATGTAACAGGTCAAGAGGGCGTTAAGAAGTGGAAGGTAACAATCCGTCCAGATAACCGCGCCGCAATCTTTACCAGATGGGAAAAGAAAGTCAGAAGATACTACAACGAGTTTATAGTATACGCCAGACAATACAAAGAAACCGATAACTTCAATAGTTCCGAGCATCTTGGAGACCAGGCTAATAGTTCTGCGCAACCTGCAGCACCAGTTCCTCCTGCGCCAGCATCTCCATAAAATAGAACCGCCAGAAAGGTACATATAAATGTCAGAAAGAAAATTAAGGCCAATAGACTGGAAGAAAACAGACGTAGAAAACTTCTCAGAGCTTATGGCCCAAGGGTTCGCTGATAGGAATATGGAATACCTTCCTGGCGGCCTTGTTTTAAAAAGACCAAAATTCGTAGAGGATAAATACGGCTCAAGTGAAATCCAAGTTATCGGCATTCCATTTAAAAACGTATTCGGTCAAACAAAATTCCGTTACCATCGTGTAACACTATCAGGATTCGAGGCAGTATACAGACAACTGCTAGGAGGCGAAATATCTCCAATAAGAATCGAAATAAAGGACAATAACGATGATAAAGTCCTAGAGGATGCTAAGAAGGTTTTAGCTAAACGACTAGCAATCCTGCCGCAGCGCTTCGTATTGGAGCTAGTAGAAAAGAAAATGAAAGGTCCAGATAAGCCTCAATACAAATACAAATTCTACTTTTCAATTCCAGAAACAGACTTCACAGACAAGGTTAACGGTCTATCTATCATCAACGACAAAGATGTATTTATCTACGTCGAAAAACCAAACATCAAAATCGAAGCTGGTCAGGGCATCATACCAATAGAAGACACATTGGTTACACTCCAAGGATCGTCCTCTTCATCATTTGTCAGGGACCCATATAGTTCCTATTCTGACATTCTTCCTGTAGAATATAAGCTGATTGATACAACAATAGGTGAGGACTTTGGCGAGAATCCGGTAAACCAGATTTTATACAAATCGCCGGGCGGTAAATTTAGAGGCCGCATCAGTAGGAAATTTAACATACAAAGACGAAGTCATTGAATCAAGATTCAAGGCTTCCGAGTCTCCTATCTTAAAAATCAAAACAGTCTTCGGCGGGGAATACAGAACCCCACTAGCAGACCAAATTCCAGAATACAGAGGACCAAACGCAATTGACTCATTAACAACATTAAGTCAATACACATCCTCTGCAATCAATATCGATATAGTGTCATTAGAGCCTAAACAAATGGCGCGGCAATATGTTGATGAACTGACAACACTAAGTCTACACGCATCATCCTCTATTGATACAAACATAGTCTCCAAAGAATTCAAACAATCAATCCAAGAATTCCAAGAAGCTCTAACAACACTATCCCTACAAACATCATCATCAGTAAATATAACAATCACCTCTGACGGACAATAATAATGGCATTATACGGATATCCAACAATTACGCTAAAAGACAAAGATACAGGCAAGATTAAAAAAGAAATCTCCTGCAAAAATATCCAAACAATCCCTTCCAGAATGATGATGACAAATGTTGGATATGCTGGCGGTTACTATAGAATAGGCGTTAGGAATAGCGGAAGTAGCTCCAGTCCGGAAACCTACATTTATACAACGCCATATAGAATGCCTAAGAATCCGTTTACATATATCAATAATATAGAACAAGAATCTTCCGGCACTATTTATCAGGCTACATACGCAGACGGACAAAAGGCAAAAGCTATTACAGGTGTAACAGGAATTGAGAATGTAAGATGGGAACAAGATGCAGATGGACGAACAATCCTTGTTGTTAAAGGAGTCTTGTATGCACCAGAATCCGGCATTCGGCAAATTGGCACAATATATGTGGGGTTTTCATATAGGTCAGACTTTTTTACGCCATTAGATGAAATAATCATACAAGACGCCTCAACTGTTATCGATGTTACATACAAAATTATAGTATCTGGGAATAATGAAAGGGAGTATATAGCAAATCTTTCTGGGCTTTTAGCATATAGGAGCTTGTCGTTCACCAATCCGAACGGCACGATTTCTTTTCCAACTGGGTATGCAGACTCTGTAACAGGACTTGGTACAGATAATATGTACCAGTACAGAGGTGATGGTGAAATATATGGCCCAATTTATACAGAGTTAAACAGCAGTCAATATAATTCAATTCAGTCTAAGTATGATAGATTTGATAGCAGAAAGCCGGTAGTTGAAGACGGATTTGACAGATGGAGCATGAGTCATTCCTACAAATATAGTTTTAGCTTCCGAGAAATGAAGAAAAGTGGCAATATCGTGGGGTACATTGGAAAAGGCGGCACGTCTATTCATCCTGATGCTGTTAAAAAAATAAGCAACGGTAAGGGTGTTGGTACCACATTTTCAAAAAGAAGAGCTGGAAAAGATTCAGCAATTAAACCTTTCTTTGAGGCTTCTTCTGCAAAGAAAGGTTCCGGCATGATAAAAGCTGTATCCGCAACAGAGAAGAAGGGGTTTCCGGAAAGATGGGAAATTGATGTAGTAAAAAGTGGAAATCTCCAAGAGGCCGAATTTAGAATTAGGAAGGCCATAGTCTCAGAATATTTGGCTAATTCAAATGTACAAATTTATTCGAGAGTCCCTCATTTAGCATACCATGGCAATACAAACGGTATGCTGTATAAGAAATACAATCATCCTGATGGATTGCTATACGAGTCTTCTCCATCTGTGTGGCCTCTATACGGACAAAATCTCGCAATCGTTATTAGAAAAGGCGTTCTTCTGACATCTGTCGGAAATGCGAGATATTTCATTCTGGACGAGACAAATCTTCCACATGAGAATCGCGGCATTCAAATTACAGGCATTGCCTGGGATGACAGCCAAAAGGGGCTCTTAGTAGGGTGCGGGGAAAGCGGACTGTATCGTGTGGACTTTGACAACGATACAGATAACGAGCCAGTTGTAAAAAGAGTAACAAAAGACGGCATCGAGCATGTATACGCCATCTCTGGAAACGGGAAGGGGAACGTTGCCATTGTTACAGATGCCGGGATCATGTATTCAGACAATCTTGGTGAAACGTGGAATACCAAATCATTTGACGTTATTAAAAAACAGCTAATAGGCTCGGACGATCAGATAAAAGACTCTTTCAACATCGAAGAAAAACTAAAACACTCATGCTTAGCGTTTGTAATGACAAACGACGGCGAGAGCGTTGGCATCTGTATATTTTCTTATGGCGACACCTATTACATTCCATTCATCAAACTGAAGACCGAAGATAAATGGTTCAGATTAGGTAGTTATGGTCTATCAGGGTACACTGCGTATAGTTCCATATCCTATTCTACAGATTCCAGCTATATCAGACTTTATCCTATTTGTATAGGTCCGGCAAGAGCGGAAGAAGAGAAAACCACGATTAGAGATATGGTAAACTCAAGAAAATACGCGTTACAGCCAGGTGCAGCATGGGGAATCGGTCCATTAGGAAAACTGGCGATGACCTGGGTAAGACCTATTAATATAGCCAATGGGGGTGTTACCGGCGGCGATAGCAGTTACAATATGAGTATCCTAACCGGGAATGAACATGCTGCCAATTTTGATGTGACATTAGATAAAGGTAACAACCCAACAGCAACTCCGGTCAGTTATGGCTATAATTCTGTAATTGACAACGGCAGATGGTCCATTGAATTAGTTAAAAGCTATGAGACTAATAAGTTCGGCATACTTGTAGCAGGTCCAAATATTGGCGCTACAAAAGACAACCCGGACGCATTCCTTTATTACTCAAGCAATGGCAACTCTTTTTCCAAATCGAAGGATTCTATATTTAAAGCCTTATCTGGACAATTCGAAATCGATGGCGTTAAATTTGAGGCAACGGGAGAGAGGTTCGAAGAGGGCGATTGTTTTATATTCCACAGAACCATGTCCTATATTAATGACAATGTCTCAACCGCGCGTTTCGTTGTTGAAAACTCATGCCTACCTGTATCAGGATGGTTACAGCAGTCTGGTACCATTTCCGAGGAAAATAACAAGCCGACATATAGGCAGCCAATCAATTACCATCATAATATGTATAAAACTCAGGACGGAAGACTAAAAGCGAAGGATAGAACTTATACTAGGTTGTATGAACTCGACTCATATGCTCCTCAGTATATACTTCCCGGGTCTTCCAAAATGAAGTTTGATCTGACAACAATGAAAGGATCATTTGTTATACAGATTCAGACAGAGTCAAAAAACGGTAGCAGCACCTATAATACAAATAAGAACATCTTTATATCTAAGACGGACGCTGGGATTTCCTACTATTGCAATACGGAATATTCGAATAGTATGAATAACTTCTTATTCTCAAAAACTGATATATTAAAAGCCCCAAATAACTTTTCAATATCTATTGACGCAGAGAAGAGGGGTGTAACGGTTAATGACGGAGCTACTGTAATATGGACATCTGGTTCGGATTCTTCTAGATATAGGCAAATTAGCTCGGTAAAAATAGTCCCCGTTACAACATCTAAGGTGTCCGGAACGAATAAACTTGGATTTACCAGCTATTGGGGCGGAAGTCTGGATGGTGAAGATAATGGAGAGTCCGAAATTTTTCTTCCGACGTTTGAATATGCGTATCGTGGCACCCTATGTACAAGACTTGGAGATGAGAATTCTTTATCAGGATCATTTGACCCCGTGTTTTATGGGTTGCCGTCAATAGGGTCGGATTCGATGTTTCAGGTAGAAATAGATGGCAAGCCGGCCGAGGTCGTACATTCTATGAATAGCAAATACTCTCCAGATTTCCTTATAAAAGAAGAAAAGCCAAACCGTGGCGGTGTCTCTGCGAGCATCTCTGCAGGTCAGGTAAAAATTGAGCCTTACACAGGTCTAGTATTCTTCTCTGATGAAGACATCGGTAAGCCATATAAGATTAGATACAAATATTACAAAGGCGACAGTCTTGGAATAGGTGAGGCAATCCTTGAATAACCGTATCAAAATATACGGATTTAAAGTTGACTTCAAAGACGGCAGCTCTGCTAATGTAGCAGAGTCTGCCTCTGAGATTTCTCTTTCTCCGTTTTACGCATCAATACGAGACATCGAGTTAAATGTCCCGGCCGAAAATGTTTCTTTTACAGAGCAATTCTCAAAGGATGTTTCAGAAATTATCTTCAATAAGTCTATTTGGATAGATAACTATATTCGCCGCAAAAAGATTAACCTCTCAGATGAAGAGCTGTATATGATAAAGCGCGACTTTGTTATATGCTCTGTCCTTGTCGGTGTAGCCAACAAACTGTATGGCACACTCCTTAAGGGGCAGTCTGTTAAAAAGGTTCTTGGTGATTTTGAAGTTCAAAGAGACTCAACGTTTGACGTAAGCTCTGCTCTAAAATTTGCCAATGAATCTAAACAGTGTGCTGATGATGTTCTTGCTGCGATTGATGATGCTTCAACTCTTCTTGCTGTTGGTTTTGTCAAAGGCAAAGGGAATTGCTCTAATCGCGTTTCAAATAGAGAATGGCACCATCCTGGCTATAGAAGCATTATACCAGTCGCGGCTAACAAATTCTTAGAGCTGGATGGAAAGCTATACAAAACAGGATACGGACATGGCAACGAACCTTTCCCCCTTTATCGCAGAGGTTGATTTACGACAAGAGATGGTCGATTTGTTTACAGGTGACGAATTTGTAAATAAACTTCGGCCGTTTATCTATCGCAAGTCAAGACACAACGACGATGGAACCAAGGTTAAATGTCATTGCTATAACGAGATAAGTAAGGAGGGCATGACGGACTGTCCTGATTGTGGAGGCGCCGGCTATTTATGGGATGAGGAAATAATCCCGGGCCATATGTGGTTAACACGCTCAATCATGCCAACAACCGGTTCTTCTTATAATAACGGTACATCCCGTATTGGACGCTCAGTAGATTCAGCATGGGTATTAATCATACCTTATAAACTTGAAGCCTTTGAAAAAGACATAGTCTATCTACCAGTAATGAATGATGAAGGTTCTATTAGGTTTCCAATCAAACCAGAAAAGTCATACTACATTACAGAGGTCCTAAGAGTCGGATTCGACATGGGAAGAAAAGACTTTACAGCAATAGGACTACAGACACGATGATAGAGCAACCGGATTTAAGAGACCCCTATGAACTTGCGCTAAAAGAACTCGTTCAGCTTTCCAATAGAAAAGTAGTGGAATCAAAGTCTTTGGAGCAAGTATTTGAGGAACGTGCAGGATTAACGATTGACAATTTTATGGAATCGCTATATCCTCTATTCAAATCAGAAGGGCTTCTCATCGAAAATGAATCAGACTTTGGTCCATATGACCCAAACAAGTTTTACTTCACTGAAATTTTCCCTGACCAGCCAGATGACACGCCGGTTCAAAATGTTGTAACGTGGGAAATCTCACGAAGAGAGCCGGCCCTCTTTGATTCAAAAGTAGTACAAGGTGGGACTAAGCAATATAGACCAGTGCTACTTGGTCAAGTAAAGACCAATCAAAACCGACTAGCTGTTGTCTACGAAGCAATGTACGATAACTTAGTTAGTTTTACAGCCTGGTCTACAAGTGCTAGGGATGCAAGAAGGTTAGCTTCAACTCTGGAAAATTTGTTCTTAAAATTTAATCCTCAATTTAAGCGAGCGGTTAGATATATGGTCTACAAGGGTAGGTCATCTACCATTAACACTGATCATTATAAGAACCGGAGGCTATTTGGAGTCACACTTTCCTATCTCATAGGAACAGCAGAACCTGGGTTCATCAAACAGGACGAGATTGTAGCAATTAAAACCTATAGTCAAGTCGTTAATTCTCTGAAAAATAGAGAAGTAGAAAAAATAACACAATTGATAGATAAATGATAAGGTAATTAAATGGCCACATATCAACACTTGCCAGGTGTAAACCTAGAGCTTCTGGATGGTAACCTTCGCATCGACCAAACTGACAGCTCTCCTCGCGTACTTATTATCGGTCGTGCAGAAAAAGGCTTGACCAATGCCCTGTATCCAGTAACTGACACTAACCGTGCAGCTGCTGTTTTCGGTCAAGACTCTCCGCTAATCCGCAAGATGTCAGAGGCTCTTATCGCCGGCGCCCGTCGTGTTTCCCTATATCGTATTGGTGGTAAACAAGCCAAACTGAAAAACATCTTCGGTAAAGACAGCTACCTTGCTGCAGTTGAAGCATCCGTTTCTGCTGTCGACAATCTTAAAGTCTATGTCGGTCCTCGTCCTAATAACGACGGCAAAGCATGCCTGATTGTTTTCAAAGGCAATGAAATCGTTTACTCAAACGTTCCTGGCTCTGAAATCAACCGTAACCAAGTTGAGGTCTTTGGGTTCGATCCTGAAACCAAGGTCAAAATCGGTACTCCTACCGAACCAATCCCATTCGCTGAAGTGATTTTGAAAGAGTACACTCGTACTGCCAAATTCGTCGGCAATGGCACTACAACCAAATTCTCCCTGCCCGGTGTTACCAAAACTGATAATGTAACAGTTAAAACACTGACAGTTGATGGTGAAACTAAAAACTCCGGCTCTGACTTCTCAGTCAAGATCGACAAAGCAACTTCTTCTCAATATGTTGAGTTTACAACTGCTCCTGAGGCTGCTAAAGAAATCCAAGTTCTTTATGCTTTCAAATCGAGCGGCAAAGTTGCCGGTTCTGCAGTATTTGTAGGCAACGGCTCTAAAACTGAGTTTGTTCTTCCTGGCACTAAGAAAGAGTACGAAGTTACTCTGGATGTTGTTAAGGTTGCAGGTCAAGACAAATCGGGTGACGCTTCTGTTGATAACGACACTGCTGGCACCGATGCAAAAGCATTGAAACTGACCGAAGCTCCTGCTGACCAAAGTTCAGTAATTGTTGAGTACACCATTGACACCAAACGTGAAGCTGTTACTGGCGAATACGAAGAAGGTGAAGATAACATCAACACCACTTGGAAAAACTACTACGAGTTGCTCCATACTGCATTGGCAGAGTTAGAATCTGTTAACGCAATCTCTGTAGTTACCGACTACGCTATCATCGATGCTCCTAATATCGCTGATGGCTCTAACGCACTTGACCGTCTTGACTACGTTTACGTTTCTGAAGAAAACGGCGAACTGAAATACGAATGGTCAACTGAGAAAGTTCTGTACCGCAAAAACCGCGGCACTGCAACTACTTCTAATCCTGCAGAAGCTGATATCAACGGTAACGGCCAGCCGGTTGTATACCGCCGCTACCATGAGGCTAACTTCGCTCATCTGCTGGCTAACTTCGCTAACACCATTTCTGAGAACGAGCAATTCTGCTTGGTGACTATCGGCGCTTCTATGCCACGCTCTTTGTCTCAATACGAAGTTAACCGCTGGATCGGTTCTCCTGCCACTTACGATGCTTTGGGTAATATCGTTTCTAACGGTACCGGCCTGCTGGGTCTGCGTAACATGGTTGAGCGTGCTGACACCCGCCGCGGCTTCTATAAAACCATCTCTGGTTTCGTAGATGGCGCTATTGTTACCGACTCTAACGGTGCACCAATCAACATCGGTAAATTCCTGTCTGTTGTTCCACAAGTAATCGTAACTCCGTCTTACTCTTCTGCTGGTTCTAACACCATCGTTACCAACGGTGCAGCAGTATATGCCGGCCTGATTACCACAATCGACGCCAGCGTATCTACCACCAATATGTTGATTCCTCGTATTGCTCTGCCAGGCGAAATCAAGAAACTGAAACTTGACCAACTGACTGGTGCTGGTTACGTCTTCTTCAAGACTACCAACAACAACGTTCGTGTTGTTTCTGGTGAGCTGGCTACAACTGCCGACTCAGACTACCGTCTGTTGTCTACCACTATCGCAGTTGCTGAAGCTTCTAACGCTGTCCGTGATGTCGTTCAACCGTTCATCGGCCGTGGTCTGACTGAAGCTACTTTGGCTGCTGTTGACGTGGCAATCGAAGGTGCTCTGCAACGTTTGGTTGAACAAGGCCACCTAGTTAAATATCTGCATGTAGTAAATCAACGTCCTGTTGTTAACGGACGTGCAAGTCTGGACGTAGCTCTGACTATCGTTCCTGCATTCGAACTGCGTGAGATCAACGTAGCCGTTAAACTGGCTCTAGAAATCTAAGACAAAGGAGGAGCTTGATTGCTCCTCCAATTTAAACCAGGAATATTATGTCAGATTTTGTTACATATAATGCCACCACCTCTGGTGTTGATATTACCCCTGTACTTGCTGGTAAACCAATCGGTACAATGCAGATGATTTCATATCGTCTGGACCGTGAAAAATTGCCTGTTCATACTATGGGTTCTCCTGATGCTCGCGCAATTGCCCGTGGTAAACGTACTTGTATGGGTTCTTGTGTATTCACTGTATTTGACCGTGAAGCACTGTTCGACATTATGGACGAAATGGGTCGCTCAGACGTTTGGTTGGGCAAACATGAAACTGCCAACTATCGCCGTGGCGGTGCATACAAACAAGTAAATAATGGTCAATACCAAGACGCAATTCCAGAAGCTGCTCGTAACGCGATTTACGGTTCTACTGACCCTCGTGCTAACAACGGCATCCGCGGCGGCGGCACTTTGAATCCAGAATACGGCAAACTGGACTTGAATACCTCTCAAGGTATTCGTTCCGGTCTTCGTGACCTGACTAAAGCCCGTCTGGCTGACCAAATCCTCCCATTCGATATCGTATTGGCTTCTACTAACGAATTCGGTAGCTCTACTAAAATGACCATCTATGGCGTAGAGTTCGTATCTGAATCCGGTGGTGTTTCTATCGACGACTTGACTACTGAGAAACAATACTCTTTCATTGCTCGCTCAGTATCTTCATGGGAGCCGATGGATACCTTTAACTCTCGTTAATACTTAAATCTATTCTCCTATAGGTGTAATATGCAAGATTCAACAAATCAGCCATTACACAAGGAAGAATATCATTCTGTGGGTGGCGATGCCACCCACATTATTTTTAACTTCCCTGGATACGGCTATCTTTACATGGGCAGTCTTCTGTCACTGTCCTATCAAATATTCAGAGACAAAGTCCCGGTCTATAATCTGGGAAGCACAAACATCGACGGCTTTGCTATTGGTAAACGATATGTAGCAGGGTCAATTGTCAAAACATCTTTTCTACATGACGACCTACGTCAATTCATGCAGGATATTGCAGACGGCATCGGTATTAAAGAGCCTGTCGACTCTATCTATCAATTAAAACTCGAAAAGCAGAAGACTTATCATCACCTGATGGCAGATGATATTCTTCCATTCGATATCATTATTCTCCTAAGTTCAGAATACGGCGCATTCTCTGTATCAGAGGTTATCTATGGCGCCACCCTAATTAATTCTGGACAGGTTCACTCTATTCACGACATCATCACTGAAAACACCTTTTCATTCGTTGCTAGGGACGCTAGACAAACGCGTAACAAGATCGGAAGCGTTGTCTATGGTGAGGCTAAGCACACAGGCATAAAGGCCTCACAGCTATCAGGAGAGGCCGTTAATTACCATAAACCAGAAGAGACATATTACTACGACAGATGGAATCAGTCTGTCAATGACGCAGTTAAAAAAGGCTCATGGTCTCCTGACGAAATTAATCGCATTAACGCCTACTCTCAACTTGCCGGCAATGGTACACAGGCTAACGTTCCTCAGAGCTATCTTGACGCGGCCAGAGATGAATATAAAAAACAAGGCGCAAATGGCACACCAGATTCCAGCACAGGCTCTAGGCCTATGGACTACGGATCCCCTGTATTGGATAAAAACAGTTTCAAATCTAACAAAGAAGGATTTGAGGTAGAGGACGGCGATACCATTCATGTAAAAGCCAAGAAGACGGACGGTTCAGATTACAAGTCTAAGTCTGGTGATGGTAGAACCTCTCTTCGTTTTATGGGCATCGATACACCAGAGACTGACCACGACAAAAAGAAAGGTCAGCCATACGGAAATGAGGCTTCAGATTTCCTTAAAAAATATGTTGCAGATGGCAAATGGGATAAAGATATCCAAGACGGCGTAACTAAAATTGTAGGTACAGATACCTATGGTCGTAAACTGTTCTACAATCCGAGATACATTGAATCTGCAGTAGAATCAGGTATGGCATGGTTTAGACCAGAAAGCGCCAGACAGGCTGGTATGTCTCCCGAAGATATTAACCGCATTAAGCAGAAGTATCATAAGGCTAAGGCCAATAAGGTCGGTTTATGGGGCGGAGATAAAATCGTTGATCCGGCTGCTCATAGAAAGACATGGGATAAATAATGGTTAAGTCAAAATATAATATCTCAAATACCGATGACGGCGTTCAAGTATCGGTCGACGGAAATAGGGCCGAAGAGCATTCTCGGGAATATAATATCGGCCTTGAATATGCCCTTGCTAAAAATCTTGCCCCTGGTAAAACGGTTACAGTTGACAAAGCCGTAATCGAAAAGATGTATCCGAAGATTAAAGATACAAGACCGGCCGACCCTAAGTTTAAGCCAAAGGGCGTTCCAAAAGCTAACGGAAAAACAGACCCGGTAGACACTATGTCTGCTATCTCCGTCAATAAAAGGGGCAAGCAATACAATCCGAATCCAGGTGAAACCCAACGAGAAAAGAATCTTGCACATCAAAAGGTTAAGTCCGCATCTTACGACGGCATATATACCAAATACTTCTCAGCAAGTGATTTTAGTATCTACGTCGGAGATATCCTAATCGATCGTGCTGCTGGCATCGCTATTGGAGAGTCATTAACAAGCACTCCGATTTACACTGTCGGCAATAGTAGATACGACTTCTTAGCCAGGGGTAACGTAGTTGTTAACGGCATTCTTCGTATTAATAAAGCTGAGAAAGATTATCTTGCTAGAGTTCTTTCACACTATCGTGGCCGGTCAAATGAGTTCAAAGTTCTTAGCTCATATGAACAGCTTCAGCTTACATCCGAAGAGCTTGCCAAATATCGCAAGCAACTCAAGGAATATCAAAATGAGCAAGTGTCAGCAAAATCAGTTCTAGACTGGGCAGACCTAGGCGAATTTACCATCCATATGGTTTATAATAATGCAGACGCTGTTACAGAGGGTGTTCAACAACGCATATCTATTGTAGAATGTAGAATAGTTGGATATGAACACTCAGTAGACATTGGGTCTGACGGACAATTAATAGACGGATATAAATTCATTGCCAAAGAGGTAATACCAGAATGAGAGCAGAACGAATTGAAGGGTTAAGCTCCCTGCACCCAGACGAGCTTACTCCTGACGAACACGAACAGCTTGCCGACGCTAAGGACAAGATTGAAGAAGAGAAGAAAGAGCAGACAGACATTGACATTCTTCTAAATGCACTTGCAGACAAAGAAGATGCCCCAAAACTCTACGACATTGAAGCATGGCTAGAGAAATATGGCACAATCCATGTCTCCTCTGTTCTTGGAGGCAAAGACCTGTTTATCTGGCGCGTACTGCGTCGTCAGGAATACTCTAATATGATCAAACAGGGCATGATGAATGACGAAGTTCGAGCAGAAGACTCAGTTGTTCGCCGTTGCTTATTGTATCCTGAAGCAAAACAAGAATTCCTAACAACAGCCCCAGCAGGTTTTATCTCTACACTAAAAGAACAAATCATGTATCGTTCTGGATTTGTTCCACTGCAACAGGCTTATTCTCAAATTAAGATTCTATAATGAGCGCACTAGGTTTGAAGACGGGGACTATTGTAATCCCCTTTAATAGCACCCCTATTCAAATCGAGGGGCGTGTATATAAAAATCTATCAGTTCTAGCAAGACTAATGTCCATGACAGAGCTAGATAGGGCTATGCGAATTAATTTGGAAGACCCTGCAACCGAAGATGAGCTATACGAAGAAATCTTTAAAACTTGCGTCATTAGTGTTCCAGGTATCCCAGAGGGTGTTGACTACAATAACTCCGCCGCCGGCTTTGTTTCAACTGTTGGCAAAGTAATTTTTATTAAATCCAAGGAGTATGTAGAAGACCCATTCAAAGCATACGATAGAGCAGTAGAATCAGTTCCAATGGTTGAGGCTATGGCCGCTGTAATTTCAAGATTCCTAGGTATTAAATATTACGAAGCAAAAGCGCTTCCAATAAACGACCTATTTGAAATGTATGCAGCTTGCCATGTTGCATTCCCTAACGAGGTAGCCCCTATTGTTAAGCCAGAGGAAGATAAATCAGGTCCACCATCATGATAACTTCTAATATTGGATGGTCCGCTCTAGGAGAGCATCGGGACCGAAAAGAAGAAGCCTCTGCACATCGTAGAATATTGATGGATGCAGAGACATTTGAAGAAAACCAGTCCGAAGAAGAAGCTAAAGGAATTATTGGTTCTGTAGTAAAATATGGACTAACCCTTGAAGCTCTTGTCCTTGCTAACCGGGCACTTAAAAACAAAGATGTACAACAGAAGGTTGAGCGTTATACAAATCTTAGTTATCTTGCCGACTCTATTAAGGGCAATAAACAAGACGCTCTAAAAATCTTCGGAGGCGGGAAAGTTACCTTAGCAAACTTGTCTATGAACGTGGCAAGGGCGTTCGAGGAGCTTTCCCCTTTTTCTATTTTGAGAACGTTTAATACGTCTCATATCTTAACTCCGTTTGCAACAGCGGAATCTGAATTTGATTTCTCTCCCGACCTACTAAAAGCACAAAAACGTTACTTCAGCCACCTAGCCTCAAAATACGGTGAGCGCCAATTAACAGACGCAGACTTTAATCTGGGCCTAAAGTATTCAAAAGGACAGCTGCTAGATAATTCTGGCGAGGTTGTAATTAAGAATGCGAGACTGACACTCACAGAATTTGCAGGTACAGAACCGGGGCACTCTGCAACCTCAAGCTACAATAAAATACTAAGACGACATGTAGCAGTAGGAGAAGGTGCAAACTTTCTAACCAGAAGAGAAGTTGGAGATCTAGCAAAAGCTGTGCCAGCAGAGGTTCCGTTTACCATCATTGCTGCCAATAAGGATGCAAGCATAGGTAAAGAGTGGATGAAGTCTGTTGTCGGGCAGTCTGTTGCTCAGGGTTTCAATATGGTCAATGAGCCGTTAGGATTCTTGGAAGAGACCGGCGGCACCATAATTAATCAGGATTCAACCCTGTTTAAACTCATCCGAAAATACGGGCGAATCAATCCAAATGCTACATCAGAATCTACAATAAAAGAACTGGCAACAGGATATGCAAAACACGGCACAATGAAACTGGCAGCATTGGCAGCCGGTTACTATGCGCTAGATAACGCGTCTAAAGTTATAGGCACTGATGATTCCGGTTATGGCAAAGGCATAGCAGAGGGACTATCCACAACATTCTTAGGTGCTAAACTTCTTTATGCTGAAACTGTATCAGATAGATTTGAAGAGTACCGTCAAGAGCAAGAATATGTAGCGCCAGGTTCTACTTCGCTTCTTAAACTTGCAGGCTTCCCTTTGGCCGGCGCAATGTTTGGCGGCACAATAGCATACGGAAGAAGAACACTTCCTGCTGTATTGGCAAATGACGGTTATATCAAATCAACAAGAGAAGCAGCAAAAGAAAGCTTCATCTTCGGACGTTCAGTAGCAACATTAGCATCAGGAACAGTGGTAGAGGATGCCGTCTCAGTAGGTACAAGGGCAAGAAGATTTGCAACACGAGGTGCCGCAATAGGTGCACTGTTTGCATTGCCATTCCTTCCCGGCGCTCTGGTTGGCGAAAGTAGCGACGACGTAAGGGCTGAGTATCTAGAAGGCAAAGATGTAGCTATCCGTAAAAACAGAGGCTGGTTCTCATCCTCTACGCCAATCGAAGGTGAAGGTATCAAATACTACACCAAGAACTGGTACCAACGCTTAATGGCCGGTAATAAGGATAAAGTTCTCTACGGCGACAACGATACCAAAGAGGATTTAAATCCATTCCTAAGTCCATTAGACTACCTAAGAAATCCATACCAATTTGAACAGATGCACCAAGACGATATGCCATATCCTGTATGGGGCATGGACGTATCTATGGGCGGCTGGGTAGGTCGTGGATTCCAGATGGCTTTTGGTGATGCCATTAAGCCGGATTTAATCAATCCAAGGATGGAGGCGTTGACCCAAGAACTGGGCGGCGCGGAAGGTGGGGAACCTTCTATCATTCCTTCCTTATCCATCACTCAAAACATCTCAAACAAACAAATGTCTCTTATTGGAGAAGGCAAGAGTACATATGGAGAGTTAGCTAAATACGACCCTAATACAGAGTCTGCTAACTACATTGTTTCTTCCGGTCTAGGCTTTATCGGCCTTAAAGGTTGGGCCGCATCAGGTGTCCTAAAAGATTTTGGTCTAGGCATTCCAGAGTTACAAACCCAATACGCAAGGTCTGGTGAGGCAACCAATATCGCCAGAGAGTTCGAAGCTCAAAACCTCGGCGGTATGGGCGGCGCAGCTGACGTTATCCGACGCATCATTCCAATGTCAGCAGACGTAACAGGCGAGCGGTTTAACCCTCTTAAAAACACGGCTGCTCCTGACTGGCTTCCAAGTCAAGGATATTTCAACGACTTCTCAAGAGGCGCATTCTGGGATAAGGTAGAAAACGGATATGATAGACTTCCAGGCAAAGGATATGAAACCTGGAATCCAGAATTGTCTGGAATCGATCCCAATGACTACCCCGATATCAATAAATTCGAAATCCTCTCAGATGTAGCATTCGGCAGTAACGAATACTACAAAATGTATGAGAAAATGGAAGATATGTATCGAAGAAAGGTTGCAGGCGAAGAGACAGAGATGTCTGACGAAGATGCAGCCAAGTTCGAAGATATCTACATCCAGTCTCAAGAACGCTCAAGGAAGAAGCGGTTCTTTGAGTACAAAACAGACGCAGACATGGAAGGCATTTCGATGTGGGGCAGATTGCTTGGCTCCATGTGGGAAAGCACTACACACAATGCAGAACTATCAACCGAGCGACTAACATTCTTCCGGCCGGCGGGCAAGTTGTTACACCAAAGAACGGCAATAGAAGACTATGTAAAAACACAATTATCAGAAGGCGACACAGCACTCTGGGATAAACCATACAAACACTTCATACGGCCATTCGTAGAAGATTCGTACAAATACATAGACTCAGAACATGTTCCAGAATACATCCAAGAGCGAAGAAACGTAGACAACTACTTCGACGCATTGGAATATTACAAACAGATGCAGATATATCGCAAGTCTGCAGGTGTAAACGACTACCAGGCTACGTTAGCTAAACAGAAAGCAGGACGAACTGTATACGGCGCAGTAGCATCAGGACTAGACTCAAGACAAGACGTAGAATCTGCCTACGGTGCATTATCAGATAATGAACGCGCATACTTCTCTTCTTTCGTTAATGCAAACGAATCTGACCGCGGTAAGATATCAAGAATTGTTGACGATAACAATACCGCAGATATGTACCGTATGTTATGGGCAAGAAAAGATGCAATTGACAACGGAGATGACGTTGGTGCCCTGATTCAGCAAGAAGAGCAAGACTTAATCGATGATAACCGATCAGCTTATCAAGCCTATCAAAATAGCGGAGATAAGGATATCGGTATCTCATTCAGAGAATACGTCCAAGAGCTTCGAGCTGCATCATTAATCGAAGAGGCTACCGGCATTCCTACTGCTGACTTCGCAGGCTGGGACCCAAGAATCGAAATCAAAGACGTTAAACTTAGAGCACTCCAGCTATCTAAGGAAGACGTCAGAGAATACGGATTCTGGAAGTCAGACGAAGAAGATTTAGCTAGACAAGCTTATCTTTTAAACGAAGACCAAGTTACAACACAGTTAGGCTCTATTAAAGAGACAAGGGCCAGACGAGAGTTCCAAAAATCATTACTAATCAAAGACCAGTTAATGAAGCAGGGTATCTTCGCAAAAGATATACGCTTCTCTAATACCGGTTTCGGCGATCAAGATATAAACATAGGTTAATATATGGCAATGAACAATCTAGTGCTCGGCGGTGCTGCCGTCGGCTATATGACAGGTGACCCAATTGACAGTCCGATTTCATCCATCGCTGGCATTGGATTGGGAGCTTTAGTCGGTTCTTCAATCGAAATTGTAAAATCAAATAGGGCCGAAAGAACACCACGGGGCGCCGCAGACATCGCAGTAGACCCGTATAAGTTAAACAGCAAAGCTAACCGTGCCTTTACAGAAGAGCAATACGCAGAAGAGATTCAGCGTCAAGCTAAACGATACGATGCAATGACTAGATACTCTGGTCGCAGAAGTATCAGAGAAGCAACCGCCCAGGCTCAGAAAAACAAAGGCATCCTAACTGACACAATGAGAGAGGAGGCGCTTCATCGTGCAAATACCTCTATTGGAAAATGGGAAGATGCTGTTCTCAAAAACTTCAACGCCCTATCGGGTTCTGACCTAGCAGAAACACTTGGTCAAAGCGGCGCAATGAAGTTTATCAGAGGCGGATATACAGCAGAAGAAATATCCGAACTTGTCAATCAGGGCAAGATAAACGACGACCATTTCCGAACCCTAAGACGAGCCTCATCAAGAGAAATGATCTCATCTAAAACAGAGGCCGGGGCAGTTGATTTCTCATCTAACCTCAGAACCGTAGATATGAGCTGGGTTAAGAATAAAGAGATTCAAAATCGCGGCTCCTTGTCCATAGATAGGACAGCCAGCATAGAAGAGAAGATGAATGCACTCAAGGGCTACCTAAGCGGCACTCTTGGTCATGACAACGCCTTCGCAGAAAGATTTGCACATAACATTGCAAACTTTTATCCTGGTTCTGCTATTGATATTTCTGACTCTAATATCTCAATCAAGATGCCAAACGGGGAAGAGATCAAAGATCTTATCCCAGAAAAAAGAAACGGCATCTTGTCCTACCTTAAAAATGGCAATGCCTACGAGTCTAAGCTATATCAGCCGTTTGCAGATTCAATCGGGGCTACATTAGGCGGCCTTGAATTTGCGTCACTATCTTCAGACGGAAAGAGCGTTGTAATCAACTCTTTGGTCGGAGAGAATGCAGTAATTGACGGCTTTACAAATCTTGAGGTTGCGGGATTTAGAGCTCATGTAGAGGGCACTCCATATGGCAAAGCCTTAGAAGAAATGCAGAGCCTTGGAGCATATGTCGGCCCAGATGACGGCAAGAACGTAGTCAGAGCGCCATCTCTTGATACGAAACTTCAATTCAGTCCTTCTGACACTGGCAAAATTGTAAGGATGAAGGACGCCAGTACGCTAGAAGACTCAAGACGAATCATGGAAACAATTAACAACGCCATGATTTCTCAAACCGGACTGTCAACAATTCCCTCTAACCTTCGTCAAAGAACATATGCAGTATCAAGCGCCTATCAAGCTGCACAAGCTGTTGCTGGTATTGCTCCACACCCAGAACGTTCAACAGGTACGCTATCAAGAGGTACTGTAATCGATCTGGCAAATACGACACATGAAGAAACTCGTCGTATTGCAGAGGCTTCACAAAAACTGGTAGAACAAGGGTTTGGCCATAACTTTAGCGGTGCTATTCTCGCCCCTATTGCCGGACATGACAGTAGCTTTAATCATACTATTGGCAGTGCTGTAATGAACATGGTTCTAGAAGACGGTAAGACTGAACAGATGCTAAAAGGTATCCATATTAACGCTGCCGGTACTGTCAGACTTGGAGAAGGAAGTTTCACTGGTACAGATGCCCAAATCGCCAAAATGGCAGAGCTTCAAAATGGCAATAGTGTCACCTATAAGGGCGGAGAAAGTATTGGCTTCTTCGGGGGCAAAGAATATTTTGCACCTAAAACAGTAGACTCATTTACTGCCCAAAGAATTGAGAATACAAAAGACGGATTCAAACTTATAGGCAAGAACAACGTCGTTACGGAGACAGATTCAAACTCTGGTATCAAGATTTTTAACGACGTAAAATCAACCTCTACCTACAGAACAAAGAGAGACTTTGCATTAAAAGAGATAATCGACCGTTTTGAAAAAGAAGGGTCAATCTCTATGGAATCCGGCGCGATCGTTGTTTCTCCCAAAAATACTCACAATATAGAGAGACTTTCTAATCTTCAAAAGGTTATGCCAGAAGGCAGAACAAGATTCTCTCCAAAAGAGTTCCGCCATATCATTCAAAAATATGCAGAACAAAATGAGGCAGAATATGATGCCGCAATGATTAAGGTTAATAAGACCTATAAGGATATCAACGTTCGCTCAGAAGACTTCAAAACTGGTTATACTCTTCAAGAGCTAGAGGTTAGCAATTACAGGGATAAAAACCAGGTTGCTCGCGCTAAAAACGTTATAGCAGAAGTTTTAACCAATAGCGGCATAGATGTAACCGGCAATCTTCCAGATAATACTCCATTGGCACTAAAAGACATTCAAGGTTCATTTGCCAAACTGTCAGAGCAGGGATTAGGGACAACCGAAACCGGCAAAGAAATCAGGAATGCTAGAGCAAGTCTGTTTGCAGCCAAAGCAATTGAAGATTCCAAGTTCTCAAATGTAGCCCTGGGCACTATGCTTGGCAACTTATCACAGGCTCATAATAAAGCCATGGCAAGAGGCAAAGCGTCTGTATTCAATGTTGCATTGGGAGATGGCACATCTCAGGCCATTAATATTGGCAAGGGTCACGATATATCAGATGCTATGGCAGAATTCGTCAAAGCAACGAGTAAACGTCAAAACCTTTATGCGTCTGGTGCTATTAACTATGACCAAATGTATGGTGCAGTTAAGGGCGACTATATGGCTCTTGAATCTATCGGCGCTCATATGGGCTTATACAATCTAGCAGGTATTCGTCCTGGTACCGCTGCATTGACCGGTGAATCAAATAAAGGTCAAAAGATGTCCTGGTTGGCCGCAGATAGGCTGGAGCATCTAACAAGTTCTCCCACTTTAAAAGATGGGCTAACAACCTTAAATATGGATGCCGTCTATGAGGTTAAAGCAAGGGCACTTGAATTGGAGCATGGCAATTCTTTTGGAGATGTGTTCGATGCAGATAGCAAAGAACGCAACATTCAAATAGGCGACCTGTTCCACAAGGATGAGGCTAAACGGCTAAGAGCATTCGAGCCGGGCGGCTCTCTAGAGCATGTCAAGCTAAACGACAATATCCTAAACATTGAACTTCCAGTTCCAAAAGGAATGGCCAAAGAGTTCGGCAAACAAAGATCATTGTCTATCCCAATCTTAGACAGCAATATGAGCGGATATGCAGAGCTTCCAAATGGCAAAGATGCTACAAAAGAGGCAACAAAAATTAGAAGAAATCTTCTAACCGCAATGTCCGACTATATGTCTTCTAAAGAGATTGGCGGAGTGACGGAAGAGTTTGCTGCAACTGCATATATGAACGCATTTAAAGCGTATAAGCAATTCCGAAGGGACACAGGAAGCGCGGTTAAAAAGGCTGTCGCCGGCCGAAATTACAAAAACGCATCCTACTCCACTGTTCAGCCGTTAAACGAAGTCCAACAAGCTGTATTCGATGAAGGTATGAACAAGGATAGAATTCGAACCTTTATCACAGAGGATGTAGCAGAAAGCTACGGCCTAGATAAGAAGCGTTTCGAGTATCAGGAAATTGGCGATAGCGGAATGTTTAGGGTTATAGATAAGGAATCTAGACTACCTGTTCAGTCGTTGTTTACTCGTGAACCTGCAACTGGTCCAAACTCTGTCCTTAGCACAGAGCTTATCGTAGACTCAAACATGGGTAGCGGACACGCTGTCGGTATGGATGCTACCCTTATGAAATACAACTCAGGGGACTTCGACGACGATAAAGCAATTATGGCTTTGGCTGATACGAAATCAAAAGACTTCTCTAAGAACAATAGAGAGCTTATCCAGATTATGAAGAATCAGTCCGAGATGATTAAAAGCCACAGGGCTGCAATTGTAAAACTTACTCCAAAGCTGAATGAGGGCAATAAAAAATACGCCGGCATTACTGGTGTTGGAGATGCGACCAAGAAGCTTATAGAAAATATCATGTCTGGTAAAGAGCGTGATATTGAGGCTCCACGAGTTACCGCATTCCACCAGTTGGTCGAAGGCGCATTAAAACGCTCCAAAGAAGAGGAGGTAAGCCTGCTTCATAGGACCTCTATGGATGCCAAGGCAAAACAGGAGGCCCTAGAAGAAATTAGGGCTAGGTATTACATTGCAAACCAATCTGCATATCTGATGCAAGAGAACACTCTTAAATCCGTTCGTATGGCAAATAAGGGCGGAGTAGAGGGAAATCTCATGGAGCAGATTGAGCAGTTTATGGCTGAGAATCGTGGTAAACGGGCAGACTATACCAAACTTGGCGATACCATTGGTGGCTTCTTAGAGTCTCTGTATCAGCACTCAGATGATGATGTTGGCAAAACTATTCAGTCTTCAATCAACACAATCAGAAAATCAGTCGGCAAATACGGCAAAGAGGTCTTAAATGACACTGAAGCTATGGTCGGCAGTGAATGGAGCAAAGCAGACGCGCTCTCTGCTGCTACAAGAAGGGCTGCAGATAATAGTCCAGCAATCACTGAATCCTTGCCAATTCCGTCAAATTCTAGTACCATTAACAAAATAGAAGACGGCGCTTATAGTGTATTGGAGACACTAAAACACAATAAGAATAAATTGATTCTTGGTGCGGCGGGCTTGGCGGGACTGGCTATGATTAGCAGGTCAGAAACTCCAAATCCAAGCTCACCGATGTATAACTCCCCAGTAGCTAGAACCAATCCCGTGTTGGAAGGCAGAAGTTCAGAAACAAGCTACATTAAAGACTATGGCAATGACCCTAACTCAGTTACTATCAATGGTCAGGTTATCAATGGGTTCTCAGATGCAAGAATCAAGCAAGGATTAAGAGGACTGATTCAGGGCGACACTAACCAACGGTCCACAGTAACATTTGATAATAGAACTTACTAAGAGAAGAATATGGCAAGATTTACTTTTTCTATCAACGGAATGCTAGATTTAGAACCGATCTCATTCGACAAGGTTGATAAATTTTATACAACCCAACACGAATTTCTACGAGACACCTCGGTTCTGACTTCTAAATCCAGATATAGCGAGATGCTTCATCTTGCCACATTCGCATTTAATGTAGCCGACCCTAAAGACGTAGAGAAGCTACAAACGCTTATCGCTATCTGTAATGCCTTCCCTTACATTTTTATCCGGTCAGACTCTATTGTCGAAAACCATTTAATGCCTCTAAATCTGGCAATCGGCTCTGGGTATTACATGTATGCACTACATGAATTCCAGGCCGAGATGTCGTCAACAGACGCAGACCAGGGTATCGTTACGGTTTCTCTAAGATTGCAAATGGTCAACTGGAAACCGCTGGCTAAAAGTATTAAATTCATTTCTATTGAAGAGGCTTCTCAGGTTAAAACAAAAGCCGGGAAGCTTCGCAATATTTCCGAATACAATGGAGCAGATGGAGATCAAGTTGTTTCGTCTGGCAACTATGTGAAATATGTTGACAACCCAGACGAATCAAACATTCTTAGCCTTATGGTTGAGAAATATATGAGTGATGATATTGAGGCTATTTTAAACTCCGGCCTATCTCGTTCATTTGAATTTAACCTTGGTTGGCCTTTGGTCATGACTGACCTTCAGTTCGAGGATCGTACTAAATCCGACTTCTGCTGGAATCAGGTAAGACAGTTCAGAACCCTGAAGACAATTGACCTACAAGGCACATTAGCCCTAGACAATAAAAAGACCTCACAAGCAAACATCTCCGAGGTTACATCAGAGAATGTAGAACGTTATGATGAAACCGGTAGAATCTGGGTCGGATATGTAAGAGAGCGACTTGCTGGCACTAATGTCAAAGACGGCGATGTTGCTTTACAGTCAATTACGGTTCGACGCAGAAACAGATTTGCCAATCAAACTGTCCAGGGTTTTGTTTACCCATACGCCCAGTATCTTGGACGTTCTCCATCTGAAATCCTAATCACAACAGCAGTAAATCATACCAAAGGTATGGCATCTACAACCGCAATGCAGGCAGTTAAGAAAGCAGACGAAATGACAAACTATGTCAGAGTCTCAACGCCGGCGCTAAAAGGTTTAGATGTTCTCGCTATTGAAAACCCTCTAGTAAATGGTCTAGGTATTAAATACGCAATCCTAGATTCATCTCATGCTACCACTTCTGGTTCTTTAAATAATCTCCTAATTAATAATTTTACCTTTATCGAATCCGACTCCTACGGGGCTATCGAATCTAGTCGATATGTTTTGGCCTCATCAACGGAAGGCTGGAACGATTCTGCAAACAAAGCTCGACGTATCCTTGCTGTACTTTCAATGTTCCTCATCTT